GCTTTATGGTCCCTCTTGCTTTCTGGAGGTTTGAATATTTCCAAATCAGCACCGGGAGATGCTACGGTAACAAGGTCAGTGCCACGTCTTCCTGTTTTCTTGAGTAAATTAAATCCATATTCGGAATAGGTAAGGATACGGTCGGCCTGACGATATGAATCCAACCACAATTCTCTTTGCGGTTCACCATCGATAGTCGGCATCCATATGAACTTGAAATTATGGCGCAATGGAGATCGCAACACAAATTCATCCATCCACCAATCGCGGATTCCACAAACAATATCTGGTTTGAAGTCTAAACATACATCGTTAAATCTCCCTTCTCCAAATTGATGAGTTGGATTTACGCGTGGATCATAAATGGCCATTGCGGCAGCATTGCTTTTAGCAGGAGCAACTGGATAGAATTTCCACGGTACTTGTTTACATCGCGGATCATCATCGTGGCCATAAGAACCAAGTTCTGCAATCTCGAACTCACCGGTCTTATGCAGTCTTTTTAGAACTTCGTGCCAGTACGTGCTAAACCCGGTCGCCAGAAAAGACGCTTCTCCGATAAACAATATTCTTCTTTTATCCACAAACATGTCTCCATGTTTTTTTATTACGAATTTTGTAAATTGTGGTAATATGGACTTTAAACAATGCTGCTACTATTCTTATTTTAACGTTATCTATAAGTAATTCTTTGATTTTTTTAATGTCTATTGAACTTAATTTAGAATTACCATTATTAGAACCAAAATTGATTGGAGGTGGAACAAATGTTCCGTGTTTTTTTCTGTCTGCCATGTTGTTTTTGTGGGTATCATATCTCAAATTGGATATGTTGTTGTTTCCAGGATTACCATCGTTATGACAACATTCCATATCTGCGGGACATGGTCCAACAAAAGCTTGCATCATCAATTTCGCTATATTGTGATGTTTTTCGTTACCATTCATAGATAGACCAAAAAATATATGTCCACTTTTTTGTTTCATTTGCTTCAATACTTTACCACTCGTGGTTTTCCTTGGCAAGCTCTTGATCCTACCATAATTAGACACCAGATACAGTCCTTCATACCCCACAACATCTCTCCAAGATTCTCCCTTAACTGGTTTCTGGACCATAACCACTCCTAGTCAATTTGTGTCGGATATTTTTGAATTGTAGCCATCTTTGTCTCCGAGTTAATCTTAGGCTATCTATATCACTATCGAATTGTGCTTGCAAAAGAGTTTTATCTTCTTCTGTTAGGTGGCTAGACGACAAAAGGTCATCCATTAACGAAAACGGTTCGGTTGGATTCGCTGGTTCGTCAAATAACCTATGCCAAGATTCAGTATTGATCAACGATTTTAAATCAGCTAGTGCCATTGCGCTTATCTTCAACTCACGACATATTTCATTTTCTGTCTTGCTAGCCGCTAAGAGTAATTCTGTGCTATGAGCTTTTCTTTTAACTCTTCCTGTCGCAGACGCTGCACCAGTCGCATCTAAGGCTGCTTTTCTCATCGCACGAGCAATCGCAATAATGGCATATCCCCTAAAATCTCGTTGTTTACGTCTGTTACCGCTAATCTCGGCCAATTTTAGATGTCCAGCCTGGATATAATCTTCTTCATCTGCGCAATTATTCGAATAAAGAATATCTATTTTCCGTGCTAAAAGAACAATGAACTCATCTAAAGACAGCTTACGTTTCATTCATAACATCCCCTCCCTCAAAATGGAATGTCACTGTCGTCATTAACTGGTGATTCCGCTGGAGCAGTTGTTGCACCCACCGCTTGTGGCTCGCTATTCTTTTTACCGAGCTTTTCACATAATTGAAAATCACGGGCATTAATTGAATATGCAACTCTCTTTTGGCCATCCTTTTCCCATGTTTCCTGCTTTAAGTAACCAACGACATAAACGGGCTGTCCCTTCTTTACCAGTTCAACCATCCGTTCGGCACGATTACCCCAAACAGTAACCCTTACAAAACATGGCTCTTGTTGCCACTTATCCTCGCCTCTTTTTCTGTAACTTCGATTGAAGGCTAGATTAACGGTACACACCTTCTGATCTTCGCCAACTGTTCTAAGCTCCGAATCTGCCGTAGCCACACCAACACCGAATACACCTAGTTCTGCCATTTCAATTCACCTTTCCCTTTGTTCCCACGGAAACCACACGATGTGGTTACCTTATTATACGTCCAACTCGAATTTTTGTTTCACAAAAATCACATCAATTTTTGAATATCTTTTATTATAAAGCTACCCTTTTGCTTTTGTCCATAAACCAAACAAATCAGATCATCTTTACAAAATGCTTTTAATTTACCAAACGCATCTGGAAACACAACGGCGTGATCTATCGAATATGTAGAATCTGATATAGTTAAAAAACACATTGGCTGACCTGGATTTTTTCCTCTCTTGGTTTTTGTGTGTTTGACGCTATCTATAATTGCACAAACTACAATATCTTCTTTATTAGGTGCTTTGGCTACGTCCAAACACGTATGAGTAGCAAGAGTATCATCTGCATCATCAGCCTGAGAACAAGATAACGCGATACCCAAAAAATGTTTCTCTGCGGTAGCTTTAGCCGTATTCGTGTCACTAAGCGATCCTTCAAGCATCTCCGCTTTGGCTGCAATTATTCTGCGTCTGGCGTCACTAGAACACGGAGGTTTGACCACTACATCCTTATAACCATTCTGCAACATTAGTTCTTCTATTTTTTTCTTAGTGCGACTACCTATGTTTTCAAGCCAAGCTTCTTTCTCTTCTGTGGATGTGTAAACAAATTTTCCATCCCCATCGATTATGCCGTCGAAAGCTGCATCAGCTTGATCTAGATATGCCTTTGCTGCGAACACCAACTCCCCTTTGGTCATTTGTCCAATAGTTTTTGTCTTATCCCCCGGAGGTTGAGCCATCTGTCTTAAAATTTCCTGAGTAGTCATCTCACTCTGTTGTAGATGATCGAAAAAATAGATCCTCTCTTTACTTGTTAATCCTTTGATTTCGACCTTTTTGCCAGTCGAATCACGAACCGCAGTTCCAAGTACTACTTCAAGTTCTCGTACCATTTCGCTGCGTCCCATATTATAGCAATCACAAGCGCCGGATTTAATTAGGGCAATGCCGACATTTCTGTGAAAGCTTGGAACCGCTGCTAAAAAATCTGCCCAAGTTTTGAGACAGGATGGTGTTGCTGTTGCTTCATCTGAAATAGATTCAACAGTCGATGTTTTTGCGGCACAAGATGCACTGCCGCCGTGATTCATCACGGCCTCATCTAGGGGGTCCATTCCTGATGTTTTAAGGCCCGCTGCGACGATTTTCTGGATGGCTGATGCTCCAACACCCCTAACGTGCGCCAGACCAAACGCTATACTTTTTTGTGGTTTTTGAGTCATCCGAAAATGAATATTGCCACGTCGAATGTCTGGAGGCAGAATATCAACCCCAAACAATCTAGAATCCTGTACCAGTTTGTAAATTTCTTCCTTTGGATCGCCTTTATATTGGGAATAGGTCAGATAACTTGCAAAGAACTCGTGTGGAAAGTGGCACTTTAACCATGCAGTTTGATATGCAATCATACCATAACTTACTGCGTGGCTTTTGTTAAATGAGTATCTCTGACATTTTTCAATCCATCCGAATATTTCTTCAGCCACATCCTGGCCGATCTTACCATATTCTATAGCGCCTTTGACAAATTTGCTCTTAACTTTGGCCATGAGTTCCGGCTTTTTCTTACCAATCGCTTTTCTGAGTTCGTCTGCACTTTCAGGACTGAGTCCAGCAATGTCAGTAGCAATACGAATAGCCTGTTCTTGGTAGACAAGGCATCCGAATGTAGGTTCAAGAATTGGTTTCAAAGCCGGATGTAGATATGATTGTTTTTTGCGTCCGAATTTGATGTCCACATAATCTTGCGTCATATTTGATTCAAGTGGTCCTGGACGAAGTAAAGCAGTAAGCGCAGCAAGCTCTTCTAGGCTATCTGGTCTAACCCTTTTGGACCAATCTTGGCCAAGATTCTTCTCAAGCTGAAAGACACCAACCGTATGGCCACTAGCAATTAGCTGCCATACAGCAGGACAATCTAGATGGATATCATTAATACTAAATCTACCCTTTTCGACCTTGCACTTGCATTTTGCGAATGTGATCATATCTTATTATACCTTCAAGTCTATTTATTGTTTCACAAAATCAGAAATTTTTATATACAAAAACTAATGGGTGAAAGATACCGAATTTCTGTTAATAAAAAGATGACAGGAAAAATCGCCTGTTTCTGTAGTCATTAAAAAAAACTCAGACATTCTTTTTATAGCATCGGTTGTTTGTTTTTGTGGATAAATTTTTCCTCCATGAAAAGAAATACAAAGTTGCTTTATTTTGTTTCGTAAACTGAGCTTATTCACAATCTCATCTATTATGCCAAGTTCCGCACCTTCACAGTTACAAAAAAGCACATCTATGCGAGGAATGTTGTTCGCCTTTATGATAGATTCTATGCTGGTTGATTTAACTTTAACTCTTTGTATCAATCTCATATTCGCCCTGGATGATCCTATATCTTGTATGTGTCTTGGGTAAATACTATTAGAACATCCTCCTGGGAATTCAAAAAAATCAATTTCACCATCCCGACCCGTTACTGCTAACTGATGAGTAATAATTTTTAATCCAGATACTGCTTGATTTAGAAGATGATAATTTTCTTCATTCGCCTCATAAACAATAATTTTACTATTGAACTTTTTATAAAGAGCTATTGCGTGAATACCAGTTCTTGATCCAATATCAACAAAAATTGGTTCTGGTGGTAAAATTCCTTTCGAAAAAAACAAATAACGATTACATCTGTCTAGTTGAAGTTGTATTTTAGTATGTTCATTCATTTCGGTATCTTTTTGCCGATTGCTCATGTTTCACTATCGCTTGTTTCGAAAAGTTTTGGAATTACTACAAGCATAAAGTGCTTATTATCAGATAGTGTAACCTGTACATTCGAATATTTATTAAAAGTGTGTATATCAAAAGAGGTGATATGTATTTCACTAATCCCTCCCATATAAGGAACGGTCAGTATTACAGCTTTCGTAGCCGCTTTGTACATCTTAGCCAAAACAGTCATTGGATCGCTAAAATGTTCCATTGTCTCTGCTGAGATAATATAATCATATTTATCAGGAATATTATCCGTAATTATATTGACACAATATGTTTGTATTACAGCTTCGGCACATGCTTTTGTGCTAAAATCTAAACCTTCAATATCCCAACCGCTATAAATATTCATTAGATGTGCTGGTCCAAAGCCGAATCCACTACCAACATCTAGAATTGTTGCCGATATTCTCGGTATCGCAGTAGCGATCATATCGTAAAATTGTAGGCGCTTCTTGGAAGACCATATTTTATGAACATCGGCAATGGAATATCTTTTGTTCCACCAGTCTAGTGTATTGTCGTTTCTTTTGGCCATCATCTATATTTCTAAAGTTTCTCACACGCCCAGCGGTAACACCATCTTGGTGGTTGGAATTCTGTAATTGCGCCGTCTGGAACGTCGTCACTTGTTGTTAATTGGTTGTAAGCAAATCCAGCCCTATTGAGTTCTCGTGCTGACCAAGACGGTGTTTTTCCTGGGTATATTATACCAGTGTTCTGTGTCAGAATGAACAACCCTCCTGTTTTTAGAATTCTTGCTGCCTCAGCAAAAAAACTTCTGATTACTTCGCTGGTGCAATGTTCTATGACTGAAATGCTGAATACTATATCTATTGAACCATCTACTATTGGCATGTTTGTCATTGAAACTTGATGATATGTAAGCCCACTCGTTACTTCCCCAGTTGACCACTCAGCTTGATCGACAGCAGTAACCAATCCAGGTGCTACATCTGCTAGATGATGACAGAGTGGGTGTGTTCCACCACCAGAGGCCGCATCTACCATACGAAGTCCAGGCTTAGCCCACCTCATAGCAAACTCATACTCATACGGACGACTCCACCTAGATTTTATTGGTAGACTATGTTTCCCAACAGAACTAACTGTTTTGTCATTTTTTACGATGTACCGCGACTTTACCATAGCTCAGTTACCCCTTCTTTTGTTCGGACCATTTCCCTTGATTCATATCATCTGGTTTATACTTGGTAATTATCGGCAAACCATCTACCTTGTAATTACCAAATGCGTGCACGATGATGTGCCCATTTCTATTATCCCACCCTGGAGGCAAGATACCAAGATTTAAGTTCTTGGCCATTGTTGTTGCAGGAAACAGTGCTGGCATATCTCGTCCACAACCAAGTAATCTCCAGTAATGCTCCCATGTTTTGAATAGCTTTATGGTATTTTTTGTTTTACGAAAAAAGAAAACACCTTCTTTGTAAATCGTTGCTGGATAATCTTCAGGCTTCATAAACTTGCCGTATAACCATGGCATAGGTAATCTATGTCTATCCCTTTCGATTCGCTCATAGACTGAGAACATTACATCATAGTTCTGTGCTGTTATAAACCCACCTAAAAATTCCGCTGATTGAACAGCAGTATCTGTGTCGCAGAATAATGTAATATCAAATGGAGAGAATAAATCTGGTCGAATTTTGTAATATCGATTTTTATTACGATTGACTTCTACATTTGTAAATGACACATTCGTCAGATCATCCCATTTATCACATCTTTGGTCTTGCGTCAAGTCGGTAATAACTCTAACCTGAATTTTACTATACCTTCTTACCAAAGCTACCGAATGAGCACATTGGTAATCATATTGAGTACCAAGTGCAACATAATACAATCCGATTGTTTCATTAGTCATTTTAATTATCCTTTTGTTTTAAAAAGAATTTTTTCTGTATTCTTTGGCTATCGCCTGAAATATTCCGCCAATATGCGGAGATAGTGATGATAATTGTCTAAAAAGTGGTGTGTCAATAGCTGCTAACACTCCTTCTTTACGACAACGATAACCTTTAGACATTTGTAATCCTTTCATTCCCCGGCACTCTGCTAATGGGATATGTACACCATGGTGATGAGATGTTACCAGCGAAGACCAATAAGCCTTTGACAGATTTAATGGTGGTTTACCAAGATCAGATTCTATGATCATCTTAAGTAAAAGTTGTTCGTTAAATCCGTGTTTTAGAAGATGAATTTGTCTAGCAAGAAGCATTGGTCTGTATTTCTCAATTATTGGTTTCATTACTTCAAACCATTCCTTTGGTTTAATCACATGTATACCAGACATTCGTCGTGGTCCACTTCCTTTTGGACGAATACAATTACTGTATGGAATTTTAAGTTGGTTACAATGAGTTAAATGCTGGTCCATATACGAAGGCGATTCAAAAAGAATTGCCATATCCACATCCCCTATAGACATACAATCATATTGTAAAAATGCGGGCTCAAATATAAGCCATCTAAGACATTTGATCGTATTAGCGTCAGTTGTTGAGTATTCAGGAAAAGCACATTCACGGATTTCAAAGTTGCCAGACAACAAAGAGATCATTGGTTTAATACCATCTGTTATTTCTTCATCTAAAAGAATCAACTTGTGGGCTTCTGGATATGCCCGATTCAAAAAATACAGAAACCATGGTACATATTTCTGATACGGCTTATTTGCCACGGTCATGAAACACATTTTACTTTCATCTGACATCTTAAACTATCGCCTTTCTGAACATTTGGCCCAAAAGAGTTGGGCTATCTAACAATTGTTGACGAGTCATTTTAAGAAATGGACTGTTGTCTTGCTTAAACATCTCGTGAAAAAGCATTACTCCGTATAAGTTTTCGATACAACATCCGCTGATTGACTCTTTTCCACCGAACCTGAAGGCTTCCCAAGACGGAATGGGACTAATCAAACGACAATCAAGATGATGATATCTTTTTCCCTTTACCGCCTCTCTTATTGTTCCAGGTCCAAGTGAACCCCATTTGAATATATGGCCTGGTGGGTGCAAATCAATGGCATACTCAATTACCGAAACGGCTTTGGAAATCACCACACCGCGCTTCGCCGAAAGCAAGAAACCGCATTCGGGTTCTCCATAGCGAAGAGTAGGAGAGGCAGTTGCTACAAGGTCGATTCCATCTTCTAGTAAGTCGAGCATTGGTTGTAGACTTTGGAATAAAATCAGATCACTATCCAACCAAATGCCACCATGTTCTTTGAGAAGTGTGTATCTTAAAAAATTGGATTTGTTGTTGATTTGAGCAATCTGGAAAAAACTTGAAGAGATATTTGGTAGAAATTGTTTTACATTTTTAGTTGTCACCAAATGTATGTCGAAATCATTTTCGCAATGTTTACGAATTGTCTCATGACATAACTGTATATAAGCTGGTGGCTCTGTTTTTCCAGGTGGATTATCCCAATACATAAATATATTAGGTTTCATTACATGTCTCCTTTTTATTCTTGATTTTTCCAACTATTTGTTAAGTCGATCAATCTAGCCATTTATCTCAACACCGAAGGAAGCAACATGTGTCGATAATCGCCAGCATAAATATGTAGATTATTAATACCTGCAATTTTCAATCGTTCTCGCAATTCATTTTCTTGTGGTTTTGCCATAGGAGATTTCCTGACATCAAAATCTATCAACGTAGCTTTCACTTTGTCATATTCTCCCGAATCAAGAAGGTCTGTAACAATACGACACTCACTACCCTCGCAATTGAGTTTCAAAAAAACTTCATCATCTTCAGAAACATAATCTCTGAACCAATCCGACGCCTTGATAAACCTACATCTGGTAATACGTTTCTCTGGGTCACAAGTTGTTTGATAATCAGCATGTACTGTCCCGCCAACTGATCCTTCATTATGTAAATCCATTTCACATGTCTCGAACCACAATCCAGCCTCTACTATTTCTACTTTGTGATTAGATTCAAATTTACTATTGAGAATATCACAACATATCGGAGAAGGTTCGAAACCTACAATATGATCGATTCTAAAACGTGACTGTAATAACAACTCTATTGTTTGTCCGGTGTTGCTTCCAACATCCAAAAATATACGACTCATCTTATTTCCTCCAATCACAATATACAAAACGTGCTAATAAACAATCATTATGAAAATTATGTATTGCGTGATTAATCTATGACATTGATCAATCCTTCTTCTAATACTTCTTCCTCGTCACAACCATTTATTAAATCCTGAGCTTTCCACATTTTATCTAATGCTACAACTCCAAGAAAATCAAACTTGACAGCACCCATGTCTTCAGCGTTATACATCTCCAGGCCAACAACACGATCTTTATTCTTGGCATCATAAACCAATGGCACAAGTTCTTCAATTGGTCTATCTGCAATTACTACACCAGCAGCGTGTTTTGATTGGGATTTTTTGGTTCCTTCGATTCTCATGGCTTGGTCGAATAATGGTTTGTACCATTCATAAGCAGTTTGAACCTGTTCTACATGATGTATCGCCCATTGTAGAATCCCATAATCATCACCTTGTTCTTCTCTAGCCTGCCTCAATTCGTCGGCTATTGTTGCTTCATCTGGAATATGTTTTGTGATATCATTACATAGATCATGTGGACTCATGCAAATATCATTCGCGTCCTTACCTTCTTTAAGAGCTTTCACCTTCATCAAATGCTTAACAGTATCTGGGTGAGCACGAAACACTTCTTTGAGTGCTGCTTTACCCTGAAGTCTACCAAAGGTAATCATTTGAGCAACGTATTCTTCGCCCCATCGCTCCTTTAAGTATACAATTACTTGGCTACGAAAAACTACACCAATATCCGTGTCGATATCTGGCAAACTAATATGACCATTGTGTATCTTGACACGCTTCTCTTCGTCGAATTCAGGGGATACTATAGTAATGCCTAGCCCAAACGCCAAATGAGAATTGGATGGATTATTCGCTGGTTTAAGCTTAATCATATCCCACAGATACATCCACATTCTAGGATTCTTCTCGTCAATCCATTCCACTTCGGTTCTCATGCTCGATGTGAATTCAACGTTGTATTGCTTTATTCGTCTTGCTAATTGTTGTGCCACCATCTTACGTTCTTCATCAACATCTCTTGTGTGTAGCAGTTCAAAGTTGTCAGACATCCATGACATAAAGTCAATTTGCCCGACATCAAAGTGGGGAGGGATGTTACGACTCATGTTATAGAATCTCTCAAAGTATAGACCATATTCGATGGGGTCTATACCAGTAATTCCGGTGAGATAGTTTATCAGTGATCCAGCACCAGAACCGCGCCCCTTGCCCCTCGGTCCGTTGTTTTTATCAACGAATTTACATGCATCCCAAACGATCAGAAAATAATCCGCTAATTTAGCTTCGCGGATAACAACAAGTTCTCTCTGCAATCTCTTCCAGTAGATTTTCTTTCGGGATGGGTCGAGGTGAATTAATTTCTTTTTGGCACCTTCTATACATAGATAACTTAGATAACCATCTGAATCGAGTCCGAGTTTCTTTGATTCGTCATTGGTAAAAACAGGAAGATATGGATCATGACCTAACGATGAATATTGTATTTGGTTTGCGATGTCTAATGTTGTTTGAAGTTCTGCTTCTGTGAATTTTTGACGCATTTCTTCATAAGAAGGAATGTGATAATTGTCCGAGACAAAAAAGTCCATAACATCCTGGCCACTAGCAATTCTGTATTCCTGGGCTTCTTTAGTTGTGTGCAGTTGGGCATAAAGCAATAGTCGCTGATCTTCTGCATCTTCTTTTCTCGCATAATGAGAATCAATGGTGGCTACAGTTGGAATTCCGGTATCTTTACTTAGTTCCCTCAAGCATTCCACAACAACAGTCTGGATATCCATTCCTTCATCTTGCAATTCTAGATAATAGTTACCTTTCCCGAATGTTGCCACATGCTTATGAATAATTGCTTTGCCAACATCTTTCCAATTTGGCTTCAGATGCTGCCTCACAGCTTTCACATGAGTTCCATGCTGACTCGCTATAGCCGCTTCCTTAAAATCAGTAAATAAAGACATTGGTAGTTCGCCACCAATACAAGCGGTTAAAAATATAAGATTGCCACGTTTTGCGAATGGTGCAATACCCGCCAGATGAATGCGAGGCTTACGATAAAAATGGTGAGGTTGATTAGATTCGCTAACCAAAGCCATTAAGTCCTTGATGCCTTGATCATTTTTTGCCAACACTATGAGGTGATGCCGTCGATTGTTGTCATTATTTTTAATAGTTGGATCTTGTTCACATATGTACATCTCACATCCTATAATCGGCTTAATCTTTTTCTTCTTGGCTGCGTCATAGAACACCTTCATACCGGCAATCGAACCGTGGTCTGTAATTGCGCAGGCTGGTAATCCCAACTCTACGCATCTATCTATGATATCCTTGGGCGAACAAAGCCCGTCAAGAAGGCTATAGAAACTATGCGCGTGCAACGGAATATACGTTTTTTTACTCATCTTGCTTCTCCGATTTTCCTATCGCCAATTGATCCTTACAACTAAGTTTGGCGTATTGATCTATAACATATTGACCACCCATTGTATGTAAATCACTCCATACTCTGCAACACACGTCGTTCTTATTAAAATTGCACATGCGACATTGCCATTGACGATTTCTAAGAATCAATGTATCATGACTAATCGTTATGAAAAAACGATATAAAGCAGCTATAGTCATTGCTAAATCATCTTGAGATAAAGCTATTGTAATTGGACCACCCTCATTTGTATAGTAAAACGTAATAAGTATGTTTTTATATTCGGGGTATAAAAAATATGCTGCCAAATGATAAAGCCTTGGTTGTATTTCTCTCATCAATGCGGCCTCATCTATGGGCTGTTGTGTGTAGTAGTCTTTGCGACTTCCTGTTTTCCAATCAATGATCTCAATTGTTCCGTCATCTATTTCATTCACTAAGTCGATGAAACCACGTACGGCGAATTGATGTTCGTTGCCATCTTTGTCAAGACACTTCCACTCATCCCCCGGAATTTCCAAAGCAAACCATCGTTCAGAATCGACGACCTTATTGTTATATGGATTGGCGTAAGAATCAGCTAATACTACTTCCATGGCAATTCGGCATTTTTTGAAGTCTGCTGCTTCTTTGAATCCACCAGTTTCCTTGTCTATGCGAGTGGTCACGCGACGAAGTCCGAACTCGGGAGATTTGATAGTAAATTCATCCCAAGCACGATCCAACAACCACATCGGGTCTACGTTTGTCTTACCGCGTTTCCGCAATTTTGCCATCCAATCAAAGGCTTGGTGAACGATACTCCCCTGAAGAGCAGCTTTTCCAGCTTTAGATTCCATGCCCAAGATGTAGTGTAGAAAATATGAAAATGAACAATGATTATATCGTCCGATTGCGCTGGCACTACATTTAACCACCCTCATTTTTGCTCATCCTATCTCTATAGGCATACCACTCTTTTATGCGAGGAGTTATATCGTCTAATTCGTTCCTTCCACATTCTTGAAAATGCATGATAGAATTAGCATTAAATACTACTGCTGCTAAATGATCCTCGTCTATTTCTCCTCGTTCAAATGCTGCAATATGTCTTTTCATACTTGCCACGAAACGACTATAGGGCATTCCCTTAGCCCAATTCCATTCATCATACTTCTTAGCGCCACTACCATAATGTAAGGCTACTCGCTTCTCCGCTAGTGGTGGAATAAGATCAAACCTAGGTTTTCCATCATCGGTGTCGCGGACTGCACCACCCGCAAATTCTTCTCTATTGCCAGAATCTTTAATTTCAAAATTTGGATTTTTCATCTACATTCTCCGTCACATAGTCATCCGAAAGCATTTTCGCTCTAGATGCTCGTTCCAAAACAGGACCAATTTTCTCTGCGATATCACCTGGAAGCATATCTCCGATATCTTTCACAGTATCGGGTGTTACGCAAAATACTCTAAAGTAATGGGTCAAATCTCGCTCTAGTCTTTGCATGGCTTTCTTACCAGATTCATCGTTATCGAATGTACATATAACCGTTAATGCTCCAGCATTTTGTAACATCAACCGTTGCTGACGAGACAGATTCAATCCCAACAGGGCTACGCTATTACGTATCCCCGCTGCTTCATATGCCCATGCATCACCAGGCCCTTCACACAAAATAACTGTACCAGTTTTGCTAATAAAAGGCTTGGCGTACCAAATATTATAAAGACATAATTCTCCACGAAAGTCTTTGGAATGTTTCCATTTTGTATATACTCCACCATATTCGGGATCAGGACATGATGGTCGTTCTGGATGATGATGCATGCCGCATTTAGAACATTTGTCATAAATACTTCTACCAGACCATCCAACAATATATCTTCCCGTTATATCCAAAATGGGAAAAAATGCACGCTTGTACATTTGTTTACCTTTAGTGTTGCAAAATGATATATGATACTTAGCAATAATTTCTGGCGAAATACCTCGGTTGGGATAATAAACTTGATCTGATTTTAGATTTGAAACTGTTTCATATAATGGTATTCCTTGTCTCTGTGTGGCAGATTGTTTCTTTCTGTGTTGTTTAATAATCTTGGCTATTTCAACGTCCTGAGCCGTAGTATCACCGACGTTACATTTTTCTAATCCCAATGCTTGAGCTACGAAATTAACAGCTTGTTGAAAGCTCCATTCTTTTTCTGTCTTGCGACTCATGGTTCCGCGAACCAGACCAAATACACTGTTGGATGGACCAGTGATAGTATCACGATGACACCCTCTCGTTTTACACTGCCAGTGATTAGAGCGGATAGCCCAAAACATAGCTCTCTGATTATCCCCTTCGTGAACAGGACAGGCTGCTTGTATATAATCATGTCTCTCGGTGTAATCGCAACCAATAGCATCGAACACTTCAGCAATACGCTCGCAAGCACGATCCTGAATAAAGGTGATATCCTGAGAACTAAACCTTCTCATTGGCTTGATTCTCCAGAGCAGATTGTGCCGCCACAGAAAACGGTTTGCCTTCTGTGAATTTGCCTACCTCTAGGTTACTTATCACGTTAATATATTCGCCACTTTCCATACCAGCGCCAAATCGTGTGTCTGTCACTACCAATTTCTTGGTACCGTTTGATGGCTTATCTTCGTTGAGTTCGGTCTGAATCTTTTTCTTGAGAATAGTAAAGCTGCTACACAACCACACAATCCTATCTGATCCAGAAATTACTTCTGCCCCTTCTTTATCAACGCCATCTCTATTCAATTGAACAGTTGCCAGTACTGGTAGTTTGAACTTGACAGCAAAATTGTGTAATGCCGTAATCAGAAAACCAAGTAATTGGAATTCTTGTAGATTATTTTTGAATCCACCATCGTCCATCAGTTTCAAATAATCATAGATAATTAGACATGGCTTTGCTGCGCCGCTATTTGTAAATCCGACTGTCTTTGATAGCCATCGTCTTGCAATCGACATGATAGAATGCGGTGCTAAACCTGCTACTGAAAAATGATCAATAGGTAGACCTTCAATATGTTTTTGACAACCCCATAGAGCTTCTGATTCTTGCTGATTATGCTTAAATTGGCCAGTCTCAACATGATTCAGGTCTACGCCAGACACCAAAGATGATAGCCGGTGCAACTGGATATCACTCGTAAGTTCTGTGTCGAGATACAACACGGGTATTCCATTCTCAGCCATATTTCTTGCTATGTTGATACAAATGAAGCTCTTGCCAATCTTGGGTCTTGCGCCTATTATGTTAACCGTAGCTGGTCGTAATCCTCCCCCTATAGCTTCGTCCCACGCAGGAAATCCTGTTGGCAAACCAACTATATCTTGCGGTGTTTCGGAAAGGGTTGTCATTACATCACCGAATCTTTGTCCAAGAGATACGATGCTCGCACCCTGATCCATAATTTGTCCGGTGAACTCAAAAATCGGTTCCTCTATTTGTCCTATAATATTGTCCACTTCTTCTGCACCAGTAATCTTTTTGAGATTATTCTGGATTCTAGTTGCGGCTAGATATCCACGTCGAGCTAATGAGAGTTTATACACTGCAACGACTAATGATCGAACGTTATCTTTTGATGAACCAGTTTCGTCCATAATTGCATCAAGATATTCCGAATGCTTGCCTCCACTTGTGAAATCATTATGTCCAAGAATCTTCGCTGTTGCTTGAATACTAGGTGTATCAAAAGTTTTGACATCTTCTTTATGAACTAGGTGGGAGAGAATTTTGAATAATTCTTGATTGTATGTCCAATAAAAATCTGCAACACCAATTATATCTTCAACTTCAAAGAAACAATCGGTACCATAGGTGGTAATCCCGGCAAGAATTGCCCGTTCCATACCTGAATCTTGAAGTAATGCATTGGGTTTATTGCCCATTAGATAAACCTATCTTCTTTTCTTAAGACACTTAGGACATTTTTGTCCTAATTCCCCATCCGGTCTGTTTGATTCAAAAGATTGCTCACATTCGTTACATTCAGCTTGAAAGGTTTTTGTAGGTTGTCGCTCAAGTTTAACCTTATTTATGTTTGCTCTTATGGATTTTTCCTTATTCTTGATAACCTCTTCTGGATCAGGATTATTGGTAATCAATCTGGTCCCACCGATTTCTTTCTTAACTATTGTTTTTTTCTTGTCGTCTAAATTGATGGAAGAATTATCTTTGTCAGGTGTTTTCTTTGTCTTTTTCCCACTTCCTTTGGGTCGACCAGATTTTTTCTTATTTTTTGACAATATCTGTTTTAGGATTGGTTCACAAAGAACATTTGATACTATATTCGCAATTTTGCCCAATGCTTCTTTAGCTTCATTCGTCGCAGATGTAGTTGGACATGGCAAAGATTCCCCCGTAAGTCGTTCATATCCTTCGCAAACAGTTTCCCAATTACCTTCTTTTATTCCTTCTGCAATATGTTCGATTGGACTCATTAATTTCTCCCTTCGTTATATCGGGCTCTCACAAGACCGCTGATACTCTGTCCTATCAATTCGATTCTACGAGTTAGATAGGCTATTAGTTCTATCCTAAGTTCTGCCTGTCTTGTCCACTGATTTAGTTTTGGGCGATCATCTCCAAGCAAACGATTTACTATTTGACCAGACCATTTGAGAAAAGTTTTACACTCATTGGTTTTCTGTTGTAGAAACAAAGCGTATTGAGCTAACATAATCGCATCTTCAGATAGTTGTGTGGATGACCTTTCTCTCAATTTTTCTCGCGTTAATTTGATAATAGTTTCAACTTCTATGTTAGATGGTTGGTGTTGTAGTAATCCTAATGCTGTAATCCATTGATCAAGTTGTTTCTTGTATTCTATTACTTCTTGATTTAGGTTACTCATAGTAAATCTCGATCAAACGAAATCCATTCAATTCACACCAATCCCTTTTTTTTTTGATCAGTATCTTGCTGACAATGAAATTCTCGTTTTGTTTTATGAAAATGTTTTATATGTTGTCGATGCTGAAGACCATGGCACTCTATCACTAAATTGATAGATGGTATAAAAAAATCAATAATAAATCCATCTCCAGGTATTATTACTTCTTCAAAAATAATATCGTGTGGATATTGACCAGTCAATTGTTGTCCTATATCATATTGAAATTGTGATTTTGATTTTTCTCTACTTCTAAGCCGTTTATTTTTTAGTCGTAGTTTAGCTATCCCACCTTTAAGCAATTTAATTTCCATATTATCTATTTATTCTTTTTCAAGGAGTAGTTAGTGCTTTTTCTGTTGACCAACCATATCGATACAATCTCGCCCATAAAGTCTTATAAGGAATATCATGTTCTTTTGCCCATTCTATTACAAGCTTGGTTTTCCCTCTGTGTGTTTTATAAAGATTCTTGCGCTTATTCCTATTATTTATTTTGGAAGTAACCCAACGGCAATTTTCTTTGCAGTATCCTTTATCATTATTGATTCTATCTATTTGTAATCCAGGTTTCCATCTCTTACCCATATCGTAGTTAAAATTTTTGAACTTTAACCATCGTTTACAGACGGTAATCCCTCTACCGCCATAACTCTCATATTCATTATATTTTCTATTTACACATCTTGTTTTCATATTTGTCCATGATCTATAAATTGTAGATACTCTTCCATTTTTAAGATGACCATGTTTAGTATTTTTAACAGATGTCATTTCTCTTTGTAGGCACCCACAACTTTTAATATTATTCCTTATAAGATGACTACTCAAAACAGATGTCTCATTGCCACAATCACAAATACATAACCATTTGGCATTTTTCCCATTGTTGTTAATAATACGTTTAATTACAACAAGTCGTCCAAATCTTTTACCAATCAAATTAATTAATACCGACATCTATTTCGCCCAATGCCCCCATTACCAATCGTCGAATCAGTTCGAGTTCTTCTTTGATCAGTTCATAATTATTGGGTATCCATCTAACCACTTCTATGTCTTGATTCTCCAGCATGTCTGCGACAACCTGGTTTGGATTATCTAATTGCGCATCAGAATACAATCCCTTAGATGATGTTGTAATTGGTCCATACACAACTCGTTTGATTCCCTTTTGAATAATATGAGCCCAACAATGAATACATGGTGGTCCTGTAACGTAAACAGTAGCTCCTTCCAGGTCTCCAACAGAATTGGATATAGCGTTTTCTTCCGAATGTAAAATGGAAGGATATTTTTCTGGCCGTGTTTGAGGCATTTTACTGTCGTCGATGTTTCTCGGGTATCCATTATAACCCTGACCAATCGGCCTACCACGTTTATCTACCAAAACGCAGCCACATTGCGTACTACTATCTGGACTACGTACTTTAGCCCAAAGGGCTTGTACCATAAAATAATCATCCCAGTTGATTCTAGTCCTTAGCATTATCTGTCTCCTTTGGTAATACAATATCTCTTACTTCAGTCTCCAGTCGTTTTAACTTATCTGGATTATCCTTTAGAAAGTTGGATAATCTTGCAAGTCCTTGAAACTTAGGAGGATCACCATCGCCAGCAAACATGGGAATTGAATACCAGGCGCCAGCTTTTTCGATCAATCCAAGGTTCTCTGCTGTCATTACAATATCTTTTACAACATCAATTCCAACACCATATCGAAGAGGTAGAATACAAGGCAAAAGTGGCCGTCCTAGGGCGGATGACTGTACTGTTATGTGCATATCGTGACCATCTGGAGCATTGGTTTCTGCATTTCTTTCCCATTGCTGTATCCAGGTAACTTTAAGCCAAACAGAACATGCATATTGAATAGCTATTCCACCCTTTTCCATCCATTTTGGACCACGAGGTTCTCTGCTTGTCATCATTTGTGAAATGAAAATGAGAATAACATCATTTGAATCTACGACTTGTTGTGCTCTTCTAAAAAACGCTGACAACAACTTTGCAGGTCCAGCCATATCTTTGTTTGATCCAATTTGTTCTTCTTGCTCTGTCATGGTAGATAGTGCGGCAATACTATCTATTACAACAACGGCTTTTTTCTGTGTCTTAGCAATACGTTCTATAATGTTGAGATAATCCTCAGCCGTTAGTGGTTTATCTATTTGGTGTGGGATGACTTGAAGTTTTGACGGATCAAGCCCTTGAATCGTTGATAATAAGGATGGAGTACATCTTTTTTCAATATTAATATAGAATGTCGGACGATTAAGAATCTGTGCATTTCTCAGTAATTCTAGACACAGCGTGGTTTTCCCCGACTTTGGTTTTCCTGTGATTAAACAAATCGTACCATCTGGAATACCGCCACTCAAAGCAATGTCTAAAGATAGTGGGGTATTAAGAACATCTCTCTTTCTAGGAGGTAAAGCTTTATCTGCTGTGGCAATAATACCTTCACCGTGTATCCGCGTAAGAAATACATCCAGTGATTCATTTTCAATCTTTGATTTTTTCTTAGCCATTCTCTGTCTCTCTTATCTTTGCTAATACACCCTTTTCTCCAGTATCAATAAAAGTCGAGTTTTTCTTGGCATCTATTTCTTTCTGAGGTGATTTTGCTCGAAATTCAACTCTTTGTTTTTCTAGATCAACTTTTCTTTGACGAATACTATTAACCGCTCTTTTCACAGTAGTCTTATATGTCAGAGATTTGATATTGTGTTCTCTTATGATTTGCACAAAAGCTGTTTGGGTGAAAGCATCTATGGTTTCGACTTTAGATACAAAATGAAATAATTGTTTGAGAACATTGTCTACACCTTTAACTTCTCTTCGAAATTTTGGCCCCCAATATTTTTTATCAGACCAAAATCGCGGACCGATTTTTTTATTGACATTCAAACAAATGAGTTCGATAATATAAGCGCGGAATGTAATATATAATCCCGGCGTAGTTGGGGATAGATAAGGATGCTTTTCATTTTGTAATTGGTGTCTTATTGCCATCAGGAATTTTTAATCAAAAAGAAACCAGCATTAGCCACAGTTCTATTCTCAGTAAAAGAATGATCGAATTTAGGCTGACGATGCCAAACAACATTAACTATTTGTCCATCATAATATCCAATACCTAGATAATTACTCTGAGAACCACCCCAGGTTGCATTTTGTTTTTTCCCTAAAAAGTATCCCTTTTGATTGGGTGGCATCTTGATATCCTTACCTTTTAAACCTTGAAGCCGTAAGTTTGAAATTGATATATTTGAATTAGCTTTTATCCATTTAGACAATCTAATCCAAGCATGTTCTTTACCTGGACGATCATCCTGAATAACAGTTCTACCATCAGATAATGAAGCGATAAATCTTACTTCTGGTGTTGTCGATGTAACTCCGAATGCTAAATTTGAGTCATTTCCATCTTTACTCATTTTCTTTATCCTCATCGTTTTTACCACTAAAAGGAGAGCGATCTAGTTGTTCATCGGCCCGCATTGATTCACTAGATGTCATAGCATGAACACCTTTACCTATATCAAGTGCTTTTCTTGGGTCTTCCGGTTTAATACACTTAACGCTACCACTCATGGGATTCTTATCTTTTTTCTTTGTCTTATTCTTATCAACATTGACATTATTACAAGATTCGCTAAAAGTCTCAAACTTTTCTAATACCTTGTCGAGAAATGCGCTCCTCGTCTTTGTCCCTCTACGACCAAGATTCACATTCGAACCATCCAAAAAATTAAGAAAATCTAATTTGAATTCATCGAAAGTCATTTCTAAATCTCCGTTGTGCCACGAGGTATGGTGTTCTGTTTTTGCTTCGCAAGAAAACAGTATACTGTTCATAACACTCCTGGCTACATGTCCTTAGTTCCCAAACTTTTCCACCACGTTCTCGATCTAGCTTGTTTATGCCTGCTTTTGTGTCAAGCGGATCAAATAAATCTCCTTCAACAGAAGCAAGAACGAGATATCTATTGCCAGACCATCTCGCCAAAATATCGAAATCTACCTTGGCATTTCCATCTATTTCACGAGGTGTCCCATGAATATCTACAACAACTACTTTCATTTACTCCACGCCTTAAAAAGAACATCAGCTTCTGGAGCACCGGTATCATCATCTAAAACGTCGAATGCCATTTGGTCATTTGGTGCGCCTGGATGAAATTGTCCAGAAATCTGTTGTACACATGAAAAACTTTTACATGCACAACATAAGACGGCTATTCGTGTTAAAACTTCGACTACACTCTCCCCTTCTATAGCCGTCAGTTGAAGTGCTAACAAAGGTTTATTACAACCAGTACACTTAAACGTTTTATAGCCTTTATTCACCAAGCCTTTGAGGGGTTTATCGTCGGCGTTTACTCGATTAGTTCTAATTTCTGATTTGTCCATCAATCTATCTTCCCTTCCTCAATGTACTTCGTTGGATTTTTTAGTACATCTTTGTTTAGTGGGCCTTCTCTCCAGAATGGTTTTTTACTTTTGTTTTTACCTTCGCCCAATCGATCATTGTCGCAAGGTTTCTTCTGCTGTTTCTTTTGTGTCTTGCGTCCCCTGCCGCCATGGCATGGCGTTTCGGTACCCCTTATGATTATTGCTGCTCCTGGACTGATCAGTTTAACCAACTTAGGCTCACAGCACTCAGGACAATCTACAAGCGGCTTCGCTGACATACTGTGAAACGCTTCGAATTCATAACCACAAGCTTCGCATTCATATTCGTACGTAGGCACTACTTACTCCCATCCTATTATACCTCAAAACCCTATTCTTGTTCCGAAAAAGTTCCTTTTTTCTTGGCAAAATTACCGAGATTTTTTCGATCCTGTTCTGTAAATGGGCCTCCATTTAAAGTTTCAATTTTTAATTGTTTCTTAATAGCTTTTACAGTATCCGGTGAATGCTTACCAACCTTCTGAATCGCACAAGTTATAAGAGTCAGTAGACTACCTCTTTTCATAAATGCTCGAATAAGCAACAAACCCGCACCAACGAAAATTAAAGCCATAATGCCAGTGCCAACCACTACCCATCCAGCTCCACTGTAATTTATGGTTTCGGCTTGTACGTCTTTTCTCCACAGAGACAATTCTTCAGCAATCTGTGCTGTCTGCTCTATCTTGTTATTGATTTCACCTACTTGCTCAGCAACCACGGTGCTGTCAGCTTTCTGATCAACAATTTTTTCAAGACTACCCATGTCGTTGCGGATACCCTGAATCTCAGTTTTGACGGCATCTGGTGCTACGCATCCCGGCAAGACACAAAATAGTAGAGCTAGGATCGTTTTCGCAAATCTTTGCGGCCTTGATTTTTCTTTTTTGGAGAACATTTTTCATTTTTCCTTTCGAATACTGCGTTAACTAGAGCATCTGCTCTTTTGTTCTCTACCCGTGGCACCCACTTGATTGTGAAATCTTCAAAATGATTTAAAAGTTCAAGAACGTAATCACGATGGGTCTTTAGTTCCGGTTTCTTTACTTTGAATACTCCAGTCACCTGTTTAATGATAAGCTGACTATCTCCTATGATGTGGATAACATCTACTCCACACTTAAGACTTCCTCTTAGTCCGGCGATTAATGCACGATATTCTGCTATGTTTGATGTTCCTTCCCCACATGTTTTATTGCCAGATGCGATTACATCCTTGTTGTCATTCGAAAGACAATTTCGCAAGTCAACTATGGTTTTGTCTACTAACAGCCAACCATAAGCCATAATATCTTGGCGGATTCCACCATCAAAATACAGGGTTGCTTCTAACATAATGTTGGTCTATCAAACTTACCACATTCACTTCCCCATTGATCCCATCCAGTTCTTTTTTCTCTACTAAAAATATCTATTTTACTGGCATCTGGATAAAGGAAATTAATATAATCATACGCTTTGTCTGGTTTACGAGAATGCTGTCGATTTGGTGATTGTATAACTGTAGTTAATTTCCCCCTAGCATCTCTACATATGCGCAACATTTTTGGTTTGTAATACCACAATAAGTATTCATGTGTATAACGAATTGTAAACGCAGGAGCTACACCATTTCCTTTATCCCAAATAATTCGAGCATGTCTTTTGTAACCACGTTGCTCCATAATTTGTTCAGATTCGTGTAAAAATTGATCAATAGTCCAAAGAAAGACAGTATGTTGTTCAGAAGCCAACGGTAATATATGATCATCCAATAAAATTGCAATTTTTTTAATAGATAAAGTAGGATAATCCAACATTCGTGTTTGATTAGGGGCTATTTTTCTTATACCACCCTTTTTCTTAGGCCAAGGTGGATCAATCATTAATATTTCATATTTTTTAGAAAGGTGTTGCTCCATCTGATATCTCCATTTTCGCACCGGAACACATATCTCTAAAATGACATTTTACACAAGCTCTTTCGTTATCTGTCCGCTCAAATTTAGATGGATCATCTTTATTGTCAAAAGCTTCCTTCAGCAGAGGGTATTCACTGCGAATTATACCCGCTTGTCTTTTCATGTGTTGCATGGTAACATTGAGATGTGGAGTAGCTTGTTCTCCAAGTTCTGCATACGCCGCTAAATATACTGGGATGATGATAATATCTTCGGGCTTCTTTACCCATCCTTGCTTCAATGCATACATAGAATAGGTTACTAGTTGGTCTATCACACTGTCATTAACCATTCCAGTCTTCCAGTCCAGAAGATACACCTTTCCCCGATACCGGAAGCCACAGTCAATCTTTACCGTAACTTCTTCCCCCGTATCCATTTGGAACTTCTGGAAATCTTCGAGAGTAAGCCAGTCCTCTTTTTTGAGACCCTGTAATATTTTGAATAAGGGCATATCATAGAATGCTTTCAGTGATCTGAGAACCTTTTGTTTATATGAAGCTAATTTATCAGGTTCTATCTCTTTCTGATAAAAATGTTCTGCGAGATTTATGTTTCTCTTTGGACTACCTTGCCATCTTTTATCTTTGGATTGTTTCCAGCCCTTTCTCAGCGCCTGGATACCGTCGTGTTGGGCTTGTTCTAACGTTCTCCATTCTTCAGTTGTACGACCTATGGTAATAATTTCTTCTATTACATCGTGAACAATAGAACCGATCCATATGGGGAGATTGGTCATTTGTTTAAGCATATAAGCTTGTCTCTTCTCCTGAGGCGCAGAGGTAAGCCATCCTTCCCAAGACTGTATATAAGTCAAATAATATTTCCATGAACATTCACGCAGTGTCTTAACTCTGGAATTACTCCAGGCATATGTCATTTCAAGTTTAGCCATTGATTTTCCTTTTCTTGTATCTTTTTATTGGTGTCGTCAAAGCTTTTTCTATGGACCAACCTAATACACGGAGTCTGGTCCGCAAAGCATTTTCACTTATGCCAAATTGTTCAGCCCAAATTGGCAGACATTGTGTTTTGCCTCGATAGGTTATCAGATGATTGACTCTCATGTTTCTTGCTTGTTCTGTTTTAGTTGCCCAACGGCAGTTTTCTGGACAATAATTACCATCATTGTTTATTCTATCTAAAGAATGATTTTCTGTCGGAGGTTCCCCCATATCTGCAAGGAAATTTTCAAATACTTTCCAGCGAAAACATATAGTTATATTTCTTGCTCCATAGTTTTTGTATTCTGGGTTGTTTAGATTAACACATCTTTGTTTCATAGCCATCCACGCGATATATATTTGTGTCATATTACCTTGCTTGCTATGTCCATGTCGTATTTTTGAACAACCGCAATTATTGATTCTTCCTTGCCGAAGAGCGCCTCCTAAAACAATAGTTTTATGACCACAATCACAAATACATGACCATCTGATATTTTTCCATTTATCTCGGTCAGCTATACATGAAACAGTTAATCTACCAAACCGTTGTCCAGCAATATTAATAAATGTACCCAAACCTATTCTCCGTTCTGGAGTCTTTCAGTAATTCCATCTCTCTTCAAATAGTATCCTCGATCCCAGAATGGAAAAAATTCTGGAGAGAATCTGGTAACACTTCCTCCTATATCCTGTTGTAATGTAACTATGCAAAAACCAACGTGAGCAGCAAGTTTTCTTTTCCTCATAAATCTAGTTTGATCCTGCATTGTCCCGGCTTGTAAACAGTGAACGTTCCTTGGGAAACAATTACCTGTAATAGTTATTTGGCCATTTTGTCTCATAACCCACGTACCCAAACCAGTAGTTGGGCACCAAACTGTCTCAGTAGTAGTTTTTACCAAAGCATCTCTAATACGATGATCTCTATGCGGCTTTTGAAAAATACCTGTACGTAATGTTTGTGAATCTTGTATTATATATGGCTTCCCCATAGCCCATCCTTCTAGAAAAGCAGCTAAAGTAAAAGCGTCATTCACTGGTCCGCCATTTTGAGCAAAAGATATTGTACTGTTTGCTCTTGATCCTTCTCCTACCATGAGGCCAACCAGGAATGCTTGTCTTTCGGCAGAAGTCATTTTTATAACTTGCTGAACCAATGTTTCTTTCTCTAGTAAATCTTGATATTTTAATTGAGGCAAACCCGGTCCATCAGGAGCCCTGGCTGTTTGAATCAGCATAGGACGATTATTGTCCCATTTGGGATGTACTTCAGACATAGAAGCTAGAAATCTTTCCCCATCTTGTTCCCAGACCCACTTATGATCTGGCGTACAATTAACCGCAAATTTTGCATTGCTATAATAGTTTAATTGTTTTTCAGGAAAGACATTTATACTATCCAGCGTAGTCCATTCTGACAACCCGGTCTCTAAATTATATCCTAATATTTCTTCTTTCAGGGTAAGTTCATTGTGTTTTTTCCATCCATTCTTAGTAAGGATTTCAGAATCTAAACTTACACAATATTCCATTTTGTGATAATGACCAATAATGCAAACGGCTGGCTTCTCACCTCCTTGAAAACTCTCTGCTAATTTTTGCGAAGCATAACTATATGCATAGGACGAACCCCCACCAGCGTGAATAACTTTGATTACGGCACTTCCATTAGGTGCTTTTAATTCAAAATCCGCTTCCATATAACCCATGTATACAAGATCATCTCGACCCTGAGCCTGGGCTTCGAGCATTAGATAGCGACCGAACTCAATACCTTCTCTTTGCTGGAACCAACCTTCATGGTCATCGCCATCCACGAAATAGGTTTTAATACCAGGTCTTGACGGCCAATGGTCAATAGCATACTGACATTGATCAGCTATGCCATGCGCTAGAAGTTCATGTGTGTTGAATCTACATTCTCCATCTATATAATTTCCAGGGCATAGAACTGTATTAATCCCTCTTCGGGCAAATTCGTCATACGCCGCATTAAGCACATCTAATCGTTCCGCTTTGCTACACAAATGCATGTCAGCAACAACACCGAATGAAATTGGTTTGTCGTGAAAATGATTTTCAAAAACAATACCCGTAGGTGAATGTTCTACCGATTTACCTAATTGAACCGTATTTCCTCGTCTTAGGATTATATATCCGCGTTCTTCCATATCGTCAATAACGGCACTTACCTCTTCTTCAGTCGAATGCATTGCTCCAGCAATCTTCACTATTGTAGTTTGTTTTTTTATGCGTCGTGCAACTTCTGATCGAAAAAGTGGATCACTTGGGTCAATGCCAACTTTTGGAGTACCTGCTAAAATAGTTTCCGCTTGGGTGATGAGTTTTCTGGCTTTCCAAACAGAAATATCAAGGCCTTCTGCCACTTCTTCCCTGAGAACTCCTGAGCTTCCATTACGATTGTGTAATCTAATCAATCTAATGACTTCCTGCATTTGTTCGCTTAATTGGGGTTTTTCTTTAGCCATCTATTTACCACCTTTCGGAATGTTACATTTACCACTTGGACAATCATCAATTGCCGCTTCTTCTTTCATTTTGTCCAGATATTGTTTAGCCTCTGAGGTGGGAATTGGAATTAATGGAGATTTACTTCTGCTTCCATCCCGATATATAGTTACACCCTTCAATCTGTCGATATATTTTCTAACAGCACGAGATAGTTGCTCTACAGCAAAGTCTGTTGGCACATTTATCGTTTTAGATATTGCATTGTCTATATGATTTTGACACACTACTTGCATTGCCAGATGTTCTTCTGGAGAAATATCGTGAGCATTTTGAAAACATTTTGTAGACCTGTTGGCCTTAAGAAACTTCGCCAATAATGGATGAATTATTATTTCCATTGCTCCATTTTTTTTCTTATCATTATGCGTATCCTTGTGTTTGTTAAAGTGTCTTTTGTAGACAGCTTGAAATAGCGGTTCTATGCCAGACGAACATCCAGCAACTAATGAAATTGTTCCAGTTGGTGCTGCCGCCAACAATGCACAATTGCGAATACCATATTCTTTGATAAGACGGTGATGCCTGCGAGTAAGATGTTTCTTAGCAAATCCAGTTCTTGTGTGTTTAGATGCATCAAAGGCTTGGAATGGACCTTTTTCTATTGCTAGAGTAATACTGGCATGATAAGCCTGCTTTTTAATAAAGTTCATAATTTTGTCAACGGTGTCTCTTGCTATCTGGGTTGAATACTTAAGATTGAGTTCTATTAACATATCATGTAAACCCATAATCCCGAGACCAATGCGACGATGTCTCTGTGATGTTTGTTGGATAATTGGAAGTGGATAATTATTTTGCTCCAATACATCATCTAAAAATCGAACTCCAATAGCAACAGTTTCTTCTAATAAATCCCAATCCATTTTTCCATCTACGATATGTGTGTGGAGATTGATAGCGCCTAGGCAACAACATCCATATTCTTCTAGGGTGGCTTCTGCGCATGGGTTAGGAGATGAAATTTCTCCTCCATTAACATATGATATAGTATTCTGTTCACTCATAAGACCAATGTTAAGCAAGCCGGGATCACCACCATTCCACGCATTTTGAATAATTTTATCCCACAATTCCTGAGAAGATATCTTTCCTCGTTCTTCCCCCTGCCACTTAAAGACTATATCGCCTTTATTGTCTAATAATTTAAAAAACTCATCGTCAACCAACACAGAAATATTAGCATTGGTTAATTCTTTTTTGTCTAACTTAGCCTCAAGAAACTCAAGTAAATCAGGATGTCTCCAATCTAGGCAGTATAATAAAGCGCTGCGACGACCTCCACCCTCACGCAATTCATTACAGACCGCATTAACGGCTCGCATAAGACTTACGGAGCCAGTTGCTTCACCACCAGTACCTCTGATTTTGGTTCCTCGTGGTCTAATTTTGGAAAAATTAATTCCAACTCCACCACCTGTCCCTGATATAATAGTAACATTACGGAGGACATCCCCCCAACCTTCTCTGGAATCCTCTGCTGGTATACAAAAACAGTTAAGTAATTGCCCTCTTGGGCGTCCTGCACCTCTCCAGATTCTTCCGCCGGGAGAAAAACGATTCGTCTGCAAAACATCTAGGAACCTGGTAAAATACTCATCTCGTTTGGTTCCCATTTCAGCATCTGCAATCGTCCTGGAAACTCGTTCGCAAGCCTGTTCAAATGTTTCTTTTGCGTGGATAGCGTATCTATCCTGAAAAATCTTGAGAGCAAATCCCTGTGGTGAGTACTTATCAACACTCACTAATCATCTCCCCCTTCTATCTGCATTCCCGTAACCGGGCAAGTAAATTTAGGCTGATCGGTTTTTGGTTGTTTTTCCAAATAAGACATAACAACTTTATGAAATGGTTCTATGTATCTACTATAGTAACTTTCTTTTGCGGAACGGTGTTTTCGTTGTTTTTGGTTCGAATAAAACGAATATGATGAAGAATCTGCAATTCGTACATCGAACCAATTCTCTATATTGTCCTGCCCCACATCTGCAACGAACTTACGGATAGTCTTTTCTCTTGTCGCGTTGCTTATGTCATACATGTGGGTTGAAACTATTCTAGAAACCCTATCTATTAGATAATCACGCCCTCCCCATAAAGCCAAAGTATTTTCCGCAATATTCGCAGACGCTATTGGGTGGCCAGGGAATCTAGGTAAAGATGGATCATCCATTGGAGGTATCTTACATTTTCCAAGATCGTGAAATAATCCGGCAAGCAATGCTATATCTGTTTTGTCGGATAAACGATCTATTACATTCATGGTATGTTCCCATACTGATTGACCGTTTCTTTGATAAATACCTTTCGCAGTTTGTAATTCGGGAAATTCAAGGAATGTGTATCTCCAGTAAAAACTTGGCATAACAATTTTGGAAGGTCGCATATGTCGCAAAATTGTCTCCAGTAATGACGGCTTAGTCATTGCACACCGAGTTTTCATCAATAAAGTTTTTTGCTGTTACAACAGAAATGGCTGATGATAAATGCGATACAAATTGACCACTATTAGTTATGGCAGCGAGATATGGAATACCTATCAAATAATAATGATCATCATATTCCTTAAATAGTCCACCACCGCTAGAACCTGGAACAATTTGTGTAGTACTTCCATAAACTATCCATTTCTGTTTATTGTGAGTTCCCGTCAGAATTCGTGATACAATACCAGTTGTTGGACTTGGAGCCTGTCCAAGCTGACAACCAATAGCAAAAACTTCATCAAAAACACGAATTTGTTTTAACATGTCATCGTTAGCTATTTTTGCTACGTTTAATTCCTTATTTGACACAAAAGATAAAATTGCCAAGTCAAGTGCTACATCTTCTGAGACAATATCTACAACATAGCTGTTCCATTTTTGGTTTTTATGATCAAATGTAATAATTTCACAACCAGTGTCAACAACTTCGGTTTTTATTTTTCCTGTTAAAGAATTAACACCTCGTAAATATCTAAAGAATCTTGAATGAACTACATGTGCATTAGTTAGTATACGATATTCGAATATGTTTTCAATGTCGATATCTATGCGATCTATAATGGTTCCAGAACCACTTCCACGACGTGTCTTTACGAGCACTATTGTGTCTCGCATCTCTTTCTGTTTAAGTTCAATTTTATCAATTACTGGTTTATCAATTACTGGTGATACGACATTAGACTTTTCTTCACTGATTATACAGTCAGTACCCGCAGATAGTAAACAAAGCAATATAGTGCATATTCCTATTATCGACTGAGTCATATCCAACCCCACAAATACAAGGAATGGGACGGCTCAAATTGAGCCGCCCCATACAAAATAACATTTATTCCATAAATTCTCGCACAGCTACGAGTGCGCCATCGATGCCGGATGAGATAATCGCAATAATATCCTCCTGATCATCAGTAATATTTAGATTTGCAGTTTGTAAATATCTTTCCAGTACATCAATGATGGTTAAACCATAGACTTGATATTTCTGCGGAAGCTTTATACTAACAAGTGCCCTAGCGCCTGTAAAGTTTGGCTGACCAGGTACGGAAAGCAGGTCTCCTAGAGCTACTAAATATCCCTCAATTAGTTCCACATCCTCTGATGGCATCTGAGCTTCCGTTAGAGCAATCCGTGTGGCCAACTTGGAAAACATGAAGATGTCATCCTTCAATTGTACGACATTATCCTGCCAACCCCCATTATCTCCAAAAGTAGTACAACCAGTAATTGGCATAACCATAAATGCCAACAGAATAAAAATAATACATCGATTCTTCATTTTTTTACCTTTCTGTTTTTCAAATCAATTGATCAGTAGATGTTTATACACCCAAGATCAACTACTCAGACCTATCTCTTTCAATTTTATTACGACGTTGGCTTTTGACTAGTATGTTTTCTTTTCCCTCCTTTTGATGACCATATTTCCAGTCTCGTTTAGGACGGCGTGTACCGCCCTGCTTTACAACCGAGTGATCAATTTGATACATTTCTCCACACTCGACATTGCCGGTATCGGAATTTGTGTGACATTTTCTACACGGACCATGGCACCGTAACCGATGTCCACCACCACATGCACAAAGGTCTATACCAAGCAAAAGTTTCAGTCGTTCAATTTTCTTTCGTTCTCGTTTACTTTTATTGCGGCCCTTTTCATTTGCCATAGTTTATTCCTTTTATGCTCCACATTTTTGCCTCATTTTATTTATTGCATCTGTTTTTATTCGATAAATAGTTGAAACGACCGACCCACAATCATCGGATATTTCTCTTATAGTTTTTTCGCTAAAAAATAATTCCATGATAACGTCACGCTCTTCGTCATTTAGACATTCTAGACACTCTTGTACCATCATGTTAAAATCCATATCGCAATCAGGTTGAGCTATGTTGATTATAGAATCCACGGATATAGTTTTAACTCGTCTGGCCCTGTATTCTGCGTCTCTTATGTGTTTGAAAATTCCAACTAATCGACAATATAAAAAGGTCATGAAAGACCCTCTTCGATCATAACAAATCATACATTTCAACAATTCTTCTTTCGCGCGAACCCTGAGTTCTTCAGCTTGTGTCGCATCGATTCCAATCGTAAACGATAACTTATGTATTAATGGTGCATATTGGCAACACGCAAAATCAAAATATGTTTTAGTAATACGGCGCTTCTTCTTCATCATTGGCTGAATCCCTTATTAATTGATCGTTCCATACGTGGAGTCCAAATCCCATCTATTAAACCTATTTTCACTGCTTGTTTAGGTGACATCCATATAGTATCATTCATTGTATCGGCTAATTGTTTCGTGGTCAATTTCATTCTTCTAGCAAGGTCTACAATCTTTTCGGAATAATTTTTTCGAATATAATCCAGCATTACGGCATGTTTTTCTATATGACCGGATGCATTCTGAACAACAATTGAATGCAACATGATAGATGAATTTGGCGTTGAATACCTATGTCCACTTTGGCCAAACGCAGCTATTATAGCGCCCATAGAATGTGCTTGTCCACGAATAATTGTGTAAATAGGACAATCACAGGCCAACATTTGATCGACAATAGCATATCCAGAAGCTAAACATCCCCCAGGACTATTTATGTACATATAGACAGGGTCTTTTTTAAGAGAAAAAACTTGTAAATAACTACAGATATGTGCTGATGCTATTTCATCTATTTCTCCCACCAATAACAGACGACGTGTTTTAGTAAGAAAATCTTCTACTATTTCGTCGAATTGAAGTGGAGCATTAGGTCCTGTCACAACTTCACAATCGTCATCGTGTTCACAGTGATTTTTGCGTTTCTTCCGACTAGACTTCATACTCTTCTCCAAAAGGATGACATCGCCTATGAACATCCACAAGTCGATTATAGCTAACAGCCAAATATGCTTGCGTTGTTGATAAGTGTCTATGGCCGAGCATTGTCTGTACAAGTTCCAAATCTACACCACTATTCATGAGGGATGTGGCACAAGTTCTTCGTAACATATGGGCTGTGGTGTGTTTTACACCTGCTCGACGAGAAAGGGACATCAACATATCACTAATAGCACGGCGAGTTATTCGTTGACCATCAGACTTAACAAATACCGCATCCGTATCAGAATTACGATCTAAGTCCAAATAATCGCTAATTACTTTTATACACCTATGTGTGGTTGGGACTATTCGATCGCGACTACCTTTTCCTCTCACCCTTATTTCTCTTCGGGTTGGGTTCACATCAGTCAAATTCATATTACATAATTCGGACACTCGAAGTCCGCTGTGATATAGCGTCAATACAATAGCGACATCCCTGCGAACGTTAGTTGCTCTGTATACGGGTGCACGTTTTTCCACAGCAGCCACAAGGGCATCCACAGCTTCATGTTCCAATGCATCTGGCGTTCTCCTGTTTATACGAACTGAATCAACCATACCGAGAATATTCGGATCTAGACCACCACGGCTGATGAGGTGATGGCACAAACATCTAACAGACATGTATTTTCGCCGGATTGTCGTTTGCTTAAGTCCCCGCCCGCGCAGATGACTAACGAATTCTTCTATTAACTTGGCGGTCAATTTTTGTATCCCGATAAAATCAAGAAATTCTCTTGCATCTCTGAGATACGCCGAAAGCGTCTCCTTGGATAAACCAAGCTCCGTGCGGATATATGTTTCGAATTCATCTAAGGCCAGTTCAAGCATAGGCATCTTTCCACCTCATTATACGTCCAACTCCAATTTTTGTTTCACAAATCTTTGATTTTACTTTGTAATTTTCTAATTGTAAATCTTATATGACATAATTCTCCGTTTAACTTCATCCCTCCCAAGAATACACAAAATATCATTCAAAGACATTCCATCAGGATTTCCAGTTATAACCAGCCTGATAAATCTACAAACAAGGGTGCGAAGATTCTTTTCACACTTTGGACATTCTTCAGCACCAAAATCAAGGTTGGCTTCAACAGTAAATGTCTGCTCACACACAGAACATTGAAAGGGCTGCTGTTTAATCTTTCCTAGATTGTTGGCGCAAAATGTCGTCATACTACACTCTTTTGTATTTAGACTCAACCCCCTCTGTTCCGTCTTGCAATTTTACAATACCAAGACCATGCGCAAACAGCGGAGCTTTATCTTGTAGAATACGGCATATCTTGACGGCCAACTTTCTGATTTCAACATCCGCTGCGGGATTGGCTCGTAACTCAATTAGATGTCGCACCGCTCTAGCATTCATTGTTACGATAATCTTAGTTTCGGTAGCATTTGGCAACACAGAACGTGCAGCTTGACGAGCCTTCTTCCTACGTTCAAGTTTACTCTCAGTATCCCCGTACATATCAGACAGCTTAGCCGTCAATTCCTCGTATAATTGCCTTGATCGTTCACAATGTTCAATCCATGCTCTGTAAGCATCGGGATCGATTTTTTCCAATTCCTGCATAGCTGGTGGGACAATAAATCTGACACTGGATGAATCAACATATCGTTGACTCAACTGTGAATACGATGCAATTCGATGACGGACCAATTCATGAGTTAAACTGCGAGAAACATCCCAAATAGCAAAAGTATACGTGGAATGTTCAATTGCCGCTCCATGTCCAACTTCAATCAAATGTTTGACGTGATCTTCGTGTTTTCTACCTTTTGATTTTTCACCACATTTGGGCCAACTTTGATAACACATACGACCTGCGAATTCAACAAGCCATTCACCATCGTCGTCACCAAGACTAATCATTGACTCAAGCTTATCGGTAAATTCTGACCAATCATAATCGTGTTCGTTGAGGAATCTCATTACCCCATCGATTTCGATTATTGGTTTTCCTATCAATTCGACTCTTGGCTCAGTCACAAAACTACTCATTTGTATTCTCCTTATTTCACATGTTTCCAGCTTAATCCAGTGACAATTATCACTGTCTCACTATTCTGAATTTTCATTTTTTCTCTCACTTTTCATATAATCCTCATAACAACGATCCAATTCCTTCGCTTGCTCGCCCGCCTGTATCAACTTGTGACCAATTTCAATTGCTTCGTCCCCAGTAAAGTCCATAGGGAAAAATCCTTTAGTCCAACGGTCAAGTTTCTTGTGATCATAATATATGTTGACACATACATCCGGACCATCTCCCCACGTACATGACACATCTATTTCTTCATTTGTTTTTAGCTGCATCACGACCCCTTATCTCCTTGAGCATTTGACGCTTCTCTTTTTCAACTTTGTCGAGGTTTATTTTGAAAAACTCTGCCAACCATGTTTCAATGTTTTTTTGAACCAGAACAAGGGTATCTCCACCCCTGTCATCTTCATATGGATCGTAATGTGCTATTACACATTCCTTTTCATTAAATAACCAATGAATAAACTCACCAATCGTCTGGGACTTATCTTTGACTGCCGCCATCTTTTCACATTCTGGGTATTTATTTTTCATTCTGAAAACTCCCGAATAGTCTTGTTGATTTTTCCTCTTTCTCTGTACAATCTTCTTAAACACAATTGTTTCGCTTTTTTTAGGTCTCTAAAAAGAGTGTGTTTTGTATCTATACCTCTCAAGAAAATATTATTGGTCATGCCAATTTGATCGCCTTCAAAAAAACAACTACACCTTGTTTTGTATATTTTATATTTATTTGTACCACAAGTATTACTTCTGGGAACATAAAAATAGACGTGACGTTTTTTTATTTTATATCCGTCTCTAGTTTTCATTTAACTTTATACTCCAATTTAACACCCTTGAATTCACCAGGAGAAATTATTGCTAGCTGGTCCAACACTCTCTGTCGCAGATCGACCGCCATATCCAAAACGGTTTTCAGTTCATTAGGTTCTACAGTTTCGACTATTCTGTGGGGGAACACCAATTTCAGTAAACCAGACCCTATACGAACAAGCGATCTCTGATCTCTTTGTCCCATTTTCCCGAAATCCACATTTTGTAATATGACATTAGCATAATTACGATCTCTCATTCTGTGCATTATTTCAGACATATAGTCAGCCATAAACCCTAAACCTTTGGCAAGGTTGGATTCTCTAATCGGCCCTATTCGCCAACCTGGAATGAATCCATGGATACGATCAATAAATGCCCTATCTTGACTAACTATTTGTGGAAATGGTGAGAAAAGACTCCGATATCTTACCGAAACAGCCCTCTTGTCTCTATCGCAATCAATATTTCCCATGAACATCAAAGAACAATCCGAAGCAAATTCAGCAGTACCACGACCGAATCTTCCAGAATTCATGAAATCTTTGAGGATGTCTACTAAACCGCTGTGTCCAGACCATTTGTTCCCACCGCGACTATTGGTGAATTCGTCAAACGCAACGACGTCTCTATAGCCTATTAACCCCAATTGTCTTCGCAGTTTATCATAAAATAAAGACGCCACTGTTGTTTGGGAGCCAGAAATCACAAATCCATGAGCACTGAGAGATTGGCACGCAAATGTTTTTCCGGTCATGGTGGGGCCGAGTTCTACCATATTGACATTTGGTTCAATAAATGGAACCATCCTTACCATATACAACCATTTTTCTTCTTCAGAAAGATGGGTGGGATCAAAGCCGACACTCGTAATCATTAAATCTAGCCATTCTTCATTTGTGAACTGGGATCTACGTTTGATCCAGGTATCAACATCAATTCTCGTAATCTGTATAGGACGGAACTTGGTTATTAAAAATGGATATAGTTTATTTCTCATGACGTATGAATCATCATATGTGATTTGAAATATCCCCCAAGCGCCGGTGGTTAATAGAGTTTCTCCGTGTTCGGCGATAAGGTATGGGTCTATGCGGATGTACTGATTCCCGAGTGCCACAACATCAGCCCAATATTCATCCTTGCCATCATCATATCTACAACGGATATTCCCTAGAAGAGTATACTCTCCTTTTTCACGAATTTTACTCTTCACAAGCTCCCTTTGGTCGGATTCCATATAATGATCACTTAGAAGTTGATTAATGCGTTCCAAACCTGGAGCGGGGTTATCACTATCTACCATTTCTGCGACCAAAAAATCAGCCACAAAAGATGGCAATTTTCGGAATTGTTCGTTCAAATTTACTAAATTCTTATCCACGATAATCCCGCGCTCTGGAAAAATTGTGATAACTTTTGGCTTTATTTCAGTTACAGTCACTCGTTTTCTCCATTTTACCTGGTGTAGTTAAAGTTTTCTCCGGTGACCAACCGTGAGTTATTCTCCACAATATAGTATTTTTACTTATTCCGGTTTCTTCTGCCCAAGCAGATATACATTGTATTTCGCCATTATGTGTAATCAGATGATTGTTTCGTTTATTGCGACCATTTTGTTTTGGGGTAACCCACCGACAATTTTCTAAATAATACCCTTTATTATTATCCAATCTATCAATTTGATATCCAATTGGTGCCTCTCCCATATCCTCAAGAAAATTTTCGAATTTTAACCATCGTTCGCAAACAGTTATTCCTCGACTACCATACCAACGGTAGTCTTTTGTGTTAGAATTAGTACATCGCTGTATTATGTGATACCACGACCTGTAGACTTGAGATTGTTTCCTATTCTTCGTATGGCCATGTTTTGTCATTATTTTTGAAATAATTTCTTTTCGTAAACATCCACAACTTTTCGTCTTGCCACTTTTAAGACTGCCACAAAGAATAATTTTTTCTTTACCACAGTCACACAAACACAACCAACAGAGTGTTCCAAATCGATTTTTCTTGTCGCGACAGATAACAACAAGCCTACCAAATCTTTTCCCAGTAAGATCAATCAATTTCGGCATTTACAAATCAACTCCAACTTCAAACGATAATTAGTATGTCTAGTTATTCCATCTAGGTAATTTACTGCGAGCCTTTTCTCGACAAGAGGGACATGCTGATTGATCTCCCACATAGTGCGAATAAAACTTATATGGTTCATGACATATTGGGCATTGAATAATTTGACCACCGCTGCTCCCGCCATATTTATAGCGACAATCGGGACACACAGATTGATTTCCAGCGTAATGACTATAAAACACATATGGTTCACCGCATATTGGACATGTACATGTAACTGTTTGTTCACTCATTTTTATCTCCTAATTAAATAATGCCAATGCATCTGATCTTTCCACAACCGATTCGGACTTCGACTTCTTCTCCAGGGGCTCGGAAACTGTCGTATTTGGAGTTCTAGTGGCTGCTGTTGGACTTTCTAGACAAGATAGGTGTATGGCACCCATAAGTCCCCCAGAATCACCTGAGTAGCTACAATCGCTATCTCCGGGGCCACAACACTCCATCTGATTTCCCCAGAAGATTTGTTCGTGAAGCTTGATTTTTTGCCTACAGACTAAACATTCCATCGATCAACCTCCGCGCGCACTGCCCGGATTCTTTTTGTAACTTTTCATCCTATCTACTGAATCTCCAATTCGGAACGATGTATTGAATCTCTGCGATTAAACTCATCTTTATCATACTTATCAGTGAATAAATCACTTAAAATATCAGAGCAAGACAAAGAATATAATGTTTTGTTACAATAGTTGAGTATGACTTCACTGCGATTATAACAAATCATCGCTTCGATTTTATAGCTTAGAAAGAGGAGACATGAATGTGAAAGAAAAGTACAAGACTCTGTAAGTATAGGGAGGACAAAATCGTCAAAACGTTCCATAAAAAATCTGAAAAAGTCAGAAAATTTTACTTTTGTCATCTCGTCTTTACTTTTGGTGTTCGTGGTCCCAAAATCTCAACTTCAGCGATATATCCCATACGTTCGATAGTTCTTTTTGCTGCGCGTTTGGCTCCAACTGGTGTTTTTGTTTTTCCTTTCATATCGACTCCAAGGAAAGGAGAACAAAACCATATCCAACGAATGGGATTTTGACTGTAACAATAAACATAAGCCTTAATTGTTTTTTTATGTTTCATTTTTTTACTCGACACCCTCGCTTATTTCACTTTTGAATTGTCCCTGTATTACTATTGGGTCTGCGCCAACAAGTTCCCATACAAGACCGACTATTTGATTTGCGGCCTTTTCTAGTAGTTTGATACGATCGTTATTGGAGCACCCTGGAGGTGACCACACCTTGTATTTTAGAGGTTTCGGATCATCAATTCCTCGCTTGAACCATAATGTGGTTACGGTCCATCCCTCTAATGTCTTTGGAGGTTTTTCTTCTATCATTATTTTATTGTCCATGATTCTTCAATAATTCACGAAGAGCACCTTTGTTGGAATTTTTGTCACTCAAACTCATATTATCTATGATCAGCTTGCCGTCTAGGTGATTAATTTCGTGCTGCCAAATTCGTGTTGTGATTGAATTTCCGATGAGTCCTATTGGTTTCCCGTTTATTCCAGTGCCAGACAAAACAGATGATGTTGCTCTTTGTAGGGTTACGTTTACTCCAGGCAACGAAAGACATCCTTCTGTTGATTCTATAAAACCACATATATGAATCAAGACTGGATTCCAAATAGCCTGATTATGCACCTGACTGCCATAGTAATTCCAGACGAACATACGGATATCAAGTCCAACTTGAGGTGCAGCTAATCCAATGCCATGATTATCATTCATTATTTTCCACATCTTGTTGGCAAGTATAAGTCTATCTTTACGTCTCTGACCCTTCCCTGAGTCAAGCACCGACTTACATATTTTCAACAATATTTGTGATGGGTAACGAATTAATTGCATCAGCACCTCTATTTATTTTCTGTCTTGCCTGGAAAATCATCCCGATTACAACATTCTTTTCCACAACATCCATGAACATGATTTCCATGACCTACACCACACGGACATATCCATTCCATTCGTCCATTAGCTCGTAGACATGGCTCCCAAAAATCATCCTGTTTCTTCTTCTTGATCATCTATTTTCCTTTTGGCAAGTAGCGTGCCAATAATTCGTTTTGCCGCACTTCCTATTAATCGTTTCGTTATAGGACCATGGGCGCGTATTGTCTCCCTCAATCCTCCTACGATCATCTTACTTACTTTTTGTCTCTCTGTTTTCTTTTTACTCATTCACCGACTCCGTTCAAAAGGCATTACTCCCAAGTTTGATGTTCCTCTACAATATGTTCTATTCCGTCGTAATCTTCTATCGTGTATTTTATATCGTTCGGAATTTCCACTACCTTCAAACTAGCGAATATCCCATTCGCCTTGTCGCCGAGTTCTTCGACACATTTGACAAGCCTGGGGTCGCTTCGAGACAAGTCATCACATTTCCCATGATCATCCCAGTCTAAACCCATGGATTCGATTCCTTCTTTGCTGAAGCCGAATCCACCAAAACATTTGTTTATTACAATCTTAATTCCATATCCTTTCCAGATAACACGTATACAATAAACTGGTGGTGGACTTTTATTGCCACCGCTCAAGGCGCTCGGTCAGAAGGGAAGCTTCTTACCCGTAGAAAGACAAAAGCCTTGGACGAACGCTTCTACTTCTTCTAGAGTGTTAAACAATGAGATTGAACCCTCTGTAGATGTGCGTACGGCCTCATCAATAACGTCCTCGATTTTAGAAGCGTATTTCTTTTTGCCAACAGCAAACTTATCTTCGAAAACATTTAAAAACAGCCCAACCTTTGATATTTTCTTTTGGATATGGGAAAACCATTTGATGCTTTTGACATCAGATACTATTTTTATCAATGGATAACTCATATTACTCTCCTTTTTACAATTTGAAAGTTACACCAATAGAGGGGTGTCGCTGCACCTCTTCTATTATCCACGCACGAAGCCTTGCTTCGATTTTTTCTAGAGAATCTTTTGACACACGACTTATCGGCATTCCCGGCCGAAGATTTCTGAATTTGGCTATAATGAATTTTTTCGTTGCTGCCTGATTAAGAATACTTTGCATATTGATCTCCTAAAACACGACAAACAGAATAACTGCAAGCCACCATATTTTTTTGAGTACCAACAATGTTATTGTCCACAATCCAAGTTGTCTGATATTCATATTACCTACCTTCACACTGACGGTTTCTATTACTGGTTGTGTGTCTTTGTCTATATTCCGGTTTATCTTTTTGAGATATTTGTGTTCCAAGTGATTCTTCAATTTCACTAAGGAAATGACCACATTCAGGACCAACGAACCCCTCACCCCCTATCGAACAATTTCCGTCTGGGTCAATATCTATGATGACTTTCTTTTGTTCTCGCATGATTACTCCTCATTAGAGATACAAGAGTCGCAACTTGCTTCTTCTCTTACTTGGTGGACTTCAACAAATTCTGATTCAGAGCCATCTATCCCAGCCTTTTGTCCTGTGGATATGTAGCCTTCCGCCCCACCGCGAGAAGAGAATAATCTTCTGAACTCACGGTTTTCCCCTCTAAGGACGACATATATTGTTTTCATTATTCTTTCTCCTTATCCCTAAAAGGGAATGGTATAGATTTCATTTTTCCTACACCCCTATAACGAACCTTGATTGTCGCTGTCAACCATTTTTTGATTTCTTCCACCATCTCACAATGGAGATGAGATTCCAAAAAGATAGAACTGTAACCTGGGCGACAAAGGAGAAACAAAGGAATCCTTTTTCCAAGAAGGTACATTGCTATCTTGTAGGAGACTGTTTCACCAACAGAAAAACATTTGACCTGAGTGAGATCATTGGTGTTTATGATGTAAATCTTGTCTCTTTCTATCATCTTATTCCTCATCATTGTATTCACGGACTATAGCTTCCGCTGCGTTGACAATCTTACGCGCTCTTGTCTCAAGTTCCTGTTGGTCTCTTATCTGAGACTTGAGTTTTGCATTGCTCAACTTCAAACGCTTAACCTGTCCTTCTAGTCGCTTGAGTTCTTTTCTTACCGCTTCGTCTATTCTTTTATCATTAACATCTATCATTACCTGAGTCATGTTTTACCCCTTATTGCCTCGACAATTTTTTTGTCAATATTAATTCTGCGCTCTGGTTGATAACCACTTTTTGATTTAGGTATAAAGAAGATGTCGCCATTAGGAACTTTCCATATTCCATACGTAATTGTTATACCAGCATCTTCAACCACATCCACCTCTATATCTGGTGGAAATTCTCTGTTCCATTGTAGCTGAGCCTCTCTTCTGTCATCACTCATTTTATCAATCATATTTTTTAATGACCACGACATTTTTATTTCTCCGCTTCATATAAGAGTTCTTCGAAGTACGCCTGATCTTCTGCTTCGGTTAGACGACCCTTTAACTTCTTCTTCTCCTTAGCCTTTTTGGCCAGGACGGTTGTTGCGTCACAAAGACAATCAATCGCAGACTTGAAACGACCCAAGTCTGCTTGCACTTGCAGCAAAGCCATAAGCTTTTTCTTGTGCCGTTTGGTAATGATTTCGGTTTCTGTGTAAATATCTATACTAATATCTGATTCCCATTTGGCTGTGATTTGAACACCATAGATACCCCAAATCCTAAGATAATAGGTTCGTGGTTTCAATAGACGTTTCAATTCGTAAATGGCATCAGCTTTGGTGTTGATTGCTGTTGCGCCTATGGGGACAAAACCACGACCCGTTTCTACTATTACTCCAGGTGACTTTTCACACTGCATATATCTGTGATCTGGTTTCATATCGAAGTCACACTTGGTCGTTGCTATACGTCTATCGCATACTGTGTATGCCATCTGCTTGCTAGCGAAAACAGAATCGACCTTATGGACACGGTGCCACACGGTGCCTTTTCTAGACAGAGACTTACGATACCATCCTCTAAACACTTCCATAGCCACATTATTTCCTCTCTATTTCTATTATTTTTTGATACTTATAACCCATACATAGACTCGTGTTATTGAATCGTATAATACAAGTATTACCTTGCTTGACTATACGTATTTTTACCCCACATATTAGACCTAAGTCGCACAGTCTCTTATTTGAACAACCAATAATGGTTGCTGTTTCGTTCATTTTTAAAGACGATAAGGTCATTTTCTCATTCGTTAAATAGAGGTGACCTCTTTGACGACTTCTGCCAGAGCGTCAAGGTTTCTGCGAGACACAATTACTACCGGATTGTCTTTATATTTAGCCGCTGTGTAATGGGTTAGATTAAGCAGTGGTTTAGACCATTTAATCAAGTTTTCTCGTTCGTTCCAGATGCACGATGGGCATCGCCAACCATTTGCATGACGATAAAGGCTAACTATCACTCCGCATCGATCGCATTTGTTTTTTTTAGCGTCTTCGGGTAGCATAACTTAAATCTCCTTTTATCTAGAGTCGGTTACTTCTACACTTTCTACGGAGATATCGTGGACATCAGCAACTTCATCGAGGGCGTTATAGTCTAAAGCAAATGTTGATTCTCTCAATCTGTCTGCGACATTTGCTTCATCATCCTCAAGAATAAACACATTCAACACTACCTTATAATACACTTTTCGCATATCATCCCCCTACCCTTCTTTAATGGTTATCCAATTAGTACCATTGTGATACTGGTATTTTTTGGTATCAGTATCAAAGCGATAGAACACCGCCTCACTATTATTAATAGCGTCAATCATACCGTCATCTAAGTCATTTGCGACGTGTGCCTCTCCAAACTCATCAATCCATAGGATCATAACACATTCCCCCTGGCGAAAACGCCTTTATTTCCCAATCTATAGCAGCCACGCGGCTGCAACTTTCGTGTAGGACTTTCCCTTCGAGAGATAAGACTTCCCAGACTTGTTTTTTTTCGTTGAATTCTACGTTTGACGCCTTACGCACCCCAACAACTCTTCCTATGGCGAATAAGTCGATTTCGTCAGTATATAGACAATGGACATCTCCAGCAGGATCGATGTCTAGAACAATTTTCATTTCTTATCTCTTTTTTTTGATGTTTGTTTGTTGATTAAGATAAGGATCGCCATGATAACCGAGCACCCCCATAAGCCTAAGATGACCACCCCTAGTTTCCATGCAAAAGCGAAACATACTAGGCCAATAACGCCGCCACCGCCACAACACCAGAACAGCAAAATGAATTCTGCGATGTCTTTGAGTTTCTTTTTCATTTTATTCTCTTTCTATTTTATCAATTTTGTCCATAGCCCTTTGTAAGTCTTTTCCAACGATTTCCCAATTTTCACGAATAGCTTCTTCGTCAGACTTTATTTCAGGAGCTTTGTAAGGTGGTTTAGGTGGTGGGAATAGATTTATTGACAAAATACCCCTGACTATGTTTTTTAACAAACCCATCATATCACCTTTCTACGATTTAGGCATTGTTTCTTCCATAGATAGTGGACTGACAATTACGTGTTTAATATTCTCACGCAGTTCGGTGAGATTTTTCGCTCCACCCATCGCTAAACCTGAGCGAATTCCCTTGATACATCCTTTTACGACTTCTTCTGTTTCCCCTTTATCTCCCATCTCTATTTCGACTCCCTCTGGGGCTATGTCTGATCTACCAGAAACAGCGCGACTACTCATCCCTCTGTAGACTTTCTTGCCATCGATTCTTGGGGTCGCATTGGTCCCTGCCAGCATATATCCGATCATACACGCACTTGCTCCACCCCAAAGGCTTTTTACCATATCTCCCGAATTCCTGATTCCTCCGTCTGCAATAATTGTTGTTTGTGGATATTTTTTGATACTATTGCTACATTCAATGATCGCAGACATTTGAGGATAACCAAATCCGGTTATAATCCTGGTCGTACAAGCTGCGCCAGGTCCTATACCTACTTTAATAGCATCTACACCGTGCTTTGCGAATTTTATTACCGCCTCTTCGGTGCATACGTTGCCTGCCATGACGATAAAGTGGTAGTTGTCTTGAAGAAGAACTATAATCTTTATTGCCTCGTACATCTTTTTGTGGTCGCCATGGGCTACGTCTAGACAGATCACATTGCACCCGGCGTTCAATAGAGATTGAGCCTTCCTGTCAATGTCTCCTTTGATTCCAACAGCACATCCTACATTAATAGCACCTTGATCGCGAGCCCATTGAATCTCTCGAACTTGCATCGCCAACTCTTCGTCGTCTGGCAAATTGATATGACGAGTCAATATCCCCAAACCGCCCAACTTATCCATGATGACAAGCATATATTTTCCAGTGACTGAATCCATAGGAGCAGAGATAATCGGGGCTCTCAGTTCTAGATGACCCAAATGGGTTGTTATATCAGGGGTTGTTCTGGAATCCAGCGTTGAATATTGTGGGACTAACAAGATATCGTTGAAACAAAGTTTACGATCTTGTGTCATTTGGTTCTCCTCGGAGGAAGATTGCAATTTTTGCCATCCATATTTCTCCTTTTTATATCCTCAATCTCTTTTGGTGAAATATATGTGTGGGCCAACAGTAGTTTTTCCTTAGCGTATTCCACTAAACTTCCACAACTAGCCCCAGCGAAAACGCCTTTGACTAATATTTGAGTTCTTGCTGATGGGTCATCGGAGTCATATCTATCTATGACATGGGTGGCGAACTCAGCTAGGGCATAGGCCAAATCATGGTTTACTTTGTTTATCATGATTTTTTCTTGATCGTCCAAAACTATATCCGGTTGACCTGGATATGATCCTATCCGCTACTAATCCAAGGGCTGACAATAGTTTTTCGCCTTTACCTTTGGTAATTTTAAGGTCGAAATATAGTTCTGGGAAACATTCACGGGCTTCTGTGTCTCCTAGTACATCATCTAATACCCGATCATTTGGAACACAAAAGGATATTTGATCTGCTCCGATCCCCTTCGGGATAGTTATGTGACTAATCTCTAGTTGTAGTTTTTGCATAGATTAAATTTCCTTTTCTAGTAATTCTCTTACTTTGTCTAGTTCATCGGCGGTGTGAACAACTCCACCAGAATTAATATCCAGATACCATTGGAGAACTTCTTTACGAGTTTTTAGATTGTTGATATGGAAACGCAGGAGAACATTGAATGGTTTGTCAGTAAAGTCTCCAATATAGAATCCGTCAAAAATGGGAACTGTTCCGTTCATAAAACCCAAACAGGCAGCAAGTCGTTGTTTGCCGTCAACGAGTTCAAATGGTCCATCATAGGAACCCTGCCAACCAGGACAATTGAAGTAGAAATCCTTCGATGAGTTTCCTCCTCGTAAAATGAATTCCATATATCGAGTTTGCTGTTCGGGAGTCCAAACGTGAACCCTTTGGAAATCAGGTTCCAGATTAAGAGGACAAAGTCGTTCTTCTTGATATTGTTTGATAGTTTTTGGTAACATATATAGAAAATGGTCAGTAGCATATCCAGGTCTACTCATTTGTGGAATGTCTATAAGTTTCATGGTTTTTTTCCTTAAAGTTGTATCCGTCTCACAGACGAATGTCTTTTCTTTTCAGATGGTTTGGTTATTACAAATTTCTTTGACGTTTTGGTTTTGCCACATATTTCGAAGAACTGTTCTGGGCTTATTAAATCAATTCCCCTCCAGTGAGCTTTTATTACTTTGGATGATGTACTATTTGCGTCTGCAATTACCAAGATGGTTGTGCTGTTGGTGACGGATTTGGTGACTGTTGCGCCAGCACCGATTGCAATCGCTTGCATCTCGGGACGAGTCTTTGGGGATTTGCCAGTAAAACAAAACACAGCATCTTTCATTTTTCCGGTGTTTTCGCTTAAGAATTGCAATGCCATAGTTTCTACCTATAACCTGTGATAGTCACTCTTTGGCGACCATCCCGTCCACGTTCCCTAGACACATTGCGACCGCGAGATTCTTGCTCTCTACGGACTCTGTGATAAGCGTAATTGCCCGTCAATTGGCCGATCCACTTTTTTCCATACCTACCAGAGTCGTATTCGGAAATTATTGCTACATAATTACCGTCTTCCCCTTTGGCGAAACCGATATCGTTTGATAATCTACCTACATGTTTACTACGAATAATAATATTGGCTGTTTCTTTGCGCCTGTCGCCTTTATATCCAAGAAGATGTTGTGGTTCATGGTGAATTTCGATTTGTTCTGCTGTCCAATGGCCAGTCTCCACGAGAGCTTCTATTAGAGCCCTGCCATCCATGAATTCAGTTCGTACTGTACAATATCTGCTCATTATAGTTTCCCTTATGCCTTCAGGAACCTTGCCCTATCAAACGCATTCAGAGGTGGAGCGACCACCTCATTGTTGCACCGACATCCGTCGGGGCAAAAACACTTATAATCAACCAGGCCACAATTTTGGCAATAAGACTCTTGATAAACCCAACAATCGCAATCCGAGCTACCGCATTCGTCGCATGGGTCGTAATTATCGAGGCAAAGACCCTGACAATGTTCGTATAGCTCACCACAGTTTTCGCAACAATCGTCATCACAATTACCATCAAGGCAATTACACCCGGAGTTGGTGGTATCATTTTCGTCACAGGCGCAATCTTTCTTCCATTTAAAACAATCGTCACAAACATCCAAGTCTGGAGGCCTATAGATTTTGACTGGCTTAAGTGCGACAATGAAGAAAGGGACATCTCGATCAGGATTTAAATTTCGTTGGTATTCTTTTAGAGCAGCCATTGCTCCACCATCGACACCAGTGTCTAGATTGGTGAATGTTTTACCAGACAGTTCCACCATTCCATGTGCATCGTAAGCTAGAGAGTATGCAAGGCCAGTATGATAACAACTACCTAGGGTGATTTCATTGTATCCCGTTAAGAAGTTGTTGATATCTATTTCTACATCATCAACCCAGTCGGAACCAATACTCTGGCCTATAGGAATTCCGACAAGTCCCTTCTCGAAGAGTTCTTTACAACGACGCAAAATGTCAATCGCTTTTGTCATATCACAATCCTCCTTTTTAGTTCCCCAATAAACTGACTACCACTTTCACCTTCAGCGGCAGCCTTGTTCCGAATGGCTTCGAGCGCCTTTGTTATGCTACTAGCAACTGTTGCCGACTCAAAATCCTGTGGAGTAACACCAGAATCCAAGAACGTGTCTCGGAATTCTGATAACATCTTTTCAATACTTCCATCCCCGAAGACATTCATTGACCGGAAGCGATCGATATAATTGCGGAAGCATGAGATAGATTTTGGAGTCAGACCTTTGACATCTTCTTCATCCTCAAAGGGCGTACCATTGATACGAGCCGTCATTAGGTTACAAAATCTAACAGTTTCGTCCCTCATGGTGGTTACATACTCTCCTACAAACTCACCTACAGCGGTTTGCATTTGTTGACGCAATTCTACTTCTCGTTCGTTTTGCACCTTTTGTTTAGCAACCACTTCCTCCGCACTGACCTCTTCGATCGCGGATACTCCAGATATCTTGAAGGTATACCAGTCAAACTGGAACAATTGTCTCAACGATTTTGGATTGGACGGATAGTGCCCCTTTAAACACTTATCCCAGAATTCTGGATGAGCGTCCTTTACTGCCTTGATAAGATCGTCGAAACGCCTAATGAAGCTGTCAACTCTAACGAAAAACTCTTTTTTCAATTCTTTGACCTGTTGTTCGACCGTCATAATCATTGTCGATGGGACAAAGTGAGCATTGGCAATACCAAATGGTACGGACCAACGTTCCAACGCCTTACGGGCGCGCTGTTCGATTTGATTTAGAGTTTGCAGTTCCGACTTGGGAACCATAAGCTTTCTTCCGAGATTTACTATATCTTCAGGAAGTTTGTCGGGGTCGTAACCAACATGAACAAGATCAGCACGGGTCAACATTTTTCTCCCAGACCACATGCTAATTCTTAGATTGACCAGGCACCCGACTTCGAAAAGATTAATGGTGTCCTGGTTAGACTTTGATTTCTGCACCGTTGCGGTACTCATAATATCTCCTTAGTTTAGTGAGACTGTCCTGGCGTTGTCCCCACGTGGACTATTTTTCTTACTTGGATTTGCAGCCCGCGCATGCATCTTACACCACTGTCTGATTTCCTTAATTCGGCTCTCTTCTGTTTTGGAAAGTGGAACTATATTAGAAATAGCTTTCATGAGATGGGTTGTTGTAAGCTCGCTGTTTTCTGAGAAAGCCATCTTTAGACCAAGTTTGATAGTTTGTTCAACGTCACTTCCTGTATACCCTTGGCTGATTTCAGATAACTTTTCAACTTCAAAATCACTTGGTTTTCTTTCCCTCTTCGAGAGATGAATACAGAAGATTTCTTTACGTTCTTCGAAGTTTGGTAGATCGAGTCCGTATATCTCATCGAAACGACCCTTACGACAAAACTCAGGTGGGAGAGATTGGACTTGGTTGGCTGTGGCAACAACGTATACGGGGGATTCTCTGTCGTTTAGCCACTTGATGAAGGTGCCGAATACTCGACGAGACGAACCACCATCCATGTCAGACGTGCCACCAAAACCTTTCTCTATTTCGTCCAACTGTAAAACACACGGGGCGATACTTTCTAACATCTTAATTGCTTCCCTCATATTGCCCTCGGACTCACCAACATATTTATCCATTAGATTGCCAACGTCCATGGAGATGAGCGGCAAACCAAGTTCCGATGCGATGGCTAGAGACAGCAGCGTTTTTCCACAGCCCGGTATTCCAACAAGCATAAGTCCTCTGGGGAATTCTATTCCAAACTTCCTCGCCTCTTGAGTAAAACATGGTTGATCTAGGAGGACGTGTTGTTTTAGTGCGTCATATCCACCGACATTAGCTAGTCCTCCTTTTGGCGGTTCTATGTATGTGAGGAGTCCAGATGCACGAATAATGCTGGCCTTTTCTCTGACGATGGTGCGCACGGCATCCTCATTCAAGTCCTTGTGTTTTCGAAGGGCTAGAGCAACACGATCGACCGTCTGTTGTGAAGTCATACCACGACAAGAATCAATGATATGTGGAATTATATCTTTATTTGGTTCGAACTTTTCCCCATTGGCTTTGACCACATCACTACAAACAAAATCGATTCGTTCACTGATTTGATCATTATCTGGTAGATCAAAATCAATCTTCGTAATATCATGCAGCAATGGTTTGGGGACCTTAAAATCTGGACCAACGAAAACGATATTTTGGTTGACTGATCCTACGATTTTGCGAAGCTCATCCAACCATCCAACAACAACATCATCATAGGAATAGGTTTCGTGTTGCATATATATGCCAAAGTCGCGCAGTATGCAGATAACGCTATTCGGGAATTCAACGATTGCCTGCAAGTGTTCTTCGATCTGAGCAGAGGGTTTGACACCACATACAGAACCACCATTCTTGTCTATCCATCCACGAGCGATAGACCAAATATAGACCTTACGATTCATAGCGTCAGCCACCTTCGCAATCTCGCTTATTACCCGATCTTTTTCGAAGGTTTCTACATGTAATAGGGCGTGACCTGAACAACAATAATCGGCAAAATCCGTGGCGAAGTCCTTCATATTATTGTCCCCTTAAACTAAGTGACTAAAGAAATGAACGGTCTATTCTTCAAGAATATCTCGTACTTGCCAGAGTTCATTGCGCGTAGCTGCGTTGTCAAACCGCAGATCAGCTACAAGAAGAGATATGTGCTCCAGCAAAACTTCAATATCATCTGCGTGTTTAGATGATCTTTTACGGCTGAGTAGTCCAGACATACTATCGGCTTGACACAAAATTGCTCTCAACTTGGCTGCAATTTGTTGTTTGTTCATGTTGTATTCTCACCCCCTACGCACTGTCGCTAGAATCTCCTACCTTATTATACGTCCAACTAAGCAATTTGTTCCACAAAAATCTAGATTTTCTTTTGTACGATTTCTCGGACCTGGGCGTTGATAAGTCTTTGTATTTTACACTGTTGTTTTACCAGAGATGGGGTCATTCGTCCAGGATGATGATTAATCATCCATGTATCAAAATCTTCCCAAATACTTTTCCAATCAATCTTTTTCATCGCCTTTCCTTTTTATCGGAACTACAGACCCTTTAGAATTTCTGACTAGGCCGATCTTTTTCAATAATCCTTTTTCTGTCTTGCTATCCGCCTCACAAAGCAGTCCCCAGTGAATTTCGCAAATATCTCGTCCGATATACTCATAATCAGATAGATTTTTGCACCGTGGAAAAGCACACTGTTCCATATTTGTGCCCTACCGTCTCTCGTTGACTAAAAACGCAACTGTTTCCACATACCATGTGGTCCACTTATTTGGTGGATTATGGAAAACAGACATAATTCCAGCTTTATGGATTGGAGAAATTTCTCTATCGAAGACTTCCTGGCCAAATCGTCTAAGAAAACCAGCATCCGCTCTCTGTCTATCTTCATCTTTGATATTGAAAATAGCGAAGTTTCTATCCATAGGTTCTTCTAACATAGTTCGAGTTCCTTTTTAGAGATCATTTCCGCAATAAACGGCTTTCGTGTCCTCATAAATGATCTGAGGTTGTCGACAATAAAGTGAGACTCTCTATCATTGGAACATGCTATTTGAATCATGTTGTCCCAAACAAACTTTGGATTACAATGACCACGAGCTAGAGTAGCGAGATGGACTAATCTGAATCCGTCATCAATGTCAATCGACACAGTTTGTCTTGCTGTAATCCATAATTTTCTCAAATGAGTCTTATTGCTGTTATGTGGAACGGTGCGCTTTCCGTAGCTATCCCATGTCCCCATATCTCTTCCTTGACAGAATTTTGTTAGCAGTTTTATAAACTGGCTTATGCGACGATCTACTATTCGTTTGATTTTCGGCAAATCTCCAAGATGTTTAGCTCCGATAGCCTTCCCGTCTGATCCTATCAACATTCTGTCGGAATAGGGTGTATTCTCAGGTCCTACAAACCAAAGGCCATTTATTTGCGAGACACAACAGGAGTCGGGCAGTACCATATTCATTCGGTTTTTAGTTGTAACAGTGCGCCACCCACCAGTATTGAGACGATATGTTCCGTCAGGACGAATCATCACCACATCAGTCTTGTGGAGTCGGACGGCAAAAGCATGTCCACGCTCCTGAATTCTGGTGTTGTTTGCTAACTTGTAACCGCGTTCTTTGTTCCTACACTTTTTGAATTTCGATTTTGCTTCATCGTGAGTTATCATTGTTTCTCCCTAAGAACTTGGACAGTCTTTTGAACCATGATAGTCTCATCTATTATGTTATATGTTCGACAGAATGCTACGAATTCCATGGCTACATTCGAAACTAACATATCAAAGCTACACACTGAGTTTACTCGTGCCCTGAGTTCATCCCTATCCCATTCATGGAAGTCCTCTTCTTGATCTATTGACCCGAGGAGACAACCTCTGCGTCCATTTTTGACAGTCCCTTTGTAGAGGACGAGATAACCACCAGAACGACCGTTTGTTCCTACCACCCAGTTATCGTCGTGCGACATACTGAATAGATCAATGATCTCACTGAAGTGATTTCCCCATTCGTCGTTGAATACCATATCGTACATCGTATCGCAAATATCATCTGGAATACTGAGATGATGAAGTTTGATGCAGTGTGCGTAACTAGTACTTCTATTCCAACTACTCATCGTGTGATATCTGAAGTGACTAGTGAGAAAATCGATCATATCTTTTCTAGATCGCCGATCAACATGTTTCTCAAAGCGGTCCTTAATTTTACGCTGTTCTTCTGTGGTCAACGTTTTCATAATTTCTCCATGATATTATCAACCCAGCACTACGGTTCCGTAATCAACTCTTTGGTTTATCCGAAGCCTTTTTCAACAAACGGATCATCGGAGCCACTTTTTTGTCGTTGACCATATCCCAATATGTGGTATGACATGTCTTACCAGTTCTTTTTACGGGGCATGTTGTGCAACCATTCTTTTGGTGATGATGGCACAGAGCACACGAATGACGATCAATACCTAATTGTTGACTGTCGTTATTGTTATCATACAAAACTCCTTCGTCTAGATTGACCTTGTGTTTTCTTCTGTTTCGACACAACAACCCCGTCCACTTGTCGATAGAATGCCTCATCGCCCATCCCTTGGACACCCTATTGGCTGGTGTTCGATAAAACTCTTTCTTCCACGAAGCTAGGCTCATTTCCATCCCCTCCTTACAGAGTTCATTATGGGTTCCCTAACAAATTGAAGTGCCGTTCCATGGACAGCCTGAGTCACACTCTTCACGATGCAATTCTTCGATTTCCTTAGAGTGTTGGCTCAAGGCCTTATTGTGTGCCTTCAAGGCCTCGTCGTATACCTTCCCGGCCGCGTCGTATGCCTTCCCGGCTTCTTTGTATGCCTTCCTGACCTCGTCGTGTGCCTTCCCGGCTTCTTTAACCTTTTCAGGTATCCGATCCGGGTTTTTAACTGGTCGCATCATTCGGAGCCGTAGGTTGATTTCCTCTTCAGGTTTATTTTCTCGGATATATTTAGCCCGAACCAACAAGGGCTCGCTACTCAACTCAAGTAACCTCGTATGGTGAATATGCCACATCCAAACACCCTTACCAACATCTTCCCAAAGATACTCACTCATTTCCATTCCCCACAGAAAAGGGGCCGGGTCTTTCGACCCGACCCCGTTGGTTTCCTCAATTTATGATCCTACTCCAAAGCAGGGTTTGACACTTCATCCTCGTTAGTTACAAGATCAGGATCAATATCCGTCTTATTGACTTCTCCACCATACTGGATATCGCCACAATCAGATAACACGTAACCGAGCTTACGGAGAATACTTGAGCCCTTTCTACGATTGCTGGTGTTTTTCAACTGGTTGGCCATTGCGCCAACGATCCCCTTTTTGATTATGATCGTTGTTTCTCCAGTCGCGAGATTAATTTCGACTACCTCAAATGCCGGGTCGTTCCGGACTTCGCCCTCACTCTGTTCAACCTGCTCTGTCTGTTCTGTCTGTTGCATTTTCATCACTCCTTTTCGTAAATTAATATTTTGATCAGTCGTACATAACTGATCTGTACTACATGGAAATTTAGGCGACTGTTTCAACATCATTTATCTTCAGACTGGACAATGCACCATCCCATTTCTTTTTTGGTCGAACACGAACAAGACGAGAAGTAGGAAGACCATTTTTAGTAATACTGAAACTTGATCCACAACCGTCCCAGTAAATAAACTCATAATAACGATACTTACTGGGTCCATGACTATTTGTTCCTGTCACGAGACATACCATTTCATCCCATTTCCGACCAGCCTTGATATCACCATCGCCTGGATCAAATTTAGCAATCGCTAAATCACCAACTCTAACTCTCATCGCCTTCTCCCTTAAAAGTCGTTTGTCTGTGTGTAGCCCACGGTGGCAGCGACACGCTGACACCTTATTATACGTCAAACTCCGCTGTTTGTTCGACAAAATTTTTGTTTTTCTAACTTGTCGTTGAACAGCAAAAATTCAAGTTCCTCTTCAATAACGCGGCGTCGTTTTAGTACCACATTACTGTTTCCTGTTGGTGTATAAATAGGAGAAAAGGAGGTTGTTATGACCAAGAAATTTGTAACGTTAACGTTGGGCGCATTTATGATGATTGGGATCATGGGTTGTACTATCACAACCGCAGGAGAGGCTAGTTGGGAAATGTACGGTGGTTTTCGTACAAGACAGCATAGCGACATACCAGCTAAGGTGACTATCCAATCAAGCGTTGTTGACAAAATTGTCGACTCGCTTACAGATGGCGAAGTTTCAGAAGAAGAATGAAAGGCGTTGGTCAGAATACTCTGGTGGACTACCAAGTGTTATTTTGACATCCCTGGCCTATTTGATTTATTCTAGCGCAACTTTTGCGCTATCACATCTATTTGCCCACACACTTCGATTCCCCTTAGACGAAAATCAAACCCTTTGAAAGTGCCCAATATTTCATCAAGAGCCTCTCTAGCATCCTCACCGGCAACAACCCTAATTTCTTTGTCCTGCCACTCCCCTTGTGGAATGCTCGCACATCTATGCTTCCTGCGAGTCTGGTACTTTATTAAGTAAGATGTCACTGTTGATCCTCCAGCAACATACGCAATTTATCCCTCTCACGACGCGTGGCTTCTAAATCAAATAACAGGTATTTTGTGGCGAGACTAAAAAGTTCCAGAGATTTTCCTATGTTGCCAACAGTTTCCATCAATTTTGAAAACCTTTCTGGATCATCTGATATACTTTTTAGGATATTGTCACTATTGCCAATAGCGTCTCTCATATTTTTTGTGAGTTTATCTATTATTTCAGAAAATTCATCTTCAGTCATTTTTTTCTCCCGACACCTGCTTTGCGCGTACTTTTTTAATGGTGTCTATCGTTTACATATCAAGTCTATAAGAAAACCAACCAGAGTTAAAAAACAAACTAACAAAAGGCAAATAACAATAAAGCTGACCGCCAAGCTCAGTGGACCCCACAAAGGCGCTGTAATCCACCACCAAGACCATCCCATAACTACCGTCTCCACGACGCCCACCTTAAGCAAAAGCAGGACGATAAACAGGATGCCACAAAATCCAATACCTTCTTGTTTAAAAATAATTTTTTGATCACTAGACATTACTTAGTTCTCCCGCTAGAGATGTTTTGTTGCTAACAAATCTACAACGATTTGCATTATCTACTTCCATGCATAAATGACAGTTCATTCCTTCTGAGAGTTTCTCTGAACGCCATCCCCAGATATATTCTTGGGCTTCATTCCAAGTGGTTTCGCTGAAGTGTTTCCACGGGAAATACCCATATGGACATCTATTCACCATTCCATCTTCTGTGATGATCATACTGGACATTACTTCACAAGAACAATGGATACTATTACAAGGAACGAGTTTATTGTCCCATGCGCGACCAATTGGTGAAATTCTGTCCCCCTTGGGTCCTAAGTTTCTAGCGGTTTCTATTGTCACATCCAATCCGTTATTTTTCAATATTTTTATCAGATCATCTGTCGACTTTTTGTGCCAGTGATCATTGGATACGGTTACACTGACACATTCAGACGTTCTTTTTATACCCCTTATGGCTGAAAAGAATTTGTAAATACCTTCTTTGTCGTTTGTCCAAAATCCGTTTGTGACTAGATGAACTATGTTTTTGTCGCGAGACAATGCCGCAAGCATTTCCGGATAATTGTCCAAGACACTGAATTCACCACCCATGATGTTGAGGGCCACCCTAACCGGAACCCAGGCGTTGATTTTTTCGCACATTTTTACAGACATTTGACCAACGTGTTCGGGGCCAGACCTAAAACAGCAGTGTCTGCACTTTTGATTGCATTGATTAGTTACCCTGACGACACAAGCATTGGATTGAGTACTAGCCATCCATTTGTCATACCAATAGTCAGGATGAGCCATTACTAGGCTCCTGATTCTTTCGCCATTCTTCTCGCATTTGTTCTGTCCAGGTATGGGCGTTGTGCCATTTAATTTCATCCGCTGTAACAAAAATTGCGCCACCGCCAAATTCGCCAATGCGAGGTTTAGAACACCAAGAGGCCCATGTTAACCAAAAACATTCGTTTGGGCGGAACTGTTTTAAGAATCGCTGGACGACATTTCCAATTTTATCTGGATTTCCGCTTTCGTCGTCGTGAAACCACACGAGTTTCTCGTCTTTTTGTACAGAAAAATCTTGACAAAGAGAATCATCATCAGCATTTTCTGGATTGTCATCGTAGGCGTCTATGACACGATCCCACTCATTAGTCCACCATTCAAGTTCTTTTGGTGTCAAGTTTTCTATGGCTTCTGAGAATTCCATATAATTATTCGCCATGACTTTTTTCCTTTAGTTCGTCTTGGTATTTCTCATCCAGATGATCCATCATTCCATTTTCGAGTGGGTTAGAACCATAAAATCCCCAGCATGAGTCAAGATTCTCTCCTTTTTCGCCGCATTGTTCGCACGGTGGCCCGCGCATGATAAATCCGTATATATCTCCACGGAGATATTGATCGTATGTTTCTACTTCACCAGCTAAACAATTGTGGACTTTTTTCATTACCTCTTGTTTTACATGATCGCCAGTTGTTCCGTAGTCACCAAAATCTCGTTTAGCGTCTTCCGCAGTGCATAGGATAAAACCAATTTGTCCGCTATCCCACGGGCAACCGAATGATGACGTACTAATTGATATCCCCGAGTGGTCCATAAGGTACAATGGCATTATACAAACAACATCGTGGTCCTCCTCTATTTTGGTTTGCAATTCTTCCCACGAATTGAAATCACCAGAACGATATTCGTGTTTGTCTCCAAGGTTGTAATTCTTATGGAAACATACCATTCGACCAAGATTGTCCCATTCTCTAGGAGACCATGCATCATCATCCTGGATTATTTCCAGCTTGCATCCATCTTTGAATTGGATAGTGTCCATTATTTTGCCCCCATCTCATTCATTAACAGATTGAGATCGACATCTTTGTCAAGTTCACATCCTCGCAACCACTTAGCGAATTGCGCCACTAGCATACCCGCTGCGACGTTAGCACAATATATGGTTGTTTTCGCCGTGCAACTTCCTTGGAATGCTTCGGCTGCTGGGAAACAGGTTGTGGGATAATATTCCCTGGACGCATCATCGTAGACAGAGAACACCCTTATATACTCTGCACTCATACGAGCATCTAGGAACAGGTCTGCCCGCTTATTGACAGAGTCGAACATCTTCCTTTTGGTGTCGATTCCGTCAGCACAACAGAAAAACACACCCCCGGTAAACTCAAATCCCCTGAATTTTCTGTTTGCAGTGGTTGTCACAATCTCCGAATTGATTGCCCTACAGATATCCGCGACGGCGTCCACCTTGGGTCGTCCGAGATCGCTTTCATAAAAACCTTGCGCCGCCAGATTTTCTGGACAGACTGTGTCAAAGTCTACCAAATGGAGCCTTGATACTCCAATAGCTGCTAATTGGAGTGCTACCTGCCTTCCTATGCTTCCAACGCCAACGATTGTGACCCTGATCTCTGCCAATTTTTCTGGAGGTATCAGTTCCCGTTGGCGAATGTCACGATTTTCTATTAGACTCTGCATGATTTTTACTCCTGTGATATCTGAATACAATGGGTGTCGTTGTCGTAACTCTTTTCAACTGCCGATGTTTCAATATACAAACCACTGCCTGCTCTGTCCCAACTTTTTTCTTCAGTCTCTATTATCGAGATATGAACACACAGTCCACAGACATCACAAACAAGGGTGTGTTCGCTAGACAACACCTCATCGAATAAGTGAACATTTTTTGGACACAGAAACTTCTTCCAGAGATACCAGACGGTACGCCGCCAAATCCTCCAATATAAGAAGCTAGGATAGGTTATCCCCATATAGTCATTTAATTTCTCCATCTACTGTTCTCCTACGCAGATGTTTTGCTCATCAGCAAATTTCTCAGCCCACGCAACTACTTGCTCAGCCCATTTCTCGTCTGGCCGTTCGATCTCTACGATACTGTTTTCATCGTCGTCCGCGTCGTCGAAAGACCATTTATCATTTACTGGATCGAAGAAATACCACCCATAGTGATCTTCACACCAATACACAGCGTTACCGTCTCTATCCCAAAAACAATCACTAGCTATGTCATAAGCTTCTTCATTCCCGCCTTCGCCTTGTCTATCAAACTCGACCCAATCTTCTTTTTCGTAGTCCCAACACGGGAAGCCCTCTGTTCCCTGAAAGGGTAAGGCATTATTCGCCGCCACCCCCTCTTTTCCTGTCATGCGGAATTTCTTCTCGGTTACTTTGGATTTGTATTCTGTGTCCCATGATTGGTGGTTTGAGGCCTCGAATTCCTGGCTAAAGTCAACACTGACTTTCAATAGCTTCTCTACGCCTGGAGCCGTATTAATTTTGAGGCGGCAGTAAGTTTCTCCATTTTCTGCTATGATTAGCATGATTGCCCAATTCGGATGAGAGAATGCTTTCTTGAAGTTTTCTTCGTCGTTGTGGCTCGGTAAGGGTGAACATCCGGGATGAGTGTGACACAATATATTGTGTGTCATCCACGGGCATAGCCCATCATCTAGTGTGTGTTCTACATCTTCAGCTAAATCGTTTTTGTCGATATCAAACGTTATGTTTGTGCATTCTTGTTTGATTAATCGAAAGTCTGTAATAAACAAGGGGTCGTCTGTGTGGGTAGTTGCGTATGCCGCTACTTCAGTGTCTCCGCAGTCTCTCCAGAATATCATCTTTGCGAATGCTAGGGGAGATATTCGTAATGTATCACCAAACGTTACTTTAGGTTTTAGAAATTCTTCTGTTTTCGCCATTTTTCTTCTCCTTATTACTGCGAGCTTTGAGTCGAGGGCTTGATTCCTGTAAGCAAACACTCGTGTTCAGCAACACAAGAATCGCACATGGGAACTCCACAATCTGTGCATTCGTTATCTCCACAAGATTTGCAGAATATTTTATCGCATACGCCGCAAGTAATCTTACAACTCTTGCAGATATAACCTTCGCATTTGCTACAAGTTTGATCTTCAATACAATCTCCGCAGCAACCGTCACCGCAACACTCACACGAAGTATTGCAGTCATCGCACATGGTATCACCGCAACCAGCGCAGGACTGTACGCATGAGTCACAACATTTTTCATTGCAGGACACACAAGTGTGCTCTAGGCAAGATTTGCAATACGTGTCGTGGCATACATTAGGATTCGCTACATCCAATACACGTTGTATTACATTCTCCGCAACGCCAATTTTCACAATCAATGCAAATAACACCATCTGCGCAATCGTTACAATAAATAGTACTACATCCTTCGCACCACAGACCATCGTCGCAATGACACCACTCATCACACCCCACACAATGGAACTCATTTTCGTGATTATCTTCCGAGCCAGGATCATACCATGCGACTAGTTCTTCATGGGGGGACTCTTTGTTGTATGTTCTCAGAATTGCTTCGACTATCCTAAAATAATCCTCCAACCTTCCTTCAGAAAGGGCTTCTCCCATTGGATTTCCGTTGTTCATATTTGTGCCATCTCCAGTACATAATTTATCATGTTTTACATGGGGATGGAAAAATTTCCTAGAAGACATAACCTTATTTATGGATTGAATTGTTAGTCCTTCTGGTAGGTTGTCAAGATGTAAATTTATCCAGAAGTCACCGAGTTCTACCTCTTCTTTGTCGTCAGAGAGTGTTACTTTGTTGATTCGTACAGAAAGCATATTTCGTCTGAATTCAACCTTATCCCACGTCTGACTGATGATTCTGATTTCTTCAATCGCTTCTTTTGGTGAGAGAAAGATAGTGTCGTTCCCTGCGGTCATATCCTTTAACATGGAGACTACGTTTTTTGTATAGGATATGATGTCCCTACCCAGGTCTGGAACCATTCCATTGGCGATTCCCCTATATATGCTTTTATTTGGAAGACCCATGTGGAGTGCGTTTGGCTTCCATGTGTCTTTTTGGACACGTTGTCTTATGCCTTTTAGGATACGACCGGACCACTTCTGCATCTCTTCAGACTTTTGATATAGGGTTTCTAGATATGATCGAATCGTTACTTCTGATACGGAGTTTATTTCTTGTGACTTTTCGACTATCCAATCTCTATACTTTTTAGCGGCGCGCCTTATGAGTTTTTCGTTCATAGTGAATTCCCAGAAATAAAAAGGGGTGGGGGACACACCCCCACCCCAGATCGTACGGCTACAGCATCACGACCCATCTACTTTAATGGGTGCTAATGAGATTCTATCTCCATCCTGGAGAACGTAGTCGCTGTGCGCTTCAACGCTCGTACCATTACAACGGACTCGGATGGTAAAATCATTAACATCACCATCAAACGACACTTCGAGGAACTTTTCAAGCGTCGTGCCCTCGACGATAGGAATGCGGCATGGGAGTCCAGCTCCACTATTCGTTCCCAACGTAACATTGATCATCTTTGATCTCCTTAAAATGGGGCTTAATTGCCCTTCTTATAGCGGCTACACACCGCTTACTCTTTCATATCCTCATCTGCCCATCTGAAATCAGCATCTTTGCACTAATGATTGTTCCTTTAGACTGGATTTCACTATTCACGTTAGCCCCTTTCTTTTTCATTAAAAGTTACGAAAGCTCTACCGTGTGAATTTGATCTATTTCTTCAATATCGATAAATTCATCAAGTTCTGGTTCAAACATGATGCCGAGCGCCGTGACCACTTGTGATTCTGTCGGGAACACATTTGACCAAAATACCCACTGCGTTGAGCCATACTCGTGATGGTGGTACGCTGCGAACAACTTATGCTCAGGACTTGGTTGGCCTTGGTACATTATCAATCTCCTTCTTTATACCTTATTCACCATATTCTAGGTAGTGAGCCGGTTTCCGAGAACTTGTCACATTGTTAGTCACTTCGTCAATCATTGCCCTATTAGCTTTGATCCACGCCCTCTTATTCATCCCGGAGGACTTCCATAAATTATAAAGACCTTCGTCATTATCAACCCACTGGCTTCTGTCCGTGTCGTTCATCGTTCAAACTCCTTTTGATTTTCCACGTTTTATTCGGATCAGTATTCTCCTTGGTTGGATATTTACTCACTATTTTGTTTCGCAAGACCAAGAATATAGGTTATGGCCCCGTCTATTGTTGTAAACCAATGTCTGTCTTCGTAGGCTTGTTCTGTGTAGTCTTTTAGTGTTGGTGGATTCATAAAATTATTCAACACACATATCCACGAATCCACAAAAACACCATCCGTACGTCTTGGTTCACCAAACACTATACACAGAGTTTTATTTTTACCCAGGGTTTTGTGCATACAAATGCTGCATTCGCGCCCGTTATACCAGGCGGAAAATTCATATCCTTTCCAGTCATTGTAGGCTTGAAGCCCATATAAAACAGACCACGCTGTTGGGCGAATACCTAATAGGTTTATTAAGGCCATTATAGTTTCTCCAATATCTATTCTGTGTGGGACGCAACTTCACTCTCCTCGTCAATTAGAACATTCTTCATGGTTATCATCCATTCTGGATGTCGATCGTGTTCGTCCATTTTAGTCTGTGGATAGTAGTATTTGAATACCGCATCGGTTACCACGCTAATTTCCACTAAATCACTCGATTTGAATAACCCAGATACGGTTTCGGGTACACATGCGTGGCCATAAATACCGCAAACTAAAAGATCTAACGGCCATGATGGGTGACTATTAATACAATCCAATACCTTTTTGCCTCCATCCATTCCCTGTTTATATACAGTTTCCTTGTGTGGATATTCATCGAGAGCTTGAATAATCGCGTCGTCTGTGTTACCGCGCCCTTCATATTCAACAACGATAATCGCCCATATTTTCTGTCTGGCGTACTGGATTAGTGAACAAATGTTGGGAATTATCTCATCTTTATCGTAAAAATCAGTCTGCATATCAATAATTACAAGTGTCCGTTCTGGACGATGTCCACCGGACACATACTCTTCGAGCCTCCTGTGCGCCAGATGTCTTGATCTCTCGGCTGCGTTCACAGTAATCCTCCGTTATCTATTAGTTCGTAAGGCACTACGATAATTGTTATTACGTTATCCGGATCAAGACTCTTTAGGTCTGCTGCTCCCTCGCATTTGATGCACTTCTTTAGGAATCTTTCCTTTTCTTCGTCTCCGGGAGGAGATGTGTAGAGTTCTTTCGATACGATTGCCTGGAGTCTACCTCCGAAGTTTGCCGAATGGCCTTTAGCTATTATTTGATAGACTATCATGATTTTCTCGCATTTTCCTCGCGATCTCGTTTTCTGGCGACGACAAAACTTTTAAAAACGTTCAATTCTTTCCACAAGGGCGATAACGCCAATTGCCACCCTTGTCCTTTGCCTTCTAAATAAGCTATTACCAGCTTATCCGTTTTGATGATAAGAGCAAGGTCTTCGTCTGTCCAGCGGTCGATTTTACGTGTTAACTCGCCAGCATGTCTAGCTTCTTCCTCTGTTATTCTCACGGTTGCACCCCCTTATTGGGAACGATAGTAGGAGGGTGATCTTTGAAACAGAGTTCGAGTCTCCAAGGTTGTTCACTTTGTCCACGACGTTCGCATACGTAGAAATTAAGTCGCTTCATCTCACCACCCGTTGGTTCTCTGCCGACTGCGAAGACAAATACGGCCTCAGTAACTTCATCTTTTGTCAAGACAAAAACAGTTTCGCCCACTGTTACTTCTGGTTCATTCGTATGCTTTTCCATGTTTTTTCTCCATACAGGTAAAATTGGTTTGGGTTACTAGATCACATTGCAGTTGGTAGCCCGCCATTTTTGACGATAGTATAATGGCAATTTCACGGGGCTATCCACGCCTTCGGGCTCTTCGGAGTCGTAATACGCACCTTCGTAGACAATATAGCAGTGAAGATAGGGTTTATGCCCTTGTTCGAATAGGGATTCAGCTTTATTCCCCCATTCCGCACGGGCTCCTTCGAATTCATCCGCGACGGTATTTGCAAAATCTTCACACCATCCACAATTTATGTCATATGGATGCATACCATATTCTAATACTAGGTCCCTTATTCTTTTGGGTAATGAATCCACCACTAGTCTCCTTCATTATTCGCGCAGGCATCAATGGGAATCATTACGAATTTATTGGGTCGGGTGGGACTCGAACCCACGGCCTACGGCTTAAAAGGCCGTTGCTCTACCAACTGAGCTACCAACCCTATTCATTCCTGAGTGAATGGTTCTGTTGCATTCAATCCTTAGCTTTAGTCCCTACTCGGCTTCGCTCTTTCTCCATGGGAGCACGGCAGGACTGGCAGTATTTGCCGCAATAGGGACTGCCGTATGGTGGCCAGTAGAATTCATTGCTAAGTACCCAATTCTTGCATTTTGGGCATTGTTTCGTCACTAAGCCACATCCTTTGCATGTGTGACCATATGCAACACAATCACGGTCCGGGTTGGTCATCTTTTTGCACCGAAGACATTCTACCTCACTCATCGCGTCTCCTCTTCCGCAGGTTTCTCCTGCTCGGCCTCCCAGCGGCGGCGAATGTCGTCGAGGCCGCAGTCGCAATGACGAGCCATATCGTCTTCCGGCAAGTAAACAAGACACTCGGCGTCATGCCTTAAACAGGGCTTGCACTCCTCATACACATTCCGCTCGGCGTCGCGGATGGCGACTAATGCATCATCGCACGCTATCACGCAGCGACCAACGTGCGTGCCATCAACACGGAAGCTGGTTGTGTTATGTATCCGCTCTTCCGCCGTCAGCCTAGTTGTCATTGTGTAAGTTCCTTTTTTATTTGACACCCTCTTTTGGTGGTTTCAGTGGGTCGGGGCGGAAGTATTCGTCTTCGCTATCCAACAGTTCGTCCTCAAATACGCCTCCAACAAATCCGTCGTTGAATTTTACTTGATACATAATCGGACATCCAATCTCACATCTCTCTTCCAGAGTTGGTACGTCAAATCCGTCATTAGGGGAAAATTCTATTACTTCGACTTCTTGATGAGATCGGTACCAAAGATCAGCATCAGATGATAAATGTGATTCTTCGCAATGATACTCGAAGAAGAGTGTTGACCCAATTGTTCTTACATTCTCTATCTCTGATGAAGGAATCATTGATTACCCCACTTTCCTGGTACCATCCCATGAGGTCGTCTCGACCTCTTAATACCCCTGCGGAGATTCGAACTCCGGTCCGCTGCCTGAAAAACAGCTATCCTAGTCCACTAGACGACAGGGGCTTTTGTGGCTAACTGATTTTTCTGAAAAGAAAAATCTCGCTTCACCCACGAGATATGAGGAGCTAAACTGTTCCTAGGTCGTTAACCCTAAAGCTCCAGGTTAGTGTCCATTCGATGACACAAAAAGAGATGCAATTAAAAGGATGCGGCTACTTCTCTTATATCTTTGAGAGTTGCCTCTAAGATTGTGTCCGGTCCCACAGACATTTGTCGTCCCTTGTTTTACTAGTCCATCCCCACAGATGATTCATAATCATAGGGTTGGTCTGGGATAAGTTCTAAAAGTCTGAACCGGATCATTAGTTCTTCAGAGCCATAGATCAATTCTTTGATTGTTCTAGGCCACTCATCCATTAGAGCTACAAAATTCTCGTCGCCACCACAACGATTAACCAATGAGTTCAACTTCCGGTGCAATTCCGGACAGAATTTTTTTTGACGCTCCATTTTATCCCCGCAATAAAGAACTTTTACTCAATGGTAGATGGAACTAATGGACCGAGATTGTTAACACGATCCCCCTTCAGTCTAAAAGACTTTGCATTTGGGAATCTGATTCGCGCTTTGCGCCCTGCCTCCTCGGCAGTATCAGCTCGCACAATAATACACTCACCACCATCGACACAGATCATGTAAAATCCCATAATTTATCCTCCTTAGCAGGCGAGTTTTGCACTCTTGGGCCGAGCGGCCATTCTCCACCCAGAAACACTTCTTCGAAGAAGTCCATCATAGTTACCGACATCATCACTGATTATTTCTGGCGCTCTGGCTATTTTGAAATGGCACGCAATGATACCAACCGCTTTGGGTGCAAGGTCTAGCATATCTTCACCGAGAAAATCGGGCGAGACACAAAAGATAGCAGCAACGAATTCTGTACTCAGTCTAGACAAACGATGATTACCCCTAACAGAATGTTTTATGCCATGGTTATCCAACCACTCTTGTGCGTAAGTCCAATCGTGCCAAAGATCAGAATCAACAGTGTTAACCCAAGTATATCTGTCATACCACTTGGTTGGTATACGATACCCCCAGTTGCCACAATTATTATCTGTTCCTTCTGGATGGAATGGAGGGCAGTTCCGGTAGTAGTCGTGGTGTTCGTCGATATTTAGGATATTGAATGGTGTTTTGACTTTTCCCGACTTTACCCATTTGTGCAATTGTGGGAGAAACTCGTGGTGTTCGATAGTTATAATTGCCGGGGTATCTCGCGGAATATGATGCAACAACTCTCTCAATTGGCGTATCGGGTGTTTTGCACTATTGAGCCAGTCCAAATCAATGCTGACTAACGTTCTTGTGCTCATTACTTATCCTCTCTTGATCGCCTGCGCTTTCTTCAACAAACGGATCATCGGAGCCACTTTTTTGTCGTTGACCATATCCCAATATGTGGTATGACATGTCTTACCAGTTCTTTTTACGGGGCATGTTGTGCAACCATTCTTTTGGTGATGATGGCACAGAGCACACGAATGACGATCAATACCTAATTGTTGACTGTCGTTATTGTTATCATACAAAACTCCTTCGTCTAGATTGACCTTGTGTTTTCTTCTGTTTCGACACAACAACCCCGTCCACTTGTCGATAGAATGCCTCATCGCCCATCCCTTGGACACCCTATTGGCTGGTGTTCGATAAAACTCTTTCTTCCACGAAGCTAGGCTCATTTTTTTTCTCCCTTTATCAGCACAGCCAGATATCCCTTGGACGAAATGAAATCTTGACTAAAATCGGGGTATGGACGTTTTAGCCATTCTGTCTCATTTCTATGATCATACCACCACCCAAGGGATATTTGGCCATGCTGACTAAGTACACTTCCAAATGGGGTGCGCACGAGTTCAGTAGCCCCGAAGGGCCTGGATACGGCTACCACCCATTAACTCTTAGCCAACATGACAGTAACCAAGCTTCTTGGTTACAAAAAGTGTTGTGTGTAGGTTTCCGGTCTCGTTCTAAGGCGATCTGGGCGTAGAGTTGACTAGTACCAACCCTTCCCGTCGCTCGAAGCCTGTCATAGCCTACCACTGCGACCGCGCCCATTAGGAACACAACACAACCTATTAGCCGATGAACTTTACAATCGCCTTCTGCAACGACCCACAGAACCGAAGGTCAGGTCCCTCGTTATCGACGATGGCTATTACCGCCAGTAGTTGTCCCAATCCGCAGAGACTTTGGCAAGCAATCGTGACAGTTCCTGCGTACTCAGTAACCGCACAGCCACAGGCTTTCGAGAGGGTTGACCGCATAGAATCGCTGATCTTGTTTTCCTCGTTGTTGCTGTGAACATACAGAAACTCTCGATTTAGTTTCATATCCATTACACTTTCCCTTCTCTGTTTACCAAAAGAAACCACGCAGTTGCAACATCAAAAATTACGCGATGTGAAATTCTAATGGGAATGCCTTACGACTGTTCCCTTATGGTGTGCGCCATTTGCATGATTAAAACCGCGCACACGCATTTTACATCTTGGGCATTTTTGACCAATCTTTACGGAAATATCTTCTCCGTTTTCACCTTGGCCGATTACGACAGGTCTACCATGGTTGAGATTGCTACCCAAAGAATCCAGATGGACTCGTTCAAGATGAAGACCTCTGTCGTTAAAAACCTTGTGGACGATCGGCCCGTGTCCTCGCTTTTTATTGTTAGATTCCGTCATTGTTTTTACCTTTCAAGTTCTCTATGGAGACATTCTAGATCAAACAAAATATACTTCATCCTCAAACTCAACTCAGCCTGAGCCTCAACAAGAGCCTTCACCCCCTCCCGTGATCTCCTACAACTTTCAAGGATTTGTTCGTGACGACCAGCCGTCTCTCGTAAAATCTCCATCAATCCAGGCTGAACTTCTTCTGGTAGTTCTTTGATAGAATTGGCAATTGTCCCCATCGTTTCGTCAAACTTTTCCTTGGTCATCATAGCACACGCCCCTTCATGCTACCATTCTTAGTTGTGCCCTGCGATTTCGTTTTGCAGCCCTTCGTGCCTTATTGTGGTTGATTCCACGGAACTTTTCTTTCCGTACCATTTGCTTATACGCTTTTTCTGCCTGAGCCACCACTATAGGATCACGTTGAGCCACCACAATCACCTCAGATGATACTAAACCACATTTACTCCCGTCAACCCTACGAGCCCAACGACTAGCAGACGCCCTCGCAGACCTCGGCCTGACCAGCGTCCCACTCCTCTTCTTAAATTCTCCGTCTAGCCCCACCACTATATGGACTTCGTTTTGTCCTTTGCGCCGTGTTGAGAACCCCATGCGACCATCGCCGCATTTGATTTTTTGCCAATCAGGCCCGCAGAAACGGGTACCACCTTTTACCGGAATACAATGCTCAGACCTGGCGAATTGGTTTTCTGTAGCCCACTTCCTTGCTTCTCCCTCTAGACGATTGAATCCATACCCAACTGCACCACCACTCGCGCCAGATTTTTTGTCTTCGCAACACTTGCAAGGTTTTGTTTGCACGTTTATTCCCCTGTGATTAAAGTTCGAACATCGTTTTTAGTACTGAGAATACCATTTTGTTGGGCTGGTATCTTTTAAAAAATGTGTGTTGAATGTCGAAATGCTCACATATCACCGCAGCAATAGCCGGACTTCTTGATACACCAGCTTCGCAATGGACAATTATGTGATTGACATGTTTGTTTTTGTGGACGAACTGAATGATTGAAGCGGCCATGATGTTGTCGAAATATGTTACCTCTTTTAGTTGTGGCCAAATTTTATCCAGGTCGTGAAACTGAAGTCGAAGGACAAAATCATTACGGTTTTCATAAGACCCCAGGAAGGCAGTTGGTTCATCTGGATCAGTGACAGATATGATAGCAATTGTCCCATCCAAGTCTGCGATCAAATCAACGATTTCATTCCTGTTTGAAACATGGACTTGTACCATTTTACTCCCCTAACCAAAGACGTCGTTGAGGTTTTTATTCATCTGATTCTTTAATTGCTTATCTACATCATCTTCCAAAACAGTCCCCGTGCCTCGCTTTACAATTTCCCATTCGGTATCCCCTAGGTGACATACGCGACTACCCATGTCAATCCAGACTTTGTTGGCGGTAAATCTGTTTTTTTTGTATTTTTCTGGGCAAGTCACGACAAGAAACTCTTGGCCTTCAAATCCCTTGGGAGATATTAGGATAACCATGTCACCAGGTTTTGCTTTTTTGTTGTTCATTCTACATCTCACGGTCGCAAGAAAGAAACGGATCGCCTTCGACAGTACGATCGATTACTTCCCCAGACGACAATGTTTCTTCTTCTGTTGTCTCGCCGTTTTCTAACTTGGATGCCGCCTCGTTTTTGCTGTCAGCTTCTACCCAGTACCGACAAGTACGCGTTACCGTTTCACAAACTATCCCACTCCATATTGACATGATTTACCTCCAAATATAACATCCCCATTTCCCAGCCGAAAGCCCACCCTAATCGGCTATTGTGGCTATTGCCACCCCGTCACATACGTTTGCGACACTCATCATCAACACAGCATAGTCAACTTTTTATCAACTCCCCTTTGTCGTTATACAGATCGTCTTCCGAGTAGCGGACTATATGGATGGGCTCGATACCCGTTGTAGCTTTGAATGCCGCTTCAACACTACCCAGACTGTTCACATGTATCAATTTGACAAAAGAGAAATATCCAACGCCCTTGTAAACGCCACCAAAAAATCTTTTATCGTGCTCTACTCGGATGTATGATTCCATTTTACCTCCTATCCGCCAAAGGCGTGAGCAAGATTGTCGTCCGTTTGTTTCCTAAGAAACTAATCCACATCCACACTATTATTCACTGTAGATTTATGACGAGTTGCTAGTTCTACTATTTCACAATCTCCTGGGTATAGCCAAGTTGGTGGATTGAGTAGACGTTTAATCCACACCATATTTGAATTCGAATTGTTTTCGCCTCTTGGGTGCTCAACTACAGTGTGAACTTCTCCATTGTGGTTTCCAGGGAGGATTATTTTTATTGTATCCCCAGGTTTTGGTTTACGTTCTACCATTCTAAACTCCTTCTCATTTTACCAGGATGCATAGACTCCACGATTGTTGAAAAATCGCTCTAACTTCCGATAGTCACCTTTGTGCCACGACCACAGCTTAATCCCTCCGTACGGGTTCTTTCTTGGTCGCAAGACGAAGACTAGGGTTCTACCAGAGTTTCCATCCGGCGAGTTCAGTGAAATCTGAAATCGCTTGTACCACCAACCTGTCATCTTTTATCTCCTTAGATACACAGTGGGTAAACTAGATACAGACAGGGGGACGGCGTGCAGCCTTACTCCTCACAATCGCATTCATTACATGGTTGCTTGCAAGTTCCTTCTCCGTCATATCCTCCGAAATGACAGGGACAAGAACAACAATCTAAACAGTAATCAGAATCAAAATCCTGGTCTTCGTCCTGTTGCCCTGTCATTACTTCTTTGAACTTCTTGTGCCGCTCTTTTTCTTCCGCCTCTAGTCGCTTATGGAGCCTATCCAACAACTCACGACTAGATTCACCCATTGCTTCGCGCATTGTTATTACTCCAGCCACACTAGCCCTATCTTGTTTCCATTGCTGTCGAACAACGGAAGTGACGTGTCATTTATATGCATCGAGGGCACCTTCTTCGCCGCCTGCTCAAATACTCGACGTACTTCATAATCAAAATCACAGAACGCAGCATTGCCCGTGTCAAACTCAACTTTGATTTTCATGTTGTTCTATCTCCCGCTACTTACTTGGAAGAAGACAGTCCCATATTTTGCACACGAAGTAGTAGGTGACTTTGACATGTTGGTTCAAGTGTATTTCCCACTCTTTTAAATCAAAGCAGAATCTAATGCCACCCACATGTTCTCCATCGGACATGATATCAAAACGCACTTGTCCACCTTCAGACATGGGAATCAACTGACATTCACGTCCTGCATGAAAAGTCATTTCAATCTCCTTAAAATCCAACGTATAAAGAGGACACCCGCTGATACAGTGGTCCACCCGATACAAAATCCGATAAAAAGGTTTGACATGATTTTCCTCTCAAAAAGGGGAGGGTCACTGAGACAGCAGTCTCCAAACCATCTTAGTGACCTCTCCCCAGGAGACACAAACAGCGAAGTAAGAAATCCCCGACAATAACATCATGCCACCCACATCGAGGTATCGGGCATTGATGCGCCAGGGACTTCTTGCCACGCTGCCCCTTCATTTCTCTTGTCGGGCCTAAGTGTGTGAATCACCCTCTGGTCCGATTCCCATCGTCATTCCGCAATATTCGCCGGTGATCCAATCATCACCGAGGCCAAGGCCGTCGTTAGTCCAGGTTTCTAGGTCAATCCCTTCGTCCGTTCGACGACTCAAGATTGCCAGTTTGATCGCCTGTTTGTCAGTCATTACAATCTTCACAACCTAAACCCTCACTTCCCTGCTACTACGGTAGCCTAGCTCTGTCTGTTTCTGACTAGCGTTACAAGTTCTTCGGCGTCCTTGATAGCCCACTTCTTGTTATCTAGACTCATCACGTTCGTAGTTCCTCCTGCGAGGTCACCACCCAGTAGGATCGCTGCCACAATCGTTACTAAAACGTTTTCTTTCTCTATGTCCATAATTCAACCCTCTCTTCCCTGCCACTATGGCAGCATTGGACGTTGCGTTTATGCATCATCAATGTGGTCTTTCGGCATCATTCGTCGGACTCTGGCTATTAACCTCCAAAACTCCTCCCAAGTATCTCCTCTTAACCCGGATTGATAAGACACCCAGTCCCAGAAAACCCTTGCCATCACAGCACCTCACTCCCCCTCTAATGCTGTATTGGCACAGCAAGAGCATCCTGGAGTCATAGGACACTGGTCGTGTTCCTCCACGCGACATTCAGAGCAGAGATTCGTTCCCGTATCCTGTGCTTCATTGTGGGGATTCACGCTCGGCCCCGTCCCCGGTACTGTCATACCATCCACAAACGGCACCTCCTGTTCCAAGTCCCATCTCCACAAGGCCCACACCCCTTTAGATTGGCATAATTGCCAAGGAGTAGGCAGGCACCTATTGATCCGTTCCTTTGTGGGTTCCGTCCGATACCCACAAGAATCAAGTACGACCCGTCCGTCTCTATGGAACCAAACGATGTCTTGCCCGTGCAATACGACATTTACGCTAAAGTCGACGGAATCGCGTGACAACATGGTATTGTTACCTACCGTCAGTCGGTCCTTGTCCCCGAGCAACTCCACCGCCTGCTCATATGACCTACACTCAAAGTCTCTTACGTTCATAACTCAATCCTCCTGGTGTTGTCTTGGGCAACATTAACCACTTGTCGGACCTTCTTTTCTTTTTGTGATAGCAATAACACCTTTTTTCCACTCAGGACTATCGGTTGGGTTTTTCATATCTAACCATCGCGCATGTGCTTCTTCCCAACCTGGGTCATTTTCAGTTATGATTACGGTAGGTTTTTGGCCAGACCAATCAGATGTGTTCTGTATCTTGTAGACCTCATAGCCCACCTTAAGCCCTCTTGCTGTGACAAATACGGCTATTCCATACGCCAGCCATATTGCCGCAGTTATTATCAACCACACCTTCATCGTCTTGCCCCTTAGAGCTAAGATTCTTTAGCGAGATGTTTACAGGATAATACAACCGACGGGCGTTTCGACTACTGTCCAATCATCAGTCACCAGCAAATGTTCTGTGCGCGGCGTGTCACCCCTACAATAGAGACTCTGACAGGTTCGTCTGTCTCCTGTAATTGCGGACCACATCCCAAACCACACATTGCAGTGCCCACGGAATACCCCACCGCTGTGTTCGTTGCCTACGATCACACCGATTCTACCGTCAATGATTTTTACAAAGGTTCCTATAGATGGTGTTAGCATTTTGTACTCCTTTTGAAGAGACAATTGATTCGCGCCACGAGGTCTTATATAGACGGGTACTTTTAGCAAATTCTCGCAGCTATTGACGGAGACTATTTAGGAGTCTATTTTGCGCTTCTGGGAATGCTCGTTCGTAGAGTGGATCGACTTTACCCAGAAAGTAATCGCTTCCGCTTCTGGTTAAAATGTGACCTGCGCCGTCCACACTTATTATTGGCGACGTTGTTATAGGTGTCCCATCTTCAAACCTGGGATGGCCAAAAACGCAGCCATGTAATGATAGCTGGCAAGTCTCCGGCGCTGAGTATGGATGGTGACAAAAAGACACGACGCTCCAATTTTCTATTCTCACAACATGCCTACCTTCTTTATCTAGCAACTTCAAAATTCAACTCATCGGCACAATAACGAATTCCTTGGAAACAAACAAATTCCCTATCTTTACCCAATCTAGTCCCTCGTCTATGGCTTTGTATCGACGATTGATCTTCAGTTTTCCGTAATTGCACAACATTGTTACCACCATGTTTCATCCTCCTTTTATGTCTTTTCGTCACAGGTTATGATAGGTATGACGGAAAAACTCCTTAGCCGTTCATGAAGCCCCATCACCCCATATACATCTGATTTCTTGTCATACCCGTGTAATTCTACGGTAATCCAGCGTTTGCTACTCAGTGCTTCCAATTGGTTCATTATCCCTGCGCCTCTCTATTTTTCGCCAGGTGGCTTTAATTTGAATTGTTGAAGAATCATCTCATCAACAGCGTTTTGGATTAGGGCTCGGACATCTGAATTGAGATTGCAAGTCAACGCTTTCTTACATCCCTCCAACAGCTTCGGCGCAGTAGCGAAAAGAAGGGCGTGATCGTATCGCCCTGTTGCGATCTCGGCAATCAGTTTTCCAGACGCATCGACTACACCATAGTCTCCGTGTCCGAGTCCTCGATCGTTCCAACCAACCGCCAATGGCTCCAAGAAGCCAAGATCATTTGCCATTTTATACCTCAATTCTCGTTGATTTCCTTTTGAATCTGATCCAGACTCTTGTCTGTCTTGCCGTCCAAAATCCTTTTAAGCCACACTTTAGCAGCCTCTACCCTGCCAGACCAGTTTGTCTGACCGACATGTTCTATCGCTTCTATAGCAGCTTCGTACATCAACTTCACAGTCATTTTGTACCCCTTCTTGTCGCAATGCCTTACCTTTGCTGTCTGGCAATTACCGCCGCTTTTTCTATTTTTTGCTGATATGGTACCCACGCCATCGCAGCTTCCTCTTTATTAAACGGACCGATGCAATTGCCATTATCCTTGGGAACAAGCTCACGGCAGGTTTTTGGTCTGTGATGCAATTCAAAGCAACACCCATTCGTAGCATTCCAATGAATACAGACGCCACCCCACGAAGGATCGTGTAACTTCGTAATCCCAACGTGGGCGGGACGAATAAACAGAGAGATTGGCCATTCGTCTTTGCCGGGGCGAACGTCACCTTCCCACCAATCGATTGCATAGATACCATCGGCAAATCTACTGGCAAGAGAATCTACTGTGACTGGCTTTAAGTCATCTGGATGATATGCACCGGAGCATTTTTTACAACAGTCGCCACCGCACGCTGTGCAAATAACAGTATCTTCTATCATTTCACTTTCCGGGATTGAAATTGTCATTTCGTACCCCTCCCGTCGCCACTATTGGTTATGCGGGTCTGGCTTACACCACAGACTGCTGTAGGCATGACGGAAGAATTCCATAGCCGTATCTATATCTAATTCTTGATCACACCCATGGAATTCTAAGGTGATCCAGTATCTGCTGTTCATCGATGGATATAAGCGAACCTCAAATTCGATCATATCTTTTAGATGTGGTTGCATTTTTCTATAGAAGAACGCATTCACGAAATAAAGTGTCAATCCAGAAGCAGCCCTTATTCGTATTTGGAACATGGAAGATGCGTGTTCGTGAGTCGCAGTAGGACCATGCAATTCAATTTCATGAAATCCATTTTGTTTTAGAGATATTTCCAGTTGGTTCATTTTGTACCCCCCTTTTTTACTGGCAGAACAGTGTCTATGGCGTCCATAATGGCCGGAAGATTACCGCTAAAATGTAACGCGACCACCCTGGGAAAGCGACCCCAACCAACCGTGTCTTCTGGTTCTGGATATCCGACACCGAAAGCGCATGGATCGGTTGATTTAGTCATGTTCACAAAACAGTTGTCGTCCAACCCGTCGTTATAGATGTTTTCTTGCCATTGATAACCAGCCTCCAGGAATTCCTTTTGTGCCGCAGCGATCACCTTTAACTCTGTCGTGTCCATGGTATCCCCACCCTACAGAACATTTTGTACCCCTGTTTCCCTTTATCTATTCAGGACGATCACTACGATAGCCCAGGCGATTACTACCCAAAAGAACCAATTTGGCCACCTACGAAAGTAATTGCAATTCCCCTTTTTGGTATCAGAGGCATATTTCAGACCCATGAAAATATCAGCCCAACACGTGATCCTACCGAAAGTTGCCAGTGTGACCAACGAAGCTATCAACATGCTGAATGCTAACCACATTCTCTGACCATTGGTTATTAACTTATTTGTCTTGCCAGAATACTTCCAATGACCCTTAATAAGCATCGCCTTCATGAATACGCGAAAGTTTCTCATTTCTGTACCTCTTCTGATAACAGGACGTTAGCGAATACGTCTTACGAGACCCTCTTTTAATGTTGAGAAATACCGAACGGTTATTCTCGCATGTCCAGTTGGGTAGTTTACCGGGGTTCCGTCGTAAGTTGTATCCTGGAAACACACACTCCACGACCACACACTCTTTCTTGCCCATTGTTCGGCCATCCATAGCGACTTTTTGATTACCCTATCAGGGGTCGTTTGGACGCCTAAAACGAGAGTTTCTATGAGCATTTTGCATCCCCTTCAGGTTTGCTTCTTCCACTCTATATAGCGATTGGTCAACTGGCTAGCGTGAGTTCGGGCGAGTTGTTTTCTTTCCCGTTCGTGTTGAGCTTCTATTCCTGCGGCTATCGCTCGCCATTCGTCTCCGCGACGGGTTGCTTCCGCCAGTAATTTTTCTACCGCGTCTTCAAGTTTCGGATCACCACCAAGTAAATCCATTTTTCGTACCCCTTAAACAAAGGACGATAATCATCGTCACTTTATTTCGTGTGGCCGTTTCGTTTTCTCAAATAGTCGTGAGCCATCACTTCGACGAATTCGAATACTGTCCCGATTGGCCCTCTCCATCCCTCGTATACGGAGATGCCATTTCTAGCTACTGATTCCCCCAGCACTATTGCCGTTTTATGGTTCTCTAGCGGCTTGGTTAATAGACTGTCTTTGTCCGGCTCCAGATCGTTGGTCACTACCACCTGAGCGCCCATCGCATCCGTAATAGCCCGCACTCGTAATCCATCCGGAGTGTGGCCGCATTCATTCAATTCACACCCTGAAAACATTTTGTACCCCTTTTGATAACAGGACGTTAGCCTACAAGATTCAAGAAATCAGATACAAATTTCGTACCTAGCGCCCTGTATACCATTCCGTCCCACCACTCGCTATATGTCCCATTTAGCCTACAAAATCGTATATAGAAACAGATACAGGCCAAACTGGCTTAGACCCGACGACCGACTCGCAGTGCTTCGCAACCGTGTTTTTGACCACGTAAGGCGTGTTTTTGTACCGTTTTACCAACTACTCCCCCTATAGAGCAAACACCTTAATAGTAAGAAAGAGCGTGGGCGAAGGGTTAGCTGCGTTTTTGGCAGGCACCTGGTTCAAAGGCATAGTAATACACTTGCATAAATATGCAAACGTTCTAATGACCCCTGAAGTACCTGGACTAATCAGAAAACCCCGGAAAGTTCATAAAAAATCCCGGATAGTTTCTTGGAGAGGGTGATTAGTAGATGTGGGGCGATAACCTATCCTTTGCGTCCTTTCCACAACAAGTATAAAATACTGCCCACGGTTACAAACATTGCGACGATCGCAATGAGAGCTAAAAGGACTGTGGCCAACATGATAGCGGGTTGAACCATCACAGTTTTCCCCTACGAAAAAGGAGTTGTTTTGGGGTGATGACTGGGCTAGAAGGTTGAGATCGTGACTATACCTTCATTCCCGTCAAATAATGAAGATTCTGCTTCAATAACCTCTGTCTTGCCTTCCTCGCCGCAAGCGTAGCAGTAAATTCCTACCTTGTAGTGGTCCGGATGCTTTTGAAGTTCCACGATGAGTTTTTTTACTGTCATTTTATTTCCCCTACAAGAAAAAGTGTATCGGAATTCCTCTTGTCTAAGCTATCACCCGGTCTGTGCTGATAGCCGTAAATGCAGCCTCTAACAAAATCCACAAAGCCGCCTTGCTTGACAGTACGCAGGCCGAGTCTATCAGTTTTGACTCTATAACCTGAATTGTCAATTCATCGGCGTCTGGGTGTTTGTATGTGACTTCGACTATTTCATACAAACTAAGAACATTCGAACGCTCGCCTACCGTTCTTTTTATATTCCAGGATAGGTGCTTTTCGCTGACCGGATCGGTGTCATTGATTATCAACAGCATCGCAATCTCCTAAAGAAAAAGTGTACCGGAAACCCCACCGAATCCGGCGCTGTTGGGCTGCAAAATCCAACTCCCACTATTGCCCTCCCTAAAAAGCCAGGTGGGACTCGAACCCACAACCTACCCCGAGCCCATGGGCTGGAGTTACTCTACCAATTGAGCTACTGGCTTTCCTTGTGGAACCCATCCCATCTATGGCGTGGCGTTATACGGCTGGTTTACCTCTAACCTCCGCGCTCCGCCTCCGGGACACGACAACGAGGATTGCCTTCGCCCATAAACAAATGCGACGCGCCATCTCTCGACAACGCGCCACGAATGATGACACATCATTACAGGCTGTAGCGCCAAGTGTGGCTTCATAAATACCTCCCCCGTCTATTAGATCGGAGGACTTTCCACGAATCGTACCCCTGTAGTTTTAGCGATACCTACAAAGAGAGATTCGTCTTTCACCCGCCGGGATATGCCATAAGCTCAATCATTGTCTTGCGCTAGACAACTCAAGATGCATCCCTACAGGGATTAACTTCCAGCATATTATTCCCTTTGCTAACTCCACAGCCCATAATGATATGCCATCAAAAAAGTTGACAAGCCAACCCACCTAACTTGTCCATCGTGACTGACGACTATGCAGCCCATCGTCACGACTTCCCGACCCGTAGGTCCTACCACTGCTTTTTGCGGATAATGCCCTGGCAGATGAAATCTGGCTATCCGTTTTCCCAGGACAGTTTCTAGTATCCTTATTTTAACGACTAATCGAGCCGAGACTGTTGCGCCAGTGCAATGAACCAGTTTATTCAACCCGTCCGTCGTGTCGTGTCGTTCAGCAAAATAGTAACAGAGACTGGACACACAATACCCGTTGCGTGCCAATCTAAGACTTAACCGACAAGATCGTGAACCGCGCCACATTCTAACCTCAGACCCCTCGAACTATCAGCAATACCCCGAGAGACCCTTGCGAAAGAAATTGTTGTGACGGAGTTTACAGGACTTGCCCTTGGAAATGCCTATCCCACGACAAAAAGAAAGCCTACCCCAAAACGATAGACGTATTACCATGAAGGACCGTAAAATGATTAACACGACCTACCCTTTTCTGTCTAGCTGCCTCGGCGCTGTACCAAGACCCTTTGCCAGACATACAAGGAATCGTGTAGACGATCCGTCACTTATCCCGTCCACGTACTACGGGCGTAGACTGAGCCCACATTCTGGACTCTACGTTTTGTCGCTTCTCAAGACTGGAGTTCGACCGATAACCGTTGACTCCGGTTGAGACCCATTAGCGCACGTCCTGCGCGCTTATAGACCCTACTACGGCGACTATCGGACTACTACCCAACCTCTTCCGGGAATACCCGATGCGTATCGGACCTCCCGCTATGGTTGGTTATGGGAACCGCTGATCCTAGATAGTGGACCTATAACGATAGGGTGCTACCCTACCAAGCGATTCAATCCTGACTTTAAGTCAGAATGTCCATCGTTACGCGCCCCTAACGGCCTATAAACATAGCCTATACAAGACTATCTTCGCTAGAGGCGCGGTGCGTCAGACACTCTACCTGCCCAGATCGTTGAACGACTTACGAGTTGCGCCGACACTGTTGCGACGACCGAGCAGACTCTCGGCAATCACGGTGGCATTGTCGGACCCAAAGCCCAGCTTGGAATCGGGAGTGTAACCCGACCCATTTTCAACCTGAGCTTCAAGAACTTTCCACGCTGCATCAAGACCGGCCTTTGCGTCATCGACACTGTCGTATCGACTAGCGGCGTCGACCATGCGTTTGTTCGCCCGATAAATCGCGGCGTTGGTCTTGAAAGTCGCAGACTCAAACTCGACAATCGTTCCAGTGGCACTGTTAGACATAACGATTCCCCTTGCAAGGTTATCGCCCGTCCCATGCCCGAGACTACTCCGTCCCGTTATGGGACGGACAAGTAGTAACGTACTGAAACCCTTATTCGGACCGACGTTGCGCCGGTCACTTATTATCAGACCCTTGCGGGTCATCGGAATGACAACGGTTAGATACCCCCGGGAACTATCGGTAGCGCTCCCTACAATTCCCCGTGCGGTACATACGCCACGTAGAGCACTTGACACGACGGCCTATTGTGTCAATGCCGGAGATACCTAACCACAATCATTCGTCCGTTTTTCGTTTACGACTTCATTAGGTAAACCCCTAAAGGTCCGTTTTTTGCTTCTCTTTTTTCTTCTTACATAATACTATAGGCTTAGTTATATACGCCGTCAAGGTATAATCCGAAAAAACTTTTCCGCGCCTAGAGACCCTAATCCACGATATTATCGCACTTAGACCGATAATCTGCAATTGTAACAAAGTCCGCTTTTTGAGATCACATATCGGTCGTTTGCCTATAAAAACCCTGTTATTTGTTCAAAATCCACGATATTATCGGAAAGTCCTGTAATACAGGTTATGCTAGTCCTAATATGGGGTCCAATAACCATGAAAAAGCTAAAAACCGCGAAGTTATCTACCCTTTCCGATAAAAAAGTCGTCTTATAAGTGATTTCCGATAAGAAATGGCGTTTTTGCGCCATAAACCGATGTATTATGGGACAATACACACAGGGTAAACTAGTTTATACTTAGGCCCGATAATCGCTCACGGCTCAACGTCCCATAACACAAAGGTCGGCGCAAAGTTATAGGACCAACGATTGCGCATGTCGCCGGTCCCATAATCTTTACCACATTGCCACAGTTATAAGACCTGCGTACAGTATGGTTTTAATCCAGAAAACGGTTTCGCGCCCCATAACTACACGCCTAGCAATTCGCTCATTATCGGATGATTGATCGTCGTTTCGTCCAATAACTGCGCATCGGTCTTGCCTACAGTATCGGACCCATCAACGTCCGAGAACATTAGATTGCCTAAGTACCGATAATCGTTTGCGAGGCGAGTTGCAAGTGCTGCTTTAGCCGACCTTCTTCTGGTCCCAAAACTACAAACCCCGTAGGTCCGAGAATGGAAAGGTCCGCAAATCCACGCAATCCAGCCGTGCTGTACTTTTAGGTACTGGTAGCGCAAGGTCCGTTTGTGTGATCTACTACGGAAGATCGAATCGTCCGATAACACCACCGTGCCTGTTTGTCCGATAACTCTGTTTCTCATCTTATCGCTCCTTAAATGGTTAAACGTCCGATAACGAGTTTGTCGTGGATCGTATTATAGCCGATAACACGAACCGATCCTGATTCAAGTGTCACTACAACATACCCATCTTGTTCCGATAACGTGCGTGCTGCTGTACGTCCGATAGTCATAGCTAGTTGGTCTGATAATCCGGTGGTACAGGAAGGTCCGATATTACCGCTTGTGGGTATTTCAAGTTTAGCTTGTCCAAACATTATCGGCACTCCAGCATGTCTACAGCGAGAATGTAACCTTTACACTGCCCATAACTCGGCCATGATTCAGGAGCGGCTAGGTCTGATAACTCAGATTGTCGGAGAATCCGCTGATAGTTATCGGTCGTAGAGATGATCGTCGCACATTCCGATAACTTCAGCCAATCGAGTAGGCCCGATAAGAACAGGGTAGGTACTACAGCGTAACTGTTAAATTTGCTGCCTAGTGTCCGATATTTCACCAGTGTCTTGTCCATTGTTATAGCCCCTCAAGGTCTGATAATACAGACCACAACCATACCGCTCCGATAACCACCATTGCCGCACATCCGATAATAATAGTCGCCATGATTCTCTCCCTTAAAGGCCTACTGAATGAAGCGATGCTTCAATCCAGGAGTAGGCGTTGATGAGTAGTCCGATAACACAAGAGCCGATGATTCCAGTAAGCGTTAGTCCGATAAGTAGTTTCATCTTTTTTCTCCGTTGTTTGTCGTGTGCGTTGTCATGTCATATATATTCTAGGATACAATCGGCGCGAAGGCAAGAAATCGAGAAGAAAAACTTTTGGTCCGATAACTCAAGAGGGTTCGGGTGCGAGGAGGATAGGTCCGATAACCTCCCCTTGCATGTCATGCAAGATAGTCCGATAACATGTCTAGCTGAGATGGTCCGATAAATCTGGGCTAAGGGGTGGGCCGGTAATATAGGATGGTCCGATAACTCGGCTAGGTCCGATAACCGCCGGGGGTTTAGGCATACTAGGCTCCAAAAATCCATGCCCTACAAGAAAACGCATACACTCCTTCTCACCTAGTCCCCCGCCTTATTAAACAAGGGGGTGCCCCTTTCTGAACGCCTGTATCAATCGCTTTATAGGACGACAAAAAAGATGAAAAAAATCGAAGAGAGGTGAAACACAGGCATGAGTTAGACGTATAATACGGTAGCAGAACAAGTCTGCTCCCGAGTGCCTTGCACGATACATTAACAGGAGAGATGAAGTGATGACTCGATATTCACTGAAGTCAGAAGCATGGCGAGAATACGATTTTAATGGACGGGTATACCGCATTGATCGTCCAAGAGAATTATTTTTGTCTCTGAGAGGCACCACACATCGTGTGGTCGATTGTTTTGGGATTGTACATTGCTGCCCTGCCCCTGGTCAAAACGGATGCGTTCTTAGATGGTCACCAAAGAATGCTAGTAATCCGGTAGACTTCTAATCCCTACTTTTGTGTCTTGCATCTTGGAATAAAATATGACCAAACGAATTGATAGAAAACAAATACCGGATCATCCATTATATTTTGCCGACAGGAAAGGCCGTATTTGGCGTAAGTTCTTTGGTAGATGGCGCGTAATTAATCCGGTGATACATCATGATGGTTTTCAATATACATACACGGGGTCTTCCGCGAAGAAGAAACTAACTCAGAGACTCGTCTGTGCGGCTTTTAAGGGCCTGTGCTGCGAGGAACTACCACTTTGTATAAGAAAGGCCAGGGGACAACAGCCACGTCGATTACGGTCGCAAAGATACCTCGATTGGGGATCGTATGGAGACAAGAGACCTGGGGCTAGTTACCACCATTTGACGCTAAAAGAACAAACAATGATAATAAAGCTTCACAGGAACGGGACCACACAAATTTCTTTAGCTAGACAATTCGGCGTTTCGCAGCCAGCGATATCTTGCCTTGTAAATGGAAAAACAAAACTAAGAAAACATGTCCCATAATGTGAATTGAAATAAATCGAATTTTCTTGAAACAGAGGGGATAGTTGAACGTATAATAAGGTGTCAGCAAAGCGCTGCCACCGTGAGCTTCGCACTTTTTTGGAGACTATGAGATGTGTAAGAAAGATACAAATGTAACCATTTGCAATTCGGCTAATTTGGCGATTAAAGAATCTCGTCAATCGTCTACCCTGTATAAGCCTAGAGATGGTTTTGAGGAGGTGTCCAAAAGCACAAAAACATTTTTCACTGGAAGATAACAACCATTGCATCAAAAATCAGTATAGATGATTTGAATGACGACAACATAAAAGAACAAGAAATGTATTTCGTTGAGTTTAGATCGCATTGTTATGACTATGGTCACACTGGTTTCAAAACACGCGAAGATGCCATCAAAAACGCTCTAGAATTTGCTGAGCGAAATGGAATAGAATTAGACGGCTATAAGCTTTAATTTTCACAAAGGGAAAAATGATGGGATGGGAACTATATATCGTAATAACTTGGTTTTTGGTAATTGTTTCATACGTTATTGGGTTCTGGCACGGTGGCAAATATGCGCTCAGAAAGGTACGAAAATGACAAAAGGTTGGATAAAACTAAATAGATGGTACGACAACCTTAAAGGTGCAAAGAGATTTTCTACATTTCTCCTTGTGATGGCTCCTCTAGCATGTTTCCCCACTATGATTATGCCATTCAGCCTATCTTTGGCTAGTTATGGAATTTTGCTTTTGATTGTGATTCTTTTTGCCAGAATATGGTATATAAATCATGAAAAACGTTCTTAGGAGATAGGATTATGTTGGAATGGGTAATTTGTATTGTAGTTGTTATCGCTATTGTATTCTTTATCTGTGATCGATTTAAGGGACCTGGAATGGGACTCTAAGGTAACATCCAAGGATGTTCCCAAGAGCTACGCACTATGTAATTACACTTTTGTGTCTTGCAAAAAGAAAAAAGTAATGGAACAATTCATCCTTTTAGGTTTCGTAATTGCTTGCGTTTCAGTCGTTGCATATAGCATTGGATTCTATCGAGGCGGGAGATACATACTTAGGAAGATACAAAAATGATAAAGAACTTTATGCTATTGAGTTTCGCTTTAAGTATTGGAATTTTGGCGGGGTGCGAAAAACGTGAAAAGGTTTATCCTAAATTTAAAATTGGAGATATCGTTAGATTAAAAATTGACAATTCTACAGGAATGATTATGCAGTGGTACTCAGCCCCATATATAGGTGATTCATCCAGATATCCTAGATACCTTATAAAATCATCACAACATAAACATTTTTATGCTTATGAATTTGAACTAGAAAATTATGACCACAAAATGGACGGAGAAAAGTAATAGAACAATGGCGAACGAGAAGGTAGTTGTGACAACAGCAACAGCAAAGATGGCCCTTGACAAGAAGGGAAGATTGGTGAAGATGTGCCCCTACTGCAAGGAACCGCTTCACTACACGCCGACAAAGAGGTGTCCCCACTATGCCGTCTAACGAGAAGGTAGACTGCCCAAGGTGCGAAGGTAGCGGGTGGCTAGGCGATCCGTTTTATTGTGATTGTTTTCAGTGTGAAGGTGAGGGTGAAGTACAGCGTAACCTTAAACATAGGGAAACGGAAAACGAAATGGAGAACTCGAAGATGATACATTTACTTCTAGTGACAAGGGCAGAACAACTCGGACATTCACAGTGTGGACTTAGCTGTTCCGAAGTTGATAAGGCTGATTTAAGTCCCCATATTAAGGACGTAACTTGTAGAAGGTGTCTTGGCGTATGTAGAGCAAAGTCGTACGAGAGGGTGAGGGAATGTGCCAATCGTCTAGATGAATTGACGAAAGGCCTCTGTCCACATTGTAAGAAAGAACCTCGAAGCGAACATCTCAATGGAGATTGTCCATAAAGCCTTTGGGGTGAAGGAAAAGAAATGAATATTACGGGTTGGCTGCATTTAGAAGATGGTGGTGATGGTAGTGCTATTCCTCATTTTTTTGGAACAAGAGAAGAGGCACAAAAATCAGCAGACGATGAAATGGAAGAATTCAAACAAGCCTTGGGTGAGAATGTCATAGAATTCAAAATAGAAGTAGATAACAATGGACGTATAATTAGATCATCATGCAACTATAAGGATTTAAGGTAGAAAAAATAACGAGATATGAAAATTTTTGGAGAATAAAATATGAGACGATTTTTATGTTGGCTGGGGTTTCATAGATGGGACCGCTATATAGGGTGGCGGCGGTGTAGGGATTGTAGGAAGGTTGACAATTGGTGGGAGGAGTAATGACAAGGTTCAGACGGATTTTGTGTTGGTTAGGTTTTCATGATTGGTTTCCTAAGAACTGGACACCGAAACCGAAATACTGTCATTGGTGTAATAGGCGGAAGCCCGACTGGCGGGCTTACGATATAGAGTAAATAATGTAGCCATACAGAGTAAAGCTATGACTCGCAAAGTAAGACATCCATACCAAATCCTAGAAGCTGACGAATTAATTATTGGTGAGCGTTATGCATTAATTCTTTCAACCTACCATGGTCTTAATTTCATGGCTTATGTCTTCGGCGGCATAATTAAAGATAATCTTTCCGCAATAAATAATCCACCGATAACTGATCCCAGAACTTTTACTATTCATTTTAAAGGATTGCGAAATGATGGAGTAGACAGCCTCTTACCTGCCAGACTTCCAACGATAGTATGTTGGCCATCGAGAAAAGGATTTCACATAGACTGGGATTATGTAGAGACTTATTTTGGCGAAAAGGAAGACTGTAAAGATACGCATGCGATAGTTGTGTCAGAAAGGCATTGGGCTGACGATCCCAAGATTCATGTATTAGACTGGGAAAATCCTAATGATGTTATTGAAAGGAAAATTGGCAAGACGAACAAAGTAGTGAGTGGTGATTGGGAACAACAGGTGAATGCCAAGAGGGATGCCGCCATGGCAGATTTCTTTGGATTTTAAAAATGAAAGCAAAACCAGGAGATACAATCCTCATAACACATCCCACAGGCCATCTTGGTATATGGTTCAAATTTGTGGTTGAAACAGTACGTGATTGTAAATCTCAATCATATGTAAGATTTGTACATGGTGATGGATATGTAATCTATCTAGAAAACAATGATTTCAAAATTATAGAGTCATCGGATACCCTGGCCAAAATAGGAGACAAGATTATCGTAACCAATTCATCTCTTCCAACATCACTTGGAGAAGAACGTGTCGTCGTAAAGTGCCCATCAGATAAAACAGATTTTGATCAATCAGATCGTATTTGGACTCGTCCAGGAGGTGATAAAGAAGTATGTTGGTTATACAGAAAGAGCTTTGAGATAATGAAGAGATCAACCCCCGCCACTTTGGTGTCTTGCCCCGATTGTAATGGTACTGGAGAGATTCAATTATTTACTTCTGTTGCGAAATGTAGGTGTTGTGAACATGATTAAAATTGACGAATTTGATGGTGTCATTCGAGAAATCAATGGGGAGAACGTGAGGGTATCACTCTTCGACTCTGAGTATGATTATGAAGAGTTTCTGACAGACCTTCCTGTTGACCTTTTTACTTTGCACAAGGTTGCACTCAGAGAAGGAGAGTGTTTTTATTTCTGGGTAGAACATACACCTCCCGATACCGAGAAAATGGTTGTTTGCCCACTTAAATGTAAGATTTTGACCGATGCGGACAAGAAGAGAATTCGTGATGACGTAGACGATATTGTTAATGGAAATAATTGTAGGGGGAAGTAATATGGGTAAAGGTGATAAACAAAAATACACACAGGAATCTATTTTACATGTAGATGCTACGCCAGATGATGAATATCCACTTCGTATTTTGCGGGCATATAGGGAAAATTGTAATGTTCGTTGGGAAGTTAGTGGTGATATAGATTCTCTACCTTATGACGTGATGAATGAAGCTTGCGAACAACGCGCCAAAATTCTAGACAAAGCGATAATTAAGCTAGGAAGAGAAAGGTCGTGTCCGAGTTGTGGAGGCGATGTTACAACTATAAGGACGTGTGGTTTTAATGATGCATATCGTTGTTCAACTTGTAGTTTAGTGAGTGGATTTGAGAATAATAAGGTGGGTGATGAAAACCCTCCTCCACCTCCTCCACCACATCCCCTAAATGTAAGCACACATCCAGGCCATTATGGAAAGCCTCTGTGTCCTCGTTGTCAACGTAGGGTGCATCGCAGGAAGGGAGTTCACTTCGATCATGAGCATAGGTGTCCAAATTGTGATTGGATAGGGGAAATAGAATGATAACAATAGGAAGTAAAAAATATAAAGTTGTAGAGGATCTTGGTTTTAATCATGATCTGGGTAAATATGCCAAGGTGCTTGACGTAAATGGTAAGGAGCGTGTGGCAACTAAATCTCCTGGCGGTATCTGGGAATGGCATAAAGTAGAAGTCAGACGGCGTAGTTTTGTTAAAGGACAATAATGAAAGTAAAATCCCATCATCCATTAAAGAACTTTTAGCCAAACTATTATTTGGTATTGAGACTGTATCTCCAAAAGAGCAAAAACGAATGGTTAATCTTGCTTGTAAAGAAGCTGTCGAATGGCACGAAAAACAAATTGTGATTAGAAAGGGGAAGTATAATGAAATTGACTGAATTGGTTTTAAGAACCAAGGATGGTAAATACGTTATAGAATTATGGATTGCTGGAGAGAAATCCAAGAATGAAAGACAATTCGATACTAAAAAGGAAATGTTGGATGAGATAGAAAGGGTAATATCTGGACTTAGATTATCATCTAATGTTTGTGTTCATAAGTTGGATAATGAGGAAAGCCCGTCGGATAAAGAAATATTGGATTGGCTAGACAAGAATATGAGGGGGTATGGGAAAGGATGGATTTGTCGAGATTCGAGTTGTGGTCGTGGTTTGAGATTGCATGAAACTAACCTGCCTGGGACTAAGCCTACGGTTCGTGAGGCTATTGTCGATGCAATGGAGAAGGGGGTTTAGTATGGGTCGTAAATATGTATGTTCAGATTGTCAATCTACTACAGAAAGAATAATGTGCTCCAAGTGTGGGAAATATATTAGTGAAGAAGACATATTGATCAGTGATCTTATTGACGAACCAGATGAGGTTAAGGGAGATGATTTTCCCGCTACTCGGGTAGGTAATATAATATTCTTGTCTTTTTTTATTATAGTCACAGTTGTGTTCGCAGGGATATTTGTAATTATGATGGGATAAAAAAAATGAAGAAAACCTTTTTTCACCAAGACATTCTTGCTTCTTTTGTAAACGAATCAATTGAGGATGGATGTTTCCACCCAGCCGAGAAAATTATTAGTGATGAAATACAGGCTGTTGGTGTACCGATACAATGATATCTGTCAAGTTATTATGTTTTTTGATCGAACGTCGTCATCCATCTATTCATGCTGGAATTCTTCGCTGCGTAGGTCGTCAACCCTATAAAATTGTTGGTCAACATGGAATAAAACTTGCCAGTTATGGATTGAAACATGCTGATCAGGAGGTGCGAGATGCAGCAATTGGGATGCTTGAATCATGGGGTGGGGTAGATTCGTTAAATATTTTAGTGAATCATGTTGAGACTAAAGAATGGCTAAGAGATTATATTGAACAAGTTATTGTGGATTTAAAAAAAGGAATAGGATGACGCATAATGTTTGCAGAAAGAACAAACCCTCACAATAAAAATAGACTTTCTTGGTGGTTTCCACGTATTCCTTTTGGAATTCCAGTACCTAAGACTACAATTATCGAATATACTGGGGATGATGATTTAAAGTGAAATTTGTGGAAGTGAAATAATGCAACGATTCTTTTGTTTTATTGGTTTGCATAGTTGGATTCACTGTTCTAATGATCCTATCTATGACTATTGGTGTTTTGCGTGTGGAAAATGCAAGAGATCGGGTTGTTTTTATAGGTGGTGGTGGTTATGAACAGAACGTCCCATAAACATCAAAAAAATAATTCGAATTTGTGTGAAACAAGGTGGGGAGTTAGACGTATAATAAGATAGCAGCCGAGGGCTGCTCTCGGAGCTTCGCAGTATGAAACATCACGAATATTCAGAATTTGTTTTTGGATATTTTCTCATATTGATTTGCGGTGGTTGTATCTGTATTTTGCTGGCTGGTATCTTTACGCTGTTGTTTTTTTAACGGAGACAGCTATGGGGTACGAATATGATAAAGAGAAACAAAATAAGAAGCATATTGTTGAGATAGAGTAGTTTGATGTTGGAAACGATACAAGAACTAATAGATAGATATCAAAGAAAGATATGTTTTCTGAGATTTTGTCTGAAAATCTGTTTGTTTGGATGGCTGTTTACTTTGTTGTCCGTGGGTGCTGTTCTTTATACAGGAAAAATTCCTCCGATTGAAATCAAGATGAATAAACCAGATTTTGGATCAGTTTATCCGAAAAATTTTTGGAATCAAAATGATGACTGATTTGCACCGTAATCATTGGACGATAAGTTGTTATCGGCAGGTAGTGAGCACCAAGCAGTATCAAGAGATTCTTGATCGGCATGGATCGTGGGTGTTTCGAAACGGTCAGCGGGCAGATATCAAGGGAAAGAAAATAGGACCAGGTCGTCATGAGATTTGGTTGGAGGACAACTAATGAGCACAAAAACTGAATGTGATAAATGTGGCGATAAAACAATGGCTACGAACAATTCGACACCACTTCAATCTGTGGATTATTACTATAATGTATGCAATAAAATATTTTTTATAGGTGATCTGTGTGCTGAATGCGGGAGAAATTTTACGAGTGATTGTCGGAAATTAGCTGAACAATATGGTCTTGAAGAAAAAGGAATCTTTACGCATTCGGCTCAAGCGCCAAGGGGGAGTTGTACTAATGTGTAAGTGTTTTTGTTGCGGCAAGGTCTTAGAGACCGAATCCCATTTTAATGATCCTACAATTTTGAGTCCCGTATACGATGGTGTTTGGTTTCGTGCTCCGGGTAATTTTGGATCAACGGTATTCGACCCTATTCCCGATAAGCTTCGTGGGGAAGACCCGTTTCTTCAAATTTTAATTTGCGATGACTGCCTGAAGAAGAAGTCTGACGAAGTATCATACGTTCACAATATACGACACAAAGTGACCGCCGACGTTGAGACATTCAATCATAGAATAGGATAGATAAATGATGAACTTCGAGACTTGTCGTATTTGTTCCCAGAGACATAATCTTACTCCAGAACAAATGAAGCCGATGGTTCTTTCTGGATGTGAAACTGAAATACAATGCGACGTTTGTAATCATAGCTTTAAGTTGCCGAATTGTGAGGCGATTGTTGAATTAGCAAGACACCAAAGGGAGAAGAGGATATAGTGGCAGCGAGAAAAGGACCAGTATACGAGGAAAAGGGGAAGATCGGCAACTCTGAGCTATTGGGTCAATTAAACGAAGCTTTTGTTGAGCTAGAAAATCAGATGAAAGCAACTGTTCCCATCAATAGGAATACCGTAAGTGGAAGTCACACTATCGGTTATGGTGTAAGCAAGGCGCAGCGTGGTATAGCTGCTGATCGAGTGATTTCTATAGCCAGGGCGATTAAGGCTTTGAAGGGTTGGTAATATATGAATAGGTCTGGGTTTAGATTTAGACATAGACGACAGGGTGAAACAGGCTATGTTGCCATTCTGTGGCGTGGTAACTGGGCACTAGCTGCGTGGTGTGGATATGGAAAGCCGGTGTGGTGGAAACCACGATTTATGGGTAAGGGTAATGCCCGATATGGATTCGGGTTTGGTTGGTTGCTTTTGTGTTTTCGTGTTCATATTATTGAACTAAAGAAAGAGAAGGTGTAAAATGAAGATTGGTGATAAGGTTCGAGTTACAAAGTGTGATGTGTGTCCGAAGGTTGTTGGGAAGACTGCGACGGTTACTAAGTTGAATTCTTCGGAAGACGGGGTACCCACCTCTGTTGGAGTTACATTTGGGCGTGGTCGGCCACAAAAAAGTCGTCCAGTTGCGTTTTTGATTGATGAAATTTCTCTGATTGATATCGATGTTCAAGTGTAGGCACAAAAAATCTGGGCCAGTTGGCGAAACATTTTCACCAGATTCCCTTACTGGTGGCGATGTGGAACTATACTGGTGTCCTAGATGTGGTGCCATTGGCCACAAACAGTTGTTTGATAGATTGTTACAACCAATTGTATGGACTAAGCCCGGACTAAGAACCATATGTCCGCGTGTTCCTGGGGAGTAATTGTATGAAAATAGTAGCACTAGAAGCTGAGAATGTCAAACATCTGAAGGTAGTTAATATTAAGCCAGATGGCTCATTAGTTGTAATTGGTGGAGACAATGCAGCAGGTAAGACCTGTGTCTTGGATTCGATTGAATACGCTCTCAATGGCGCTAGTTCTATTCCAATAAAGCCTATTAGAGCAGGACAGAAAAAGGCCCGTGTCGTTTTGGACCTTGGCGATATCTTAGTAACTCGCACCTTTACAGCAAAAGGAACTAACCTGACTGTAAAGAATAAGGAAGGTGCGACATTCGCATCTCCCCAGGCTATGTTGGATAAGTTGGTTGGTGCATTGACTTTTGATCCGCTAGAGTTTTCCAAGATGGATACCAAGAAGCAGTCTGAAGTTCTCAAGAAACTAGTTGGATTAGATTTTGATAAACTCAATGCTCAACACAAGAAGCTGTTCGACGAGAGAGCGATAGTAAATCGTCGTGGTAAGGAATTGAAGGCTAACCTTGACAGCATGATTTGTCACAAGGATGTGCCAGACAAAGAAGTGTCTGTTCAGGAACTTAGTGAAAAGTATACCAAGGCGGTTGAGCACAATAATAAGGTGGAGACTGCTCTTCGTGAATTGGACGACGAATCTGACGAACTAGATGGGTTGACGAAGCGTGTTGCAGCTCTAAAAAAGAGTATTAAGGATAGACAAAAAGCCCTTAGCGATATGGAAGAAATTGATGTCAAAACAATTCGTTCTGAAATGTCAAAGGCAGAGATCGTTAATACTCAGGTGCGAGAGAACAAGGTCTATACTTCGGCTGATTATGATTTAGGGAAGCTAAGGAGTCAATCAAAGTCTCTAAGTGATCAAATGACGGAGATCGTTGGTGAGAAGGCTAAATCTTTAGCCAAGGCAAAGTTTCCGATTGAAGGGCTAGCTATCGACGATGATGGTGTGACTTTTGAAGATATTCCTTTTGTTCAATGTTCTTCTGCTCAAAGAATCAAGATATCTGTGGCGATGGGTTTGGCCATGAATCCTAAGCTTCGTATTTTATTGATTAGAGAAGGTTCGCTTTTAGATTCCAAGAGCTTGACTGTGATTGCAAAAATGGCTGATAAGGCTGATGCCCAAATTTGGATTGAAAGGGTGAGTAAGGGGAAGGAATGTTCCGTAATTCTTGAGGATGGAGAAGTTTTAACACCCGAACCGGTGGCGTAGATGGATAGAGGATTGAAACAAACGGAGGGACATCTAAATTAAGCGGCGATGTCACTCCTGTCCGTGATTTACGGACAATTCGTCCTAAAATCTCATTTTGCGTCTTGCCAGTAAAATAGCCCTCTACAGTAAGAGAATGAAAGGAATATTGTGACTCGAAAATTACAAACGCTTGATTTAGAGTTTGATGAGTATTGTCATGAGCTTTTACGTGATGGTGTGGGTTCGGTAAATTTTTTACGAATATCAAATCAATATCAATTTATCTGGGATGCCTGTAGAAAAAGATGTGCTCGATTATGTTTGCAACATGGTGTTGACGATTTATCTACACATATTCTTAGAAATGAAGATGGAACACTGTTAGATGTTATTTGATTGAGAGGCATTAAGTGTTTGGTATAAAGAAAAAATACGACTTTTATGTCGGCGGGCCGATGCGTGGTTACAAAAACCTCAATAAAGCTATGTTTGCGATGGTAGCGCATATTCTTAGGACCAAAGGTTTTACTGTGTGGAGCCCATCCGAACACGACGGTTATCTCAAACTATCATTTGCCCAATGTATGACGGTTGATCTTAACGCAGTTATAAATCAGTGTCGGAAGATAGTTTTACTCCCAGGATGGAAGGATTCGCTTGGTGCGAATATGGAAGCCTTTTCTGCATTTGCTTGTGGGAAAGAGGCTGTTGAGGTAGTACCGAACGAGAATAATACCGACTTTGATCTTGAACCCCTAAGTCTTAGTGAATATCGCTTACCATATCAAACAGGTAAAACCCGTCAATTTAATCCGCACGAATGTGATCTGGATTCATTTGAACCGACTCGATGATAGGGGTGATATAGATTTCATAAAAATAATGTAAACGTTTTTTGTCACCAAATCCTATACACACAAAAATGAAGGCAAGAATGCCAAGACTGATCCATAATTTTTTCATCACATCTCACCTTTGTGATTTACTTATTCTTTCTTGAATCCCAAATAACATTTAATACGGGAGTGTTTACAATATCATCAGCCACTATGGTAAAACGTCCGAATCTTTTCTTGCCTCTGACAATACCCCCAAAACAGTAATTAACAAGTTCAGTGCAACTGAATCTCAAACTGTCACCAAATTCAAAAGCAAAATCATAATCACGGCCTATGACCGTTTTAGCTCTTTTGATCGCTTCGTCGCAGTACTTTTCTGGTGCTCGTAGAACAATCATATGATCAGTCCGCATGAAGTCTATTAGATCATCTACTACGATTCCGTCGCTGATAGCGTGCACAACTTTGTTGTCTTGCCCGTCAATTTCGCCCACATACACTCCAGCATGGTTCCACCAGCCAGGCAGTAAGAATTTATCAACATAACCCTCAAACCGTCTAATTAGTATGTCTCCTGGCTGGATTATTTGCTCGACATCACGATAATGCTTACCTTTCAACCTGAATGTGGTGGCATTGATAACGAACCAAAATGGATGTAGCATACCGGCCCATTTGATGTCTCCGATAAAACGGAAAATCCATTTCTTTAGCTTAAATCCAATTGTCTCTTTCATTTTACCTCCTTTTCGGCTATCATATTATACACCCCGAATAGTCCGTAGCCAGATTTTCCCATTTGTCGGGATCGGAGTCTGCTTGGTGATGACAATTTTTACAGAGATACAGTAAAAGAAATGGTCTAGAATGATCTGGATGATGACCATCAACACTTAGGTCTGATCCACAGAACTCACATTCTTCCAATGGGATTATTTTACCTGATTTTATAGCCCGACGCACGAGGGAGCGGGCAAGATTTTTCTCTGGGAATTTCTCTTTGTCTTTTCTTACGCTAATAGCGGTAGGGGTACTTGGTTCACATCGTCGTTGATCATTTACTATAGCAGAGGCGCATTTACGACTACAAGCATGTTGTTTTCCCATTTTTTTGGTTTGTTTAATACGTTTTATATCTTTGGCGAATATTTGGTGACATTTTGAACATTCAACAAATGCACTCTGTGATTTAAGGATTTTGATTGGTGTTGTTAAAACATTTTTCAATGGTAATCCGCGATTGAGACGTGCGATAATAGTCTCTTCGCATATTCCGGTTTCTTCTGCCCAGGCAGCTATGCACTGACTCTTTCCATTATATGTTTCTATGTGATTATTATTTTTGTTTCTGGCTTGTTCTTTTCTAGTAGCCCACCGGCAGTTTTCTTTGTAGTAACCTTTATCATTATTAATTCTGTCGATGGAATATTCTGGAGGACATTCTCTCATATCGTCCAAAAAATTTTGGAATTTCGACCATCGTTCACAAACTTTAATTCCACGAGCACCATAGTATTCATATCCTTCTTTGTTTGGATCGACACATCGTCTAGTCATGTTAACCCACGAGTTGTAGGTTCTAGAATTTTTTCCATTTTTGGTATGATTATGTTTAGTAAATCTTTGTTGGGTTTTTTCTTTTAATAGACATCCGCAACTTTTAGTTCTGTTTTTCTTTAGACTAGAACCAATTACCATAGTTTTTTCGCCACAATCACATAAACACAACCACTTATAGCTTCCCCATTTATCCTTTTCGGCTCGTTTAATTACAGTTAGTCTTCCGAATCTTTTTCCTATTAGATTAATGAGTTTGGGCATATCATTGCCACCTTTCCCAACGGTCCTTATAGCTTTGGCTATAATTTTTGGCTCGTTGATCAATATCGATCGAGTGGGCCACTATCTCATGGTACAGAGTTTGTATTTGTTTGATGGGAGCATTTTTGGGGAGATTGGTTGTTTCTGCCGCAATAGTAGATTGTGCTTGTAAGTCTTTGTACATCTCAGACACTCTTTTAAGTGGTAGTTCACCACGTTTGATCATAGCCAGATTCTTTACTTGTTGACTTGGGAATGTCATCTTGCCAGTCTGCATCAATTCTATCAATTGTCCAAGCAGACGTATGGTGTGGCAGGCGCTAGACGTACAATAGCCATGGCGTTCGATTTGGGCCTTACGCTTCGCTCCTAGTTTGCGTCTTGCGGGTCGGGTTTCTCTCTGGCGTTTTATGAATAACAAGCGAATGATTTCATCCATCTCTTCTTTTTGTGGATGGAATATCTGGCGAATATCCTCGATTATTTCGTCTTCGTTGGGTGTACGTTTGATCGGGACGAGTTGTGTGCCGGTTACCTTTTGCCATTCAGATTGTGCGTATCCACTAATGCGACGAGTGAAACGTTTACAGGCGAATAATGACCGATTACGAAGAACAATTCCGCCTATATCGCTGCGCTCTATGATATTTGTTTCTGGGGCGAACAAAATTTCGTAGGCTGTTGGATCACCAAGTATTAATAGTTCAAAGAATCGTTTGATGGAGTATATAACAGTATCTGGTTCTCTGAGAATATGATGTTCAAAATTGTTAAGACCTGCCAGGTATTCAAATGGGGGTACTATAAAACCACGGTAGTCGTAATCACTGTTGAGCGTATCAGTGCCATATAAGCGAGACCCAGCCATAATGAGAAGGTCTGGTTTTTCCAATTTGCTTTTTAATTCATTTTCTTGATTCATCGATCTGCATTTTCTTGATAACTGCTTTTACTTTAGAAATACACTGATAATGATCGGCGATAAACACTTCCACAAAATCATTGGGATTTAGAGGTGCTGGAGCTTCATAGTCGTAATCTATGAAACCTACTTCTGGTAAAATTTCGATAATGCGATGTTTAATAACCTCGATTTGATGACAGGCTTGTGGTATCGTAATAATGGGTTCTTGAGGGGGAGGCATACCATTTTCTTTTGCAAAACGACACGATGCGTTATGTACCTTTTCTAGAGCGGCGAAACCAGTTATTGATTGCCATCTATTAATTAGAAAATCAATCAATTGTTTGCGATCATTATGGCGAGTGATCATATTACACTCCAGTTATTTTTTGATATCATTTTTCATTTCATCTATACAATCAGAAGCAAGACCCCACAGGTCTTCAGATCGATCACTGATAGTTTTTAAATTGAAATTGCGTCGTATTTTTTGGTTTTTATTATTATCCGATGTTTTTATAATCATAGAAACAAACAAAGTTTCGTGGAAATATGTGCTTTGTAATATCCAATCTTTAGGAGAATTTGCCCACAACATGTTCTCAAATAACTGCATGAGTTCCGGCTTGGATATTTTAGCCATTGTCATCACATTTTTCCCACTGTTCTTTCCACTCATTTGGGTGATGATCATAATGTTGTATCATATACGACAGATATAATAAACTATCATTGACAAACGGAGCAAGGCTTTGACCGAGTGTATACATTTCTTCCCAAGTAAACCATCCTACCCCGATTATGTCTTCGCATGCCGGTTTCAATTCTCCATGCCATTGGTCGCAGAAAAAAACCTGGATGCTATAATTGTCCAGGCATATATGGAATAGCTTACGTAACCGTTTTCCTTCGAGTCCAACTTCTTTTTTTAATTCCCTATTGGCTGCATCAATGGATGTTTTGTCTTCTGGATCAATCTTTCCACCTGGGAAAACCCAAGTTCCGCTCGCATGATCAGTTAGTGATCGTTGAGCGAGTAAAAATCGGTCATTTTTCCGCAAAACTATCCACGTCACTTCGGTCATTGTGATTACCCTTTCTTTTGTTAGGGAATACCAATATGATTATACACCAATTAATCAGTTACCTATTATCTCCTTCACCTTTCAGTGTTCCCATCTGTTTACGTTTTAAAAGCTTTTCTATATTTGCAACACAAATATCTTCTAATGTCCAATTGCATCGATGGGCGATTTCTTCAATACATGTTATAATATGGGATAAATCGTTAGGTATCTCTACATACCTTTCCGTTTCATTTAGTCGGCAATCATGTTTGTAGTACCAGTTTTCGAGAGCGGTTGCGAGTGCAATTGCGTGGCGATTCATATGTAGTACTAGTTGAAACCAATTGAGACCACGGATTTGATGGAAGATAAAAGCTCCTCGCATTTCGTGCATCATAATTAAATCATGATTGGTGTCACAACATATGTTCGCAAGATACCAACAACAATCACCAAGTTCCTTTGCAATAGCATTTGCCCGATCAGGTTTCATTTCCCAATTATCGTCGCGGATAAGCTTTTTGATTTTCTCAGTTATTTCACCACATTCACCCACAATGCCCAGAGCAGGATATATCATCTTACTACCGTCTATGTCGAGGTAGATTGCAGTACTTCGGGCCTTTTCCTGATATTCACGTAAGTTCATTACTCGGTTTCCTCTTCTTCTACTTCGTGTTTACCTAGTTTCATAGTTGGTTGCCATTTAGAGGTCGGAGTTTCTGTGGCGTAATATTTATATGGATCATCTAGAGTCGCGAGAATCCAATCTGCTAGTCCTTGACGGACAGCATCTTCTGCGGTAAAGATGGTATCGTGCGAACATAATTCTTCAATCTTCCCTATTGTAATGCGAGGTTTTGCAGCTTTCATTCTGCCAAGATAGATTTCATACATTTGTTGTCGTGATTTAGTAGCAAATTTTGCCCATGCTTCAACAGATTTACATGTACCGCTCAAGTTATCGAATCCATCATGAATCATAAAAGTACAATGGGGAGCAACTATCCTTGAATCACATGCTTGAATGATGATCGATCCCATCGACATTGCATATCCCCAGCAAATACCATAAACATGTGCTATAGAAGCTCTGATAGCGTCGTACACAGCCATACCATGAAACCAATCACCCCCAAGATTATTCATATGAACGAATATAGGTTTGCTAGAAATGCGATTTAAGTGAGTAATGGCCTTAATAAAAAATTCAGCCATTTGACAATCTGTGCCCGATTCTCCTTCTCCATCCATCATTTCGGCATCATGTGATCCGACATGGATCATTCTTTGAGACGGCAGATAGGAGAAGTCAAACCATCTATCAATATCTTCTCGTGAATAATTACTCATTACTTTCCACCTGTTTTACTCGCCACCGTCACCACTTTCCTGAATGTATTTTATTTCACAGTATTGACATTTTTTCGCATTACCCTCTTTACCATAACAGAATGGACACAATGTTTTTATTGGATTTGATACGACATGCAACGACAAAATTTTGTCGATACATTGGTCACATATTTGTATACCTCCAAATATTTGTCGCATTCCATCCATAGACTGAGATTTTCCACAAGTATCACACAGTAGCCTATTTATCGATGATTTTTCGAATCTTTTCGACAACCATGCGAAAATGACCGAAATATAATTCGATAAAATCACCCCGAGTCCATTTAAATCCATCCATTATCTCCGGTTGACTACGAATAACATCGCTCCATTGTGGTAGTTCCTTACATAAAGAGTTTTGAATAATCTTTTGGTCATCAAGTGTTTGTGTATCGAAGATTACCGGTCGTCCAACAGTCCTTTGTATTCGCCCCATAAGACCACCAACATTCTTTTGGGCCTTCATCTTGGATACCTGTTCTCCAATATCAATTGTAGCATCCCATTTTTTAAGCAATTTTATAACCGTTTCTTTATTCACAAAATTTCCCCCACATTATCATTGTCCATGCCCGTTTTATATTCCACTCCTCCATGTTTTGAATTGGTTATTGTTGTTTCTATTTCATATCCACATTGTTCTAACATTGTGTACGCATGGGTTATCATCGTATACGCAATTTTAAATTTATCTTGTGGAGAAATAGTCAAAGAGTTATTAAGCAGAGCAGCACGGCTAACCGTATCGACCAATTCCAATATATCTTCTGGAGATAGCTGACGAATCTGTTGAAACGTGTCAGGTTCAATCGTCATTTGGATTATCCTCTATTAGTTTTTTCATATGATCCTTAGCTTCATCCACTCTATCATGAAATTCTTGCGACTTATCCGCTACTTCATCTGGTGTGTATCCTACGAATGTAAGTTCCCAGAAGATACTAGTAATGAAGCACCAGAGTGTGGGTTGTATTGTTAATTCAAACCCGGTACGATGAAAATCTCGGTCAGATTCGACAAACGGGGGATGGAATGAAACTTTGGGCGAGACACGAATAGGGAGGTGTTGGAGGTTGTTGACCGAGGTGAATTCGATTGCATATCCAGAATCTTCCTTTTTGCAATCATCTCCACACTCATGAGAGCAGGTATGTGCCAGTGGACAAAGTGGACCGATTCCATGGAAGCCCATTAAATTAGACATTTCACCAATCTTAGGATCGTCCCAATAATTTTTGTCGTTATCAAGAATATCTCCGTGGTTTTTCTGGTCTGTTGGTTTACCACCTTTTTTCACAACGCGAGTATCATAATCACAACGCCAATAAAGTTCCAAATATTCGAGGTCTTTTTCATCATCCGGGTCTCTTTCTAGATTTATTTGATCCCAAAAGGCGGTGAATTCCGGCATTCCAAGTGTTGCGCATATGCCTGGAACTATTATATCCGCCTGATAAACCAAACGAAACAAGTCATAGAGAGTGAAATCCTCTGCTATTTTATCTATCTGCCATTGTAGGTCGGTAGGGACAAATCCATCCCTGGCGTATTCTTTCGTCAAACAGATGTCGTTACTCATAACCTACTCCTAAATGTTCCGCTGTTTTTTGGATAATCGGTTCACTTACTTCGATTCCGACACAGTTTAATCCTAGCCGCTGACACACTATCGCAGTTGTGCCGCTTCCGATAAATGGATCGAGCACACGACCATGTGGACGGCAGTGGCCTTGGATGATACGCTCTACGAGGGATTCGGGTAACTGAGTTGGTATCCATTTTCTTCTTTCTTTGAACGTGCCGCAAACACGGGGGAATTCCCATACGTTATGGGGCATCTTACCACCCTTCGCGGCTCTCTTGTCGTTGTATTTTGTTTGCCTGGCGCTGGGCACTTTAATCTGCTCTGGTCGAACGAAATCCGAGTTGAGCCAATATACTGGACGATAGCATAATCCGTATTTACCCCTTCCTGTTTGGTCTTGCCCAAATGTATAGTACCACTGCAATCTTTGAATTAGTGGGATACCAACGGATTCGATGGCGTTTTCTACAATTTTAGTCCATTTTTCATTGAACGTAAAAAAGATAGGTCCATCAGTCAAACCAGCCGTTATACTTAACCAGAGCAGAATGTTAGCTTCATATTCTTCTGTTGACTGTCGATCTTTAAATCCATCATATTTGAGACCGATGTTATCTGGGGGGTCGCAAATAATCAAATCCACCTTCTCGATGGTAGAAACAGGAATTAACTCAAATTTGCCGTGTATCAGCTTGATCATCTATAGGACTCCGCGTTTTGTTTTGCCACAAACCTTTCCACACTCTATTATACGTACAACTAGGGGGTATGTTCCAGAAAAAATTAAAAAAAATGGAACGTTTTCGCGAAAATGTCCTCCCTATATATATGGAGGGATGTTTTTATCGGACGTTAAATAAAAAACGTTATTGTGTATAATTTTGAGGGTGATAGAAATGAGTGACAAGAAAACTAAGGTCGAATGTCGTTTGGTGACCCGTGGAACAGAGAAAGCGAATGCCAATGCTATTGATGATCTGGCTATTCCTGATCCGGAACCGGATGTTGGTGAACAAATAATTAAGAAAGAAATGGAAAAGGGTACAGAGGATGACAGTTAGTCAGGAAATTCTCGACGAAGCCGGTCCTATTATTGGGCGATTAGCCAAGTCTCGTAGTGCCAATGGTTCATTTGCATATTATGAGAAAACAGATGTTTATCAAGAGGTTTGGTGCATGTGCCTAGAAGCTTTAGAGAGATATGATCCAAAGATAGGACCAATCGAAAATTATCTTGTCCGACATGTTACTAATCGTCTCAAGAATCTAAAGAGAGACAGATATTTTCGTCCAGGTTCAGACATACCCACTTCTGGTCTTGCTCGTACTAGAATGAATTTAGTAAATGCTTTACCACTTGATGGAGATATTGGAGAGAAGGGCGTGTTTTTGTGTTCTGCATCAACTAATGTTGATCCGGCTGAATATATTATGTGTAGTGAAACTTTACTTTATATTCGACAACGATTGCCGGAAAATCTTAGTGAGCCATTTGAAGAATTAATTTGTAATAATAAGGTTTGTCGTACATTGGTTGAAGAGATAAGACAAAAAGTTGCCGAGATTTTGATTTCAAGGGGTGATGATGATGTCGGAGGCTAAAAACAAGAGATTATCCTCTAACTCCAAGGCGTTGAAAATTCTTATCGATTGTATTAAGCAAAATTTATCCGACGAGAGTACTCAACAACGATTAATAAAAGAATGTGGATATAAATGGACGATAGATACGATTCGTCGTAGACGTAGGGCCATGGGGGTGAAAAAGAAATCCGGTAAACCAACGGATACAGATATGATAGATACCCCCATGTTGGAAGCATTGCCATATGGGCTTACCGATTCCGAAAAAGCCAATTGGTTTAGAAATCAACTTAAAAAGACTCATCTATACAGAACTATAAATAAACAATTTGAATCAGAAGAAGTTTCTGTATACATGGAGGATTTTGGACTTTTGTGTTGTCAATTTGAAGATATTGTTATTAGTGAGTTCATGCAAGTCGATGATTTTTTGAAACACAGGATTCTGATAGATCAACAGCTTATTATGAAAAAATCACTACAACGGCAAATTGATGAGTTACAAGTATGGTTCATTGCTAATCCGAAGGCTGATGATGAAAATAAGGATACAATTAAATTTCGTATTTTACAACAAAGACAATTGGATGATAAGTATCGATATCTCAAAACCATCAATGATCGCTATGATGCTCTCGTAAAAGAAAGACAGAAAATATATAGTAGTTTATGTGCTACTCGTAAAGATCGTATAGAAGAACTTAAGGGTGGCAAAGCAACGTTTTTTGAATTAGTGAGCAAGTTACAGCATTCGCAAAATGAAAGAGATAGACAGGGAAGATTTGCAGAATTAACAAAATTGGCTTCTAATGATATCAAGAATGAATTTCGTAAACCAATTAAATTTCCCGACGGTAGTATAGAACCCGTTATTATGGATGCTGAGACTGATTTTGGAGAAGAGGAATATGAATAAAAGTGCTTTATATATTTCACGTCCCGGTGCGACATCTCAGATGATACAACAGGGATATGTTGATGCTTTGCGATATCTTGGTTGGAAAGTGTATGTTGGAGACCCCAAGTATAAATTATGTTGTCGCGAATGGATTGAGGAACATGGAATTCAATTTATTATGACTCACTCCAGATATGGTATGAGGCAATTACCTATTCAGGTTATTAACGACAATAAGGTAACAGTTGCTGTTGAGGCTTTGCCCTTGAACCCAGCTAATATAACGATTGATGGGCCTTATGAATTTGCTCATGATGATGAGCCAGATTTGATCAAAAAAATTCAAAATGTTATAGTTCACACCCGTTTGCAGCCAAACGTATGGTCCGAATACATGTGTGGGTGGAAAAACAATGATATCGAGATTGTACATATACCAGCGGCTGGGAATATTGTTAAAGCATTACCCAAGACATGTTCAACACTAACTGATGTTGCAATGGTTGCTAACTTTAATCACAGACAGGGTATCATGAAGAAACTGATTGAACCATTGTTCAAACGGCTCGATTTACTTGGTTATTCCTATCAGGCATTTGGTGACAAGATTTGGCAACTTGCTGGTCTTAATTATAATGGTCCATTGATTGGCGACATCACCAAATTAGCTCATGTCTATGCAACTGCCAAGGTATGCCCGAATGTCCACACGGAAAGACAAATTGGTCTTCAGGCGTGTATCAATGAAAGATCATTTATGATTCCACTTTGTGGTGGTATTCAGGTATCTGATAATCCTATGGTTGCTAAATATCTTGGATCACATTGTGTAATAGCTACCAGCACAACTGATTTTATGAATAAAGTTATTGGTCTGATAGAAGATCAGTCACAGCGTTTTGACAAGATAAAAGCCAGTGTAGAGTATGTGGCTCATCGACATACGTACTTTAATCGTTTGGCGGATTTATTCAATGCTATGGGACTACTTGGACTTGGTGATGAGATGGAAACTAATGGACAAAGAGCAGCTATACAACACTGCTGGAAAATGAATGCTATGTTGAGTGCTGAGGAAAGGAGTGTACCTTATGGGGAACAAGTCGTCGGAAAAGTGTAATTTGAGCAAATTGACGGATTTGACCAATAAAAAATTTGAAAGATTAGTTGTTATCCGACACTCAAGTGTTCGCAAAGGTGGGCATATTTGTTGGTTGTGTAGATGTATTTGTGGTAAAGAGGTAACTGTTACGAGTAGTAACCTTAAGAATAATACAACTAGAAGTTGTGGATGTTTAAGAATAGAAAAAACAAAACAACGGTCAACAAAACATGGTCATGGGGGTAGGGGAAAGCAATCTACAACCTATGTTTCATGGAGCAATATGATTCGAAGATGTGGTGACCGTAGTTGTCTAGCATATCATAATTATGGTGGTCGAGGAATAAGAGTTTGTAAGCGTTGGAGAAATTTTCTGAATTTCTTAAAAGATATGGGTGAATCGCCAAGTCAACGTCAAATCGATCGTATAAATAATAACAAAGGATATTACAAAGAAAATTGCAGATGGGTTACTGCTAGAATAAATAGCAGAAATCGACGCAATAATCATCTAATTACTCACAAAGGGAAAACTCAATGTATAGTTGATTGGGCTAGTGAATGTGATATTAAAAGAAGTACTTTGTGGGCAAGACTTCATTTATATGGTTGGTCAGTAGAAAAAGCATTAACAACTTCTGTCAAGAAGAGGAAAACAAGATGACAAAAAATACAAAAGCACTGAATTTGCAAAAACGACTTCGGGGTGTCACAATGCCGATTAATCGTAAGCGAACGAGGTGGGGTAGAAATTGGCTTTGTTTGTGTGGTAGCAACAAGAAATACAAAAATTGTTGTATTAATGATGTAGATGGTCTTACAGTTTATGATAGTAATGCTAAGACTGAAGAACTATCCACAGATGTCCAAAATATTGTTGATTTTCACAGAAAGGAAGGTGTAAAGAAAAATGGATAAGATTGCACTAATAACAGGTACGACTGGGCAGGATGGTAGTTATCTATCAGAATTGTTGTTGGAGAAAGACTATAGGGTTTATGGATTGATTCGTCGGTCATCCGTTAATACTACTGAAAGAATTGTTCATTTTCAGAATCATCCTAACTTTAAGTTAGTTGAAGGGGATATTACGGATTTTTCATGTATGCACCGATTGATTTCAGGAATTCAACCCGATGAAATTTATAATTTGGCTGCGATGAGTCATGTTGGTGTTTCGTTTGATCAGCCTATCACTACGTGTCAAATTAATGCAGTGGGTCCACTTAATATGCTAGAATCGATTCGTCAGTCTTCACCACATAGCAAATTTTATCAAGCCTGCCATGACACGGAGACAAAGGTGGTTACTGTTGATGGAATTAAATCATATGACAAGATTTGTGTTGGTGATCGTGTTTACACACTTAATGAATCGACTGGGTGCGTTGAAATAAAACGGGTGGTTAAAAAACTGATATATGACTACGATGGGAAGATGGTTTCATTAAAGGGTAGAAGGATCAACCAGCTAGTTACACCTAATCATAGTGTTCTGTTGAGGAATGATGATGGATGTATTGTTAGGGAACAAGCTAGTAATGTGGCGTCACTGTTTCCCTATAGTCGAACTAGTAAATATTCTATTCCTATGACATCAAATCATTTTTCAGAGAGTTATGTATCAACCGTTAAGTTATCAGAACTAGCGAACAATAATTTTGCAGATAATTGTTCTGTTAATTTAATTGACGAAATAAATGCCGAATGTTTCTATTATCTTCTTGGTTTGTATATTGGGGATGGTTATTTTGCTTCCTCTAGTAAAAGAAAAGTTAAATTCGTTAGAAATACTCTTAGTGGAAAGATGGGGACAACTAGAAACAAAAGTTTTGATGGTAAATTTGTTGCAGAAAATATGGATCGCGATATTGAGTCTGGTGGTAAAAGTAGCTATATTCTTTTTGCTGTTCCAGAACCAGATAAAGCAAGGAATAAATTACTGAAATGTCTCAATAAACTTGGATTAGATTTTAGGGCCAAAGATATTACAATAGAATTATCCTGTTCGGCTTTAGCATCTGTATTCCGTTTGTGTGGAACAAAATGTAAATACAAAAGTATTCCAGATTTTGTTTTTTCCATACCGATAAGTTTACAACAGCGAGTATTTGAGGGATTAATAGACAGTGACGGTTATCGAAGAGGGGGTGGTGTTACACAATATTTTACAACAACATCAGATCAACTAGCTGTTGATTTTATTAGATTATGCGCAAATGTAGGAAAAAATTGTTCATACAATTATGCTACGCCGAATGTGACACAAATATGTGGACATGATGTTACTCCTAGTAAAAGTTATGCATTTACCATTGCGGGAAAATCCACAAATAAACTTTATACAAAAAACATAAGCCGTGTTCCATATAGGGGTAAGGTTTGGTGTTTGTCTATGGAAGATAATCATAATTTTTTGATTTCCAGAAAGGGAAAACTGGCCTTTTCGGGGAATTCAACATCAGAACTTTTTGGAGAAACGGATATCGCTCCTCAATGTGAAACAACACCTATGGTACCCAATTCGCCATACGCTGTTGCCAAGCTATACGCACATCAACTTGTTGGTTTATATCGTCGAGCATACGGTATTTTCGCCTGTGCGGGTATTCTATTTAACCACGAATGCATTTCTACTAATACACCGATATTCATCAAACGACATGGTATGATAGATATTATTCCCGCAGGTGATTTACATAATTTTGATACAGAAACGAATAAGCCACAGACATTTGAGACACGTGATACTTATATCTGGGATCAGGATGGTTGGACAAAAATCAAGTGGACGACAGTCACAAAAACAGATGAGCAAAACAGTGATCATCGGATGATTTGTATTAATTCTCGCGGTGGTTCTTTTAATGCAACGGCTCATCATAAAGCATTAGATGAAAATGGGCAAGATATTAGAGTTGATCATTTGAAGAAAGGGTCTTTGGTGTCGCTAGTTGAAACAATGCCACGAGAGACATCCGATACAATAATCATATCAGAAAATCTCACTCCAGAATTTGCTGAATTATTAGGATATCTTGTCGGTGATGGATATGTGTCAATTGATCGCCAAGTTCAATTTACGAATAATGATAAGAACATTAGAGATCGTGTAGCATATTTGTGGAAAACTATATATAATGGTACACACAGAACTTATTGTTGTGAATCTGGTTTTGGAGGGAAATCTACACAACTATATCTTGGAGGAATAAATAAGGAACAAAGAGTTAAATTAAGAAATTTGATATATTCTGGAAATAAGAAAAGAGTTCCATCTATTATTTTGAATCTCAGCAAAGTATGGAAAGATTTTATTGATGCATATTATCAATGTGACGGGCTGAAGAGTCCAGTTACAAGATGCACATATTTATATCAGAGTTTTAAAACTAATTCGTCCATTTTAGCTTCTGGTCTGATTTATATAATTAATCAATTAACTGGACAATCTTTTAATATTAACACATATTTTAACAGAGATGTATTGACATATCACGTAAATTTTCATTCGCCGAACGATACTGGCAAGGGACTACATCTACGTAGATTGACTAATGAAGTAACAAAAATAATTGAATTGCCAAGAGAAGATTATGTTTTGGATATTGAAACGGAATCTGGAACGTTTAATTGTGGTGTTGGGATGTCTCATGTTCATAATAGTGAACGTAGGGGTGAGGCTTTTGTTACTCGTAAGATCACAAAATATGTTGCAATGCTTCAGAATTGGATGGATGTTAACAGTGGATTTCCTCGTATAGATGTTGATGTTCTTCCATTGGCTTTGGGCAATATCGAAGCTAAAAGAGATTGGTCACATGCTGAAGACATGGTTCGTGGTATGTGGTTGATGATGCAACACTCGAAAGCCGATGACTATGTATTGGGGTCTGGCGAGACTCATACTGTAAAAGAATTTCTACAATTGGCATTTGATTCTATTGGACTAGATTATAGTGACTATGTAATTATTGATCCTGCATTTTATCGTCCGGTAGATGTTAATCTGCTTCATGCTGATCCTAGTAAGGCAAAAACAGTTTTAGGATGGGAGTCAACTATTTGTTTCGGTGAACTAATTGATCGAATGATTCAGAGCGATTACAAGGCGTTGGTTGAATGCCCCGTTTAATTTTGCCGACATACACAGTAATTCGTGATACGAGAGAACAAGAAGGTTACGGGTGGACCTTTAGTGCGCACGTGCCAGATCGCCGTCCCCCCAGATGTGAAGGTATGATCATAGATACTCTTCAGACTGGGGATTATAGCCTTGTAGGTTACACCGATATTTTAGCTATTGAGCGCAAGGCCGATTTTGCGGAGCTTTGGGGTAATTACGGAAGTAAAAAACGATCGGCATTTGAGGCTGAGATGGAGCGCATGTCCACTATGAAATATCCGTATATTATCATTGAGTCATCATTTACACCAGATATTATGGAATTATCTCCACCTCAATTTACCAAAGGAGTACCCGGTAAGTCATTAGTGCGATGGTTAATGCATTTATCAATTAAATATGGCGTACACCTTATTCCAGCAGGAGCTTGTGGTCGCAAAATAGCTCAGATGATTTGTGAAGAAGTAGTTAGGGTTGAAAAAGATCGATGGATTTATCAAGAACCTAAAGGAAAATCCGAAGGGGATTGTTTTGGTTTCTAGAATGACTAGAAGATTTAGGACGTGGTCTGATATGGATGTTATCTATGGACAGTAAGACTAAGATTGCTCTTGATGAATTATTATATGGTGCGCAAGGAAAGTATGGACATCTGTTTCCATTCCGTGATCGTGTACCTACTATAGATCGACATATCTTTACTGACTTAAAGCAATCAAAAAATCCATTGAATGAAGTTGTTTTAAGCAAAATGTTAGATATTGATTATATTGGATGGACGGCCAAGGTTATTCTCGGTATAGATTTATTTCCAATTCAAATTGCCACACTTCAGATGATGTGGAATACTCCTTTCCCGATGCTTATTGCTTGTCGTGGTGGTAGTAAATCCTACATGCTTGCTGTATATTCAGTTCTTCGGGCTTTGCTTGATCCTGGTACAAAAGTTGTGATCGTTGGCGCTGGCTTACGTCAAGCCAGGTTGGTATTCAATTACATAGATACTATGTGGAGTGATTCTCCAATGCTTAGGGGTATTGTTGGTAAAGGGAAGAAAGCTGGCCCAAGACAGAATGTGGACCTCTGCTATTTTACTATTGGAGACAGTATTATCTATGCGCTGCCAATGGGAGACGGTTGCAGTGACACTTTAACTTGTGTAACATACAAAAATGGGTTTGGAAGAATATCCGACGACCAAGTTTCTGGACAAACAAATAAAACTACCGTAAAAAGATATAAGGAAATTTGGGGTAATGGCAAATTTAGACTAAGTGATGAGTCCTATTGTAATGGAAAATCAAAAACTAAAAAAATAAAAACACATCATGGATTCGAATTCAACGCCACTAATAACCACAAACTAAAGATTGTTAGAAATCAAAAGATTGTATGGGTAAGAATGGATGAGATGAAACTTGGGGATAGGGTCCTCATAGATCGTTCTCTTAGGTGGCACGATGGGAATTCCGGAGTATCACAAGACGAAGCATATGCTCTCGGCTTATTAGCTGGAGATGGAAGTTATACGGTTCCGGGGAGGATTGGCTTTGCTACACAAGACGAAGAATTGGCTCTTGCTGTTCGCAACTTGGTTCCAATAAGACAAATACCATCAGATCCAATGCACTGGATATTATCCAGCAAGCCACAAAGGGATAATTTATTTGAAAAATTTGGAATAGATACAGACCATCTTAAAACCAAAGACAAGCAATTTCCATCCACCATTCTTAAATCTCCACGTAATGTAACATCAGCATTTATCTCCGGTCTGTTCGACACAGATGGTACTGTTCAGGTTACGACAGAACGCGGGGGTACTCAAATAGGAATAACTTTCCACAACACTAGTAAAGAACTTGTTAGACAACTTCAATATATCCTACTTCATTATGGTATTGTTGCTCATGTAAAATCCAGAAAACGTAATGAAAAATGGGAAGAGTGTTATGAATTATCTATAACAGGAAGAGACGTAGCTACATTTGCTACTAAAATTGGGTTTAGATTGAAAAGAAAACAAGATAAACTTCTTGCAGGAATTGAAAAGAAGAAGCGATGGATGGATCAAGGCGACTCAATCCCCAACGTTTTGGATGACATGATTGATATCTCCGAAAGTCATAGAGCCAAACATGGAACTGGTAACTGTGTATCAGTTTGTGTTGGAAGATTAAAAGTTAAGAAATCAGCTAGTAGACCATTGGTCGAGAATTTCCTAAGAGTATATGGACATATCGATGATCCCCGTATCAACTCTATTCGTCGTCTTGTTGATCCAGATACTTATTATGATGAGATTGTATCTATAGAAGATGATGAATGCGTAACTTTCGATGTGCATGTTCCAGATGGTCACGAGTATTGTGCCAATGGATTCCACAGCCACAATACAAAAATTCGTGGGTTTAGGGCAAATGTTGTTATCGCAGATGAATTCGCATCAATTCCAGAAGATGTTTTTGATGTAGTTGTTCGTGGTTTTGCAGCTACTTCCAAAACTCCCGTTGAAGAAGCGAAAAAGATTGCTTTTGATAAACAGCTTGCAAAGATGGACTTACCGGCAGATATCAAGAAAAAATTAATTATCGATGATGGTAAGATGCATGGCAACCAGATTATATATTCTGGTACTGCTTATTATGCATTTAACCATTTTTCTAAAAAACATGATATGTGGCAAGGTATTATTCGCAGTAAGGGTGATCCGGAGAAAGTTGCTCAGATTTTTGGAGGGGATAATCTTGTTCCAGATAGCTTCAATTATAAAGATTATTCTATTATTCGAATTCCACATACCCATCTCCCAGAAGGTCTATTAGATTTAAGACAATTAGCACATGCTAAAGCAACTTTACCTCGTAATATTTATCTTATGGAATATGGTGCTATTTTTGTAAAGGATTCTGATGGATTTTATCCACGTAGTTTAATAGAAGGATGTACTGTTGGGCCAAATAAACCAATTGAGACACCGGACGGTGCGGTAACATTTACTCCATCAATGAGGGGAATTAAGGGGCCTAAATATGTAATGGGTGTTGATCCCGCTGCCGAGCGAGATAACTTAGCCATAACAGTAACTGAAGTTTGGTCCAACCATTATCGAGTAGTTTACTGTTGGTCTGTTAACAAAAAGGAATTCATAAAACGTAAGAAGCGGGGATTAGTAACCGATGATGATTATTACGCCTACTGCTGTTCACGAATTCGTGAAATTGTTCGATTGTTTGGTCCGGTTCGGATAGAAATGGATAGTCAAGGCGGTGGATACGCTGTAGCTGAATTGCTCCGAAACAAAAAATTACTTAACATAGATGAAGGAGATTTTCCCATATATGAAGTCATAGATATTGATGATCCGAAACACACCGATGGAGAGACTGATGGACGCCACATTTTACATCTCATTGCACAAAGTAATGAATCAAATCAGCAAGCTAATATTGCCTTACACAAAAGTTTGGAAACTCGCACTTTATTATTTCCAGCTTTTGATAGTGTAAAAATGTATTCTGCCATCGAAGCCGAAAAGACTATGGGGGTTATTTTTGATACTTATGAAGAAAATGTATTTAATCTTGAAGAATTAAAGAATGAACTTTGCACTATTCAGATGAGTGAAACCCCAACAGGAAAAGAGAGATTTGACACTCCGCAGGTAGTTCGGCCGGGTGCTGTTGAGGGTCGTAGTAGAAAGGGTAGACTTCGCAAAGATCGCTATACGGCTCTTTTGTTGTCTCACAAGTATATCTATGATACAGATATAGCTCCAGATGAAAATATTGATTACGAGGATGTAGCCGGGAATATAAATAAAAGAGAAAAACCTGGTAAAGATGAGGTTATGTATCGCGGATCGGGTGTTGGTGGGATGAAAAATGCTAATGCTGCTCGCCAAGGATATACTTTCAGAGCTATCAAAAGAGGTAGAAGAATCTAAAGTCGATGGTGTATAATTAGTGTGACCGTAATTGTATTGCAATGGTATTGATTTTTTGGAGGGCGAAATGGCAAAAAAGAAACCCAGTACCAATAAACCAAAAACTCTGACAAATAATTGTTTTTACACCAATAGTTCAAAAAATATTTCTAATCATACTCTTCCAGAAATATGTCATATTACACATGGAATTGCTCATCGTACTATAGCAACCGATGTTAGTCTTCGTGCTGGACATAATCGCCATGATTATGAGGCCCAACGTCCGAGTGACAAACTTCCCACAAAACACTCCGAGATTATTATGGCTTGTCAGGCTATTTATAGAAAAATTGGTATGGTTCGCAACATTATTGATTTGATGACGGATTTTGCAGCAGAGGGGCTGGAACTGCAACACACCACCAAAACCCAAGAGCGATTTTATAGAAAATGGGCTGTGAAGGTTGATCTACAAGGTAGAGCCCATGATTTTATGAAATTGTTAATGCGAGACGCAAACGTGATTGTTCGTCGCAAAAATGCACTTATTACTAAACCTGTCGCAAAAGAAATGACAAAGGGCGGCGTAGTCGGTATAGACCATGTCGACGAAACAAAAGTTGATGATCCACCAGAAAAAATTAAGACAACAAAGAAGAAAACCAATCGGAATGAGATTCCATGGAGATATATATTTCTTTCTCCAGTGACAGTTGAGAAAATTGGTGGAGAAGTAGGCAGATTTTTTGGTTCAGATGCACTCGGAATGCGTCTCCCACAATCTTTATCCAATGCCATTAGAAATCCTAAAACAAAAGCAGAGAAGGAACACATTAGAAAACTTCCACCAGAGGTTGTTAGGGCAGCTAAGAACGGTAGCAGGTTAGTAGGTTTAGATATGGACAAAATATATGTAGACTATTACAAAAAAGATGATTGGGAAGATTGGGGCACACCGTTTCTATATGGCGTTCTTGAAGATGTAATGTTCAAAGAAAAAATGCGATTAGCAGATATGGCTGCGCTTGATGGTGTTATCAATGTGATTCGTCTGTGGAAATTAGGCAAATCTGATCAACACATTCTTCCTGCACCAGCCTTGGTAGATAGACTAATCGGAATTCTTGAAGACAATACCGGTGGCGGGGTTATGGACCTTGTGTGGGATGATATGATTGATCTACAAATAGAATATCCCCCTACGGATAAGATTCTCGGAGCAGAAAAATATATAGGTGTTAATAGTGACATTGTTCGTGGTCTTGGTATTCCAGATTCCCTTATCGGCGGATCAGACCTTGGAACACGTAATGCTCAATCAGCTTTTGTTCAGCTAAAAACTTTGGTTGAACGCTTAGAATATGTGCGCAGTCGTGCTATTCGCTGGATGGAGGGAGAATTACGTCTAGTAGCTGATGCAATGGGCTTCAAAAAGATTCCTGCAATTAGCTTTGGTATTATGTCGTTGCGAGACGAAGCAGCAGAGAAGCAGTTGATAATCCAATTGCTCGATCGTGGTATTATTTCATCCGAAAAAGCTACGGAGGTATTCGGAGTAAATTATATGATAGAACTTGAAAGACTGAAATCTGAGCAAAAAACTAGAGATGATGAACCTGGTTTGTTAGAAAAATCAAATCCATATAACCGCCCATTCTCTATCATGGAAAAACAAAACGAACTAGATATTAAGCTAGAAAAGGTCAAGCAGCGACTAAATGGAAATGGGAACGACAGTCGTGACGATAACGGCGGCGGTGACAACCCAAGCGGGGATCAACCAAAAGATGAGGGCAATAATCCACCAGGACGACCACCGTCAACTAAAGATACGGGACCAAGGAACGAACGGACGCCTAGAACTCAATCTGTTTTACATATAGTAGCTGATGGGTTTTTGGATAAAATTGATCAATTGATTGATGATCCTTATTTAAAGCAACATAAAGTAAAGAATATGCGATCTCTAACCAAATCTCAGAGAACCGAATTGGATAGAACCAAGCGTGGTATCTTGTCTGTCTTGCGTCCTGATGATAAAGTGACGAAGGAACTCATAGCTGGAAGACTGAATACGGCAGGGAAAGGTGCTCGTCTTATGGAGGATCATTTCTGTGATCTTATGGTAAATTTCACAGCATCTACACAAAAGACACCCACTACCAAGGAGCGTCGAATATTGACTACTTTAGCGTGGGCCAACATGTTGCCGAACAATTAGGGGATTAGATATGGTGGAGTAACCATGTTTTGAATTTGATCGCCGTGATATGTGTGTTTGTAAACAAGGGTTTGAACTTAAGGGGGAAATGATATGGCAATTGTGAATGTTTCGTTGGATACGGATACTAGACTAGCAATTTTAACAATAAATGGTGTTTTGGTTCCAAGTGATGAATTCAATATAAGTAAATATTTGAAGTTTGATACGGTAGACGAATTTGAGATAAATTTTGGCTATACTATTGAAAATGTCGATGGTCATGGGATGAAGGAAAGGCGGCATTTTTATCTTCCTTCTCCAGAAGAACTTGCTACAGAAGCCCATTCTGAGCTTAATGAAGATGGATTCGCATCCAAGGCTGTTCATGACGATAAAAAGGCACGGGCCGATACAATTGATTTTATAAAGCAAGGGCGTAATCCAAGGTAGTATGTTGGTGAACGGTCTTTTATTTTATATGATTGAGTATACTTTTAATCTATGGTTGTGTATAAAACATACGATGGGAGGCTTTGGTGCGCATTTATAAAGCTGAGAAAGAAGCTGGTATAGAATTTCAGACGAATAAAGCTGGAAGTTCGACTGCATTTGTTACAGCACAGGTTCAGGTTGGCGATATCGAAAAATATTTCGATGGCATGTCTGTTGCTGATCTTGTGAAGACCACTTCTACTGTTCAAACTGTGGAAGAGCTTCTCGGTCGGGAACAACCGGATTTAGCACTTGTCGTTGCTATTCTTGTTAGTACGGGTTGGAATTTGAACGACGATATTTTTACACCCTATGAAGTTTGGAAGGCAAAGTCGTCGCCATTACATAAACCGATGAATGATAATCACCAAGCTGACAAGATTTTAGGTCACATTGTTCAGACAAGGGTATTGGACAAATCTGGCGATGAAATTGCAGTGCTTAAAGATGAATCTCCTCCAGCCGAATTTGACATTGAGGTGGCTGGTGTTTTGTATCGAGCGTTTCCCGAGCTATCTGAGCGAATCGATGAAATTATCACCAAAGCCAAAGCTGGTGAGATGTTTGTATCAATGGAAGCTTGGTTTCCAGACTTTGGTTATGGCTTAATTGATTCAACAACAGGTGAAACTAAACTTATTGAGCGCAATGAATCTACTGCTTTTCTTACAAAGCATTTGAGAATTTATGGTGGCTGTGGTGAATATCAAGGATACAAAATCGGCAGAGTTTTGAAAGATATTATTTTTGGTGCGCAGGGGTTTGTTGATGAACCTGCGAATCCTGAATCGGTGATTAAAGTTGCGGCGAATAAATTTGTGAATGCTAAATTGGACAAATTATTGGAAGGGGGTGTAGGGGGTATGAATGAAAAAGATTCGAAAGGAAATGAGG